CGAAGCTTTTTTCAAAAGTTAAACGTAAGCGATGCTTCATGTGCACGCAAGATGTTGTGTTGTGTGAACGTGCATGACGTACACCAAACGACGCGTACTAATAAATCAGGGTACACCCCTGAACACGTCTAGATTTGCCGGAAAATAAATAGAGTGCCTAGTCGGCCTTGGACCGCTTCACCAGGCGGCGCTTCTTTTGGAGCTCAGCCTTCCTGGCTTTCTGTTTGATGGCATAGGATGGCCTGGTAATGTCAGTCTCGTATTCTGGCATGCCCGGCAGCAGTATGGTGATGTAAATCTCGGTCCGTGGCCAGTCGCGTTGGACCTTCCCGTCGAGAACTAACGGGCTGAATACCTGGAAGCAGTCCTTGCGGATAATTCCGACGTCCTGCATCATGTCATTGAGGGTCTCGGTCTTGTTGGTTAAATCGCGTTCACGATTGTCTGGGAAGTAGAAAAGGAGCTTCCCTTTGGCCCGATCGATTGGCAGGGGAATTTTATGCCGGTTAATGATATCGTCGCGCCAAGCCTCGAATATTTTTTTGTGCTTCCGGTGCCAGGCGCCATGGGATGCAGATGCCACGATCATTGGAGTGCTCGTAGAAGCCCCAGAATCGTCTACGCCTTTTTTGTAGGCAATCTGCTGATTATTCTTTTTTGAGGGCACCACGAGCTTCTTTACCCTGTCAAAATCGATAATTTGACCATCATCAAGCTCTACAGAATAGATTTTCTCAGCCACCTCGCCTTTGAGGACCAGCTTTAAGGTTTTATATTTTGGCGCCACGGAGCTGCTTTATAGCATTCATTTTCTCTACAACCGTTTGTGCGGGAGTATTTGCATGGGCTATTTTGGCAGTGGATGCCTTTTTCCCTACGCTATTTTTTATTTCACCCTCTTCTGCGTCTATTCCTACGTCCGGAGGTGAGATAATCGATTGTGGGGCTTTATTTGAGGTCAAATTTATCCACGAAGGTAGATATGGTTCCGGATTTATGTTTAAGCAATCTGGTGTTCCAAAAACCTTTGCGAGCAATTCACGCTCAAAATTTACCAGCACTGCATGATCATCGGTAGTCAAGATCACCTCAAATGTGCAGGAAAGTATCCGCCCCCTTTTGATGTACTGACAAACCTGGTAGAACAGATCCGTCTCCGGACATCCTAACCTAACCTTCCTAGAAAGGTCCCGGCAAACCTGATCTGCAGTTTGCTTAAGTGCTTTTGCCTTCCAGATGAAATATTTTTTTCCGAACCAAATTTTAACCAGGCAGGTATTGCTTGGATATTTTTCTTTGAAGCCATAGGGAAAATACATTGCCATTTTTTATCAGATTTTTTTATGTCACAAATTTAAATCAATTTTTTAACATAAAAAATATACTCAAAAATTATTTTTAATCCAACCCTCAGATACTCACCCGGAAGGGGGTGGGTGGGCTGGCCGGGCTGTCCTGGGGCAACGGATCACGCTGGACCAGGCCGGACCAACTTCCAAAAAGGGACTCCTGCTCCGCTTGCGCTGTGCCGTCTGTCTGTCGCTTGCGCTCCGCTATCAGGCTGCTGTCTGTCTGCTGTTTGTTTCGCGCACTCTATTTTATTTTCCTGCCGGTTTGTGATAAGCTCGGACCAATGGCGCTGGGGTCTTATGTGTTGGGGGTTGAGGATTGTCTTTTGGTAGGGTGAAGGGGAGGCTTGGGGGTGTTGTGTGTTGGAGGTTGTGGGCGTTCCCCTTTCGCTCTTTTGGGCTGAGCGAAGGGGGCGGGCTTTCCGCTGTATCTTCCCTGATGGAAGGGAAGGATGTCGCTGCAATCCCTAACGCGGTCTATTGGCTGTCTTTTGCTGGCTGGCTACATATATCTGGCATTCCTGCATTAATATACGCTTCTAAGAATGTCTCCACAGAACCATATTTTATTTTAATGTTCCTGTAATGTTGCTTAGGGATTGCTATCTCAAACCTCATTAATCTCCGTGGCTTAGGTGCTCTTCCATTATGCGAGTTACACAGGTATTCGTCGTTCATTAATGGTTTAATATGCCCCATTTCTATTAAAATAAGGTCTTCATACTCGCACTCCTCCAAAACATCAACATTTGGCTCTCCATATTTATTAAATGCGTGCTGTAGTTTGCCGTTAGGATGTTTATTCTTTTTAAGGTCTCTTAAATGGCTGATATACCTATCGCCTATATTCCCAGACTTTCCGATGTAGTAGAATTTACAGCTATCCCAGTAAAGCTTGTAAATTCCGCATTTGTTTTCTTCCATCTTCAAATATAACCTTTATACTATTTACAATCAATAGCAGATAATCCAACACAAATACATGTACATATTCATATCAAATGTGTATATAGATACCCTACATTAGTATTGATAATCAGCAGATTATAAATTATTTTAAAATAAATTAAACTTTTATTTGGAATTAACGTACATATACATGTATATTAGCAGAGCGGTTCACTATATGACCGCAAATAGCGTACTAACTTTCTTAGCATTATACTTCTCAATGCTACTAACCACCTCCGAAAGTTACAGCTATAATAGACACGTGTTGAACGTGTACAGTTAGAGAGTGAAGCCACACTAAAAACTCTCCGGTCGGGATAACCTGAATTGAACCCGCGTTAAGCTCAAATAGAGTGCCATCGAATAAACCGCAGGCTTGAAATAGTGTCACGGTCAAAGTAAAACGTAAACGGATTAAATCCGTTCTGACGAGTCCTTTACAGTAATACAGGACGAAACGTTTTAAAATCACAAATCACATGAAAACACAATCAGAAGTTTACACCACAAAGTTTATGGCTCACAATCCAACCGTGTTAGATACCAGAGTCAACAGCAACCGCCAAGTGTGCACCTTTTTAGAGCATCCAACACTAGGCGAAGATGCAGCAGTATATGTAATGATCGGTGAAATATTAGCCGATACAGAGTTTTTTGACCTTGAAGACTTTTATTACGGCTCAGATTATGAACCTACATTAATTGACGGCAAGATCATATGTAAATTTGAATATCAGCCAGTAAACAGCCATGAATGATAACATTCCTTACATGTCTGCCGAATACGGCAACGGTCAGCAAGATAAAGCAAAACAAATGTTCGCCAGCCTGTCACCAACACAACAAACCGAATGCGTAGACTTTTTGTCCGGGCATATGTGGTATGATGTGTTAGACTATGACGAGTTAGGCGACTTTGAATTATTTATTAACTTCTTAAAATCATGAAAGCATGAAAGCACAACTTTGTAAATGCAATAACTGCAACGCCATAATGGTAGATATGAACCCAGCCGAACAGCCGGAATTTGAAATTCTATCTACTATAATTGACATGGAAAATATACAGGAAATAGACCCCGATAACCCCGCTAACCTTTGCGAAAACTTTTGGGGTTGTCCTAACTGTAAAACCGATGCGCATCTAATTGATATTATATCTATATCACAACTCCACTAAGGGAGTATAAACCCTATTAGGCTTAGTGCGTGCCCTTATTTAGGGCGGTCAGTAAACAAATTTAAATCACATGAAAACATCTTATTATCACGGTACAAATGCCGATAACCTGCCCCATATTTTAAAACACGGCTTGCAATGTTATGAGTCAAAATTATGGACTGTATCAGAAGACGCCATTTATTTATGGCATCCTGAATCATGCGGTAAAGCTAACGACTTAGACCCTGAATATTGGGAATCGGAGGCATTTAGATTAGCTAACGAAAGCGGTCAAATTGCCTGTTCGATTGCTAAAGATTGTCGGGTAGTTGTTCTTAAAATAGAACTTGACGACGAATTAGTTTCCGGCGATACTTCATGCGAGAATATGGAGTCAGGAGGCGCAAAATGCATATATGACAATATCCCAGTTGAGGCAATAACAGAAATTCACGTATCTAATGATTTATCTTTAGTTAAAGGCTACTTTATGTCTCTAATTTCAAAACGTCGTTATTGCAATATTGATTTTACACCCTTTGAGCAACAAGTCGCAAAAATGTTTGAAGGAGGCTATTTAATAGACCATTTGGATGATTATATAGAATTTGAAAAATTAGCCGTGGCAACGGCTTAAAATAGTCTGTTAAGTTGCCAGCGTTCCCGGTTCAATGCCGGGAGGTCAGTAAATCACAAAATCAAATGGAAAAGTTAAACAAAATTATTTACCTTAAAAAAGGTGGCTATGATTGCACAGAAGAAGAAAGTGCATTAATTAAATCTCTTATAAAAGACTTAGTTAAATATTTCCCTATTGAACACAGCGAAGCCATTGAAGAGCTTGAAAAGGAGGCGCAATCATGAAAAATAATTTCAAACCTAAAAGCAAAAGCGCAGCAAGTGCCAACCCTTTCGACGTTTACCAGATGGTAACGGATAAGATTTTAAAGCAGATTGAGGAGACCGGGCGCCTGCCTTGGACAAAACCGTGGAAAAGTGCAGGACTATCCGGCAACGGTGTATTTCCAATGAACGGCAAAACTAAAAGACGTTACGAAGGCGTTAACTTCTTTTTGCTACAGTTTTCCGGTTTTACCTCTCCTTACTGGCTATCATTCAAACAGGTTGAAGAGCTAAAAGGCACAATACGCAAAGGCGAAAAGGCCACGCAAATCGTATTTTGGAAGATCAATAAATACGATGAAAAAGACGAGACCACCGGAGAAATTAAGCAAAAACAAGTCCCTTTACTACGTTATTACAACGTGTTTAATGTGGAACAGTGCGAAGGCTTAAATTTGCCAGTTGAAGCAATTGCAGAGCCTACAGAGCCACAAAATGATAATACGCCTATTGAGCTAAGCGAATCAGTGATAGACCAATACGGACGCTTACAACCAGCCTTAACTATTCAGGTTAGCGAGAGTAACGAAGCCTACTACCAGCCGGGACGCGATTTAGTTAATATGCCAGTTATTAACCAGTTTGAAAGCAGCGAAGCGTTTTATTCTGTCTTCTTTCACGAACTTGCACATAGCACAGGCCACAAGGACAGGCTAAACCGCAAAGAGGTTGTTGAAGGTAGTGTATTTGGTTCAGGCGGTTACGGTCAAGAGGAACTTTGCGCAGAGTTAACAGCCGCTTTTATTTGTGCCGAAGTCGGTATTAATAATGAGACCACAGAGACCCGCAGCGCATCGTATATTAAAAATTGGATGCAGACTATTAAAGCAGATAAGAAACTGTTTATTATGGCAGCAGGACGCGCCAGCAAGGCCGCTAATTACATATTAAATAAGGATGCAGCCATAGAGGAGGAAGTAAACTAAATGCCGTCTAAGCGGCTTAAAATAGTTCTGTCAAGCTTAGAGCGTTCAACCCGTGTTTGTATACGGGTTGAGGTCAGTAAAATTAAATCATTATGTCAACTTACTATTATCTTAGAGAATCCGCTAACGGTAAGAAAAAGCGGTTTTTAAACAATTGGGATATTATAAAATATCTCGAAGAAAAGCACAATCTTAAAATTGAATGCGCAGTAGTTGCAGCTTGGAATATTCAAAAAGTATTCTACGTTGCAGCAGGGGAACCCGAAGCAGGAAAGTATATAGCCGAAACTGTATATCTTAATGAAAAGGATGAATTGAGTTATTTACGCACAAACATGTTAATTAGCTAAGTCATTATGGAAACATTAACATTAACCCAGCGGGATATGAAACCGCTTTTAATTGAGACAGAAGGCAACGAAGTTTTTAACGAAAAACACATGTTAGCCGAAATATTCAATTGTGTGAAATTCTGGAACCGGGAGGGCCTACACTGTCATATTAATAACAATGAGCACTACAAAACCGGAGGCAGCTACGAGGATTTTATTTTACGCTGTATCGCAGCAGATTGCCGGGCCTTCGTTAACGCTAAAAAATCAGTGTGGAATCCTAATGTAATTGAAGGAGCTTATATAACTGGTAAAGGAGGCAACCACGTTTGGGTTGCCCGTGCCAGTGACAACGAACGTATTTTATTTATTCACTTTTAAAATCACAACCATTATGGAATTTTTAAAACTTATTGGCGGCTTTGTGGGAACTGGTGTTCCTGCTTTGCTTATTGTGGGTACACTCGTTTTTTCTGCTAAACAGGTACGTAAAGAGCTTGGAGTATAGTCCAGGCTCTTGATCATTACCCGGTAGATAGTTTGGAGATCACGTTTGATACCACTTATCTATATATACATAAAGTTTGAGTTAACATTATTTCAGTCGGTGCAACGACTTTAAATATCTGTTAGGTTGCACGCGTGCGTACCTGTAGCTTATATTGGTACGCGGTCAGTAAATTTAAAACATCATGAAAACTAACTTGCCATCTGAAATTACCTCTATTGAAGAGGCTAAAAAATTCCTATCTGAATTACATGCCAATGGGGAATCGTTTCACCCAGAGGATAACGCGCACGATATAGATTGGGATTTACCTGACGAGCAAAAGCCTGATTATATGCAGTCACGTCAACTTAATAAACTAATGTTTGACATTTATAACCTGCCGGGTAATGATAGGAGTCATGTTAATTTAGCTTTTGATCCTTGTGATTATCTGCTTTGGTTGGATGTTAATTTTAATGACAGCAGACTAAAGGAAGCTATTGAAAACGGCACTCTTGAAAAGTTTACTACCGAATACGAGTACGTCATCGAAAAAGGCCCAGACCCATATAATCCCTGCTATGAGTTAACACTTATTAGCGGAGATAATATAATTATGGTGCTGGAATATAACACCCGCCAAGACGCCGAGTATGATGTAGAAATATTGGAACATTGGCTAAATATTACCGAAGCATAAATAATATGAGAACGACAATTACCCGAATTCTGGATATTCCTAAGATGGATTTACCAGATACATTTGTTAGTTCATTGCACGCGTGCTCATGCTATGAGGATAACGTAGAGCAGCAGCACATCTACAATTCATTTGACCTCTTAAATAATGGCCTTTTTGCTGGCGTTTTCAATAAAGCAAATAAAACTATCCTTCAAGAAATTGAGGCTTTATGCCTTCAAAACGAGTGTACCTATTTCAGGTTAACTTACTAAAAACATACGTTTCATATCGCTGTAGCCAGCTTCAAGCTGGTAGAACAGATACAAAACATAACTTTATGACGTCTTTAATAAAAAGCAAAGAAAATTTTGATAGGCTTGGACAAGTCGGCAAAATAAACTATATGAAGAAATTAGGCTTTGCCTGGAATGCACTGGACTCTTACGATTTTTATGGCAGTGAGCGCAGGTTTTTTAGATGGCTGCATAGGAATAATCTTATAGAGCAATTTATAAACGATTTTTCTCATGAGTCGGCCTCTTAGCGTATTAATCGATTGTGAGCGTTCAGGGATAGTCCGTGAAGCTTTTGCAAAACGCGGTTGGGATGCTTGGAGCTGCGATCTGGAAGATACCGAAATTCCAGGCAACCACATCAAAGGAGACGCAATAGCGGCCCTGCATTCACGCGTTTGGGATTTAGTTATAGCTCATCCGCCTTGCACCCGTTTGGCTAATAGCGGAGTCCTACGGCTTTATATCGATGGCAAAAAGGTAAATGGCATCGACATTGGTAAATGGCATCGACATTGGTAAATGGCGTGAAATGGAAGACGGGGCGCACTTCTTTAAAAAGTTTATTGGTAGTTGTGGATATCTGGCTATTGAAAATCCTATACCTCATAAATATGCTTTGAAGATCATAGGTGATAAATATACCCAGATCATACAACCGCACCAATTTGGGGAAGATGCAAGTAAAGCAACCTGTTTGTGGCTCTATGGCCTCCCCAAACTTAAACCTACCCTGCACTATCCCCCGCGTTATGTAGATGGGAAAGCTCTTTGGGGAAATCAAACCGATAGCGGACAAAATAAATTACCGCCAGACAGCAAGAAAAATAAAGGACTACGGGCTAAAATGCGCTCACAAACGTATCACGGAATAGCTGATGCTATGAGTGCCCAGTGGGGATCATTCATTGAACAAAAGTTTCATACTACCTTGTTTCACTCGTCGGAGCGAGTATAAATAGTGCTGCTTAAGCTTCGAGCGTTCCAACCTCTTTAGGTTGGAGATCAGTAAATCATATAATCATGAAAAAAGTATCATTATCATTAACTCAGGTTAATTACCTGATTGAAGAAAGTTTTAACAGTGGGTACAGGTCTGGTCAGAGCGCCCAACGTTACTTAAGGTCAGAATGTATCCATCAAGATCAACTTGACAGGCTTAAGGAAGTTAAAGACGGATTATATTCAGAATTTAAGTTTGATAACGCTCACGACCAGAACGGCTACTTTAATGCCTTCTCTCACTGTATCTGTATTCTTGCAGATTGGAGAGCTAATAAAGTAACCTTGCAGCCAGATGAAGACAAGCGCATAGGTGAGCTTATTGGAGCATTCGAGAATATACACAATAAGTATGAAAATGAAGCCCTCCAAGAATCAAAGCAAACCTTTTCTGATCGTTTAATGGAAACTTACCATTCGGCTAAGGCTACCATTGACGAACTTGTTAAACTTCATAACGGTAGCTTTGTGGTTTATGAGTCCTCAGCCGCCTATGACGAGGATGAAGAATGCCTGACCGACGATTTCCTGGAAACCTCTACTTCTATTATCGTCAATACTACCTTTAACGATAATGAAACCGTTTATCTGTTAAAGCTGGAAGGCAGTGAGATATATTATATCACTGAACACGGCACTATAGATAGTGTGGATATCCAATTTGTGGATGACCACACGGTTTGCGATATCGCCGATTGGATAGTTGCCTGTAACCTGATTGAAAAAGCACAATCATGAACCGGGTACTATTCCTCACCTTCTGGATTGCCAAGCAAATCGGAGATGAACAACGAATGACTAACCTACAACAAATTATTGTTGTAGGTGTACTGGTAGGTATGTTAGTTAATATGGTTTTAAATAGGTAAATCATGGCTGAAAAAGTATTTTACACGTTGATTATCTTGGCTCTTATTACAGTGTTAATAAGAATAATTTTATTGGCGTTCCTATTTTAGATCCGGCTATCGCCCTGCAAATCCCGGAGACCATCTCCGGGATAAAAAACAACTTAACTTATATAATTATGAAATCCTTTCTTATAACAGCTTCTAAATACATTTTCTTACTAATGGTTTGGAGTGGAATAATGGTAGTAGCATGCAGCATCGGACACCTGTTCGTGCTTGTGTGGGAAACCACGAGCGACAAAGGTTTTTTATGGCTCGGGGCTGGCTCTTTGGCATTTATATTATTAATATGCCTATTATTTACAAAGGTGTTCGATGATGAATAACTCCGTGCATGGAGTATAAAAATTGATTAGGGTGCACGCGTCCGGCTATATGCCGGGGTTCAGTAAAATCAAAAAAAAATGGAAACCAAAAATCAAAAATCTCCGGCTATTCAGATTTTAGAAGCAATTTGGATAGCAACCCCTTATCCATCTCACCAACACGTTAACAGAACCATGCAGTCCGCTCTCTCGCTGGTTATTTCGTCAGGAATTAATTTTCATATTGATGACTTTGAATATATTCATAAGACTTTTCGCCCTGGCTATTGGATGGGCAGATCAAGCAACGGCCATCATTTAGGAGAGCATTATTACGCGGAGGCATGCAATAGTAATCCGTCATGCGTAGCAGCTTGGGAGCATTATTACAAACGTCAGGGTTTTATACTAGACGGCAAGAGAATGTACTGCAACAGTAGGTTTTTATATGACGGCCTTGGCTGCACCATAACAGGCTGGAGTGAAGATAATCAGCGTTTGACCGCTGTAGGTTACTCAGGTAGTTTTGACAAGGGCAAACGAACGCTTTTAAGCTTTGATAAAAACACCTGGTTGGCCGAACGTAAAACTATTAAACTCGTATAACAATGGCAGACTTTTATTTACTATCTCAAACAGCAACCGGCCACAAAAAGATAAGCTTGGTTAAATTTATTCGGGCAGCTTGTGGCAAGATCAAAGTTAAACACACGCACCAATTGCATGAGTATTGCGCCTGTTGTGATGCTATTACTCCTACTTATAGACAAGAATGTTGTGTATGTGGAACGTATAAAGATTAGTTCTGTAGCTTGGAGATCAATATCATCTATATATACATAACCTTTCACGAAAATGAAATTACACTTTAAAGTAACATTCAGGCAAATATATTGGTTTGCGGCATTCCTCTTTAGCACCATCCTTATTGGTGCCCAGGACTGCATATCTTACCTTACTACCGGAGCACTGGTTTTCTGTATTGCGAAAACCTACTGCTTTATGTTCCTGTCTTCTTATGTGCTTTGGAAAGCGTATAAGATATTTCAAAAAGATTGATGCAGCGAATTGACTGTTTCGCTCATCATGGTTTGATTACTGAGGGCGTCGGGTTGTGATTTTCCCGGCGCTTTTTTGTTTTCTTAAGTACATATACATAACTTTAAAAATATGCAGCTATCAACAGCCTTAATAGAACATGACGTTAAAATCTGCATTAACCCAGATTGTGGGCTTGTGGTTCTTAATCGCAATTGACATGAAACACATTGCCTAACATGCGATAGCGGTTTGGTAAAAATTAACCCCAAGCAATTCAGAAAGAAATTTTTAAACAATAAACAAATCATATACTTACAATTATGAAAACTCTAAATCGCTTTTTACTACTCGTTGCAGTAGTATTCCTTTTTGTAGCAGCGTACTATGCGCCAGCTCTTAAACCATTACCTGAATATAAGCTCACAGTTATTAAAACTACGGTTGCTGAAAATGGGCTTATTTCGGTTCAATTTACAGACGGCGTGGATACCGCAGCGTATGACTATCTTACTCAACATGAGTATGATCAGTTCCTTAAACATAACAATCCTTACTACGACAAAGAACCGCACCTGCCAGGCTTTTAACTTAATTTCTTAATTTACAAATAACCCTCACCATGAAAAGATTACTTTTAATCTCAGCCCTGTTAACCATTTTTACCTCCTGCCACAAAGAGCATAACGAGGAAATTCCAATCATTCCCGGCCAGTCCTACAACATTAAGGCTGACCACTACATTTTTAATAAGGGTGCATTCCAGCCTCTTTCACCTGCTTTAGTCACCGACCTGTTTATAAGTCCTTCCGGCACGCCATACGCTCATATTATGGCTGCAGTTAACTGGAATGATTTTGCGCTAAAATCGGGTAATGGAGTAGCTGAACAAACCGTCCAGGGAAATAAACTTACTATGGCCAGTTTTCCAGCACAAGGTCTTGAGATTGGAGATCACAAAATTATTGAATGGAGCATCCCGCAGTGGGATCTGACAGACCGGTAATGAAAACCATTTACTGCATCCTTCTTATTGCAGCTCTTATCATAGTGATATGGACTGCTAACTTCTTTATAGATTTATGTTTAACCTCATTTAAATAGCCCGCTCATGATAAAATATGAAGAGTTGAAGCTTAATAATTCGGTGATATCCAAAAAACACAAAGGGCTTATTACGGAGATACGTGACTTACACCCAGACTCATTGGGGCTTTGGGCTAATCCTTTGGCAATTTATAAATACAAGGACATTGACCCGATCCCCTTAACTGACGATTGGCTGTTGAGATTTGGCTTTGTTCAAAATCCAGACTGGACTATACGCTGGGGCGATCATAGTCGGTTCACATTAGATGATGAGTTTCGCTTCCATGTTGATAGAGGAGCTGGTGCAGTCAGGATTGCCTGGAATGTAGAACATGTCCACACCTTGCAAAACTTATTTTATTCATTAACAGGAATTTTCCTAGAACGCAATTAAAACCAAAACATCATGTACAACCAGATCAACGTAGACCGTTCAGTATTCAGAAAAGATAAGCTGGACCAAAACAAGCTTAAAGTAGCAAAGCGCCGCTTTAACCAATCCCCTGAAGCAAAAGAAAAAATTGTCACACTTTTTAAATTTCAGAAACGATATGGATCGTAACCAGGTTCTCCAAACCGACACGGAGTTTAATACTTCGCCAGATGCAGGACACCCGGATTGCATCTGCAGTCGCTGCGGCCTTAAAATAGGGCACCGGGAACTACCTCTCAGGATATTTACCGGAAAGAAACGCAACACAGAATTTCGCTATTGCCGGGAATGCGCCAGTAAAGATTTTAAAATTGATACTGGCCTCAGCGAAGATAGCTTCCCAGACGACGATGACGACGATTTTTTTGATGATTATTAACCATGAACCGTCACTTCCGAATTCCCCCAGAGCACCAGGTGTTTTGGGAAGAGATCAAGAAAGCCGCTAAGATTTATTTCGTAGCCTTATTACTTGGTTTAACCGCTCTCAGTATCATAATTTACTTTATTGATAAATACTAATGGAAAAGCAAATTGAATTGAAGTTTCTGTATGTTAAAGCTTCCGTAAGAGTTTGGGGAAAACCCTGGAACTATAGTGCCCAGATACGTTTCCCATACGCTTATATGGAGCCGGTATTTAATAATTACAGATTAGACGATGTATTTACCCCAACAATTGAAAAAGCTCTTGAAACGGCTGTATCAGTGTTTAAAGGCAAATACCGTTTCCTGGACAAAGTACCACGTCAGATCCATCAATTCAATTTCTTTGTTCATAAAGCCAAATTCCAGAAGCTTACTCACCGGGTTATTAATGGCCAACGATTTACCTTCTTGAATAGTGACTACGTATATGCCATCTCAGAAAATGTAGATGGTAAGAAATATCCTAAATCTCAGTTTGCCAGATATAACGAACTGGATATCATAAGAGCACTCATGCTCATCAACTATAAAGACATCTTTCAACCTATGCATGATGCAGGATTTACCTTTAAACTAATATCACGCGTCATTGCAAAGAATAACATTACCCCTGTTAAAAAATTAAGATTGTTTGTTGATCACACTAACTATATTATTAATCCTGATCAGCTGCTCTATAACTATATCCGTTTACCTGGACAAGAAGAGCTCTTACAACAACTTGTCTACCGGCATAAGATCATTACTGATTTGAAAAAGCCTAACATTCCGTAAAATATTTTACACTTTTGGGCGGCACTCATCTACATATACATAATATTTTATAAAATAATTTTAATTTCTTACAATAAACTTTAACTTTGATTTCTCATGGAAGATAATAAACCACTAACCGTAACTGAATTCGCTTGTATAAAAAACGTGCCTGAAGAAGCCATACTTGATGCTATAAGAGATGGGCGTATCATTCCTATGGAATTGAACAACTCTGATATCTCGCTGGCAACAATACATCCAGCCTACATTGATAGCTTTAAGATCGAGTTAATTGGGGTTTATGAATACAGAACCCGGAAGGATGTAACCTATAAATCCGTCTACAATAAGATTGATAACGGGCAGATAAAATACTACCTGGATCCAACTACTAACTCCATGAAGATCGACTGGGTGCAATATGCCGATGTGCAATTCCGCAAGTTTGCAATGAAGCATCGTGGTAAAAACAAAACTATTGTCAATTAACTAAATCCAGGTAGTAAACCCATAAAATAGATAAAAGACAAAAACATTATGAAAACTACAATCAGTATCCTATTAAAACAAGCGCCTCAAATGAAGAAAGCGATTTATAATTGTGGTTATACGGTTGATTATACTACTAAAACAGTTGGTAGTTTGGTGTATTTTGAATTCGAATATTTGGAATCACACATAGCTTTTGAGATAGGAAAAGAACTCGGATTGTTGTTGTAAAAGACAATGAGCATGGTGGCGGAAACGCCAATCCTTACAGAATCGGAGACTTCCCGATATAGTACGTGATAATCTAATGGCAACACAATTACCATGCTCTAACTTAAAACTCAGAGTGCCCTCAAGAGTATAACAAAAGGTGATTGCATCGAATAGATGCATTATGATAGGTTACAATAGTGATTAAATCGGAGAGAGCCTATCGCAGTTTTACGGTGTTCTGAAATAACCGTGTTTTCCACCCCATCATACGCGGTAGATGGGCTTTTGTAGGTGAAAAAAAGATTGAATTATGAACAGAGAAATAAAGTTTCGAGGATTAGACCAAAAAGGCAAATGGCATTTCGGAGATTGGGTATGTGACCCAAATGGATGTAAAATATATTATACAATCGATATCCCGCCTTGTATGTCTGATCCCGGAGGTGATACAAGATTTGAACGTATAGAGGTCGATTTTAAATCAGTTGGGCAATACACTAGCCTAAAGGACAGTAAAGGGGTTGAAATTTATGAAGGGGATATTATAAGATTCAGGGAACCATACCGATCACATCAAACCCACGTTGGCAATAATATTCCTAATGGAGCTTATACTGAGCCCATGGAAGCTTTGATAAGGACTATTGAAACAGAGGTATTTTTTAAAGACGGCTGCTTCACTATCGAATTTGAAAGAAATGATGACGATGGGTATCCAAATCATGAGATAACATGGCCAATTACTTGGTCTATACCTCAATATGATGAAGACGCCATAAAGTCGCTGATTGCTATAAATAAACCGGGATATGATATATGGGATGATCCGGAAGAAGGGGATTTGCAATGGCTTTTAGAGAACTACAATCTTAAAGACCTAAAAGAATTGATTGAATATTGCAATTGTTTTGAAGTTATTGGCAACGTGCACCAAAACCCTGAATTAATCTAACTCCCCTTTTATCAGGTAGGGGTAGAAAGGGAAGAAGAAAAATAAAAAAGATTATGAAATGCACAATTATCACAAGACGTCGAGGAATAAAGCTAACAATGGCTGAAATATGCGTTAGGTATGTCGAGAGTGAGGAATATGCATTAAGGGCTTACCCGCAAATAAGAGGATATGAACGGTGGGAATTTAAAGACAAACTGGAGGTTAGATATTATTCTCCTGCTGCTGTAAAATGGTATAATCAACGTAAAGCGATGGATTCATTTAAAACAATTTATTTAACCGATTAACCCCCTGTCTTGGGATAGAAGAAAAAAGATTATGAAAGTACATGAATTAAAAACAGTTCAGCCATTTTTTAATCAGGTAAAGAACGGGACTAAGCGGTTTGAATTGCGCAAGAATGACCGGGACTTTATGGTTAATGATATATTGGTATTAAAAGAGTATAATTCGCTCACTAAGGTATTCGTTGGCGATCATGTCGCTGTCAGGGTCATAGGCATTCTCGATCAATTCGTCGGTCTTAAAGACGGCTATTGCATTTTATCAATCAGTGACCCTATTTAAATAACTATCAACGGATGTACACTTTATTAAACAGGAAGGAAGATGATAAACAAAAATGAATTGCGCTACGGCAATTGGGTTACTTGCTACGGCAACACGTTTCAGGTAGGCGTTATTGATGAAACATATATCGAATGGTTAGGAAAAGATGAAGGCGGATTTGCGTATAAAGATTTACAGCCCATCCCATTGGCACCCGAAATATTGGAGAAATCGGGATTTAAATTTGGAGTCAATGAAAACGGGACTTATTATGTAGACCTTAATGGAATAGATCAGCAACTTGAAATAGTATTGTCAGGAGATGGGTTCTACCCTCAATTAGTACAGGCACCGGAATTAAGTTGCGAGGACTGCCAAGTTATTCCATTAAACAAAATAGATGCCGTTCACCAGCTCCAAAACCTCTACTACGCGCTTTGTGGTAGCGAACTAACAATAAATATTTGAAAAGATGGAAAAATTTAAACTACCAAAAAGTTTTGCCGAAAAATTTGTCATTGCCTTAAGAGATAAATCTAATAAAGATTTCACACCTAAGGTGGTCGCAAATAAGATCGATAAAAAAATTTCGTCTGAATTTTTACATGGGCATAATGGTATGTACCCTCCGATGCTACATAAATTTTTAGAGAATGGCAATTATGGCGTTGCGAATTGGATTGAGCAATACATTGATTTTATTTAACCCTCTAATTACTATAAGATAATGAAAACAAAATTTACACCGGGACCGTGGGAATTTAAAAAAGGCACATCAGAAAAATTCAGCAAAGTTATAATTGGCGGAAAAGAGATTTGTTTTGATATGTTTTCTAAATACTCTCAAGAAAAATCCAACGCCAAACTAATAGCCGCGAGTCCGACAATGTTTGCAGAATTAGAAAGGCTGTATGAAAAATACGGTGAACAGAAAACTTTGGACATTTTAAAATCGGCACTATGAAAGAGCAGAAAAGATGAAAACAGAAGTTAACGGACTGGAAATTAAAATTACTGCTGATAATAAAACAGAAGTATATGATATTCTAAAAGCTCTATGTCAAGTTGAGTCAGCTGAATTACATGATCTGTTTAAAGTTGCCGTTCAAACAGCCATAACCCCCACACATTCATACATTAAAGTAATAGATAAAGATTATGAAAAATAGAATACTTACAAACCGAGAAATTATGAGAATGCCAGAAGGCACTAAAATCCGGGTTAAATCTGATGTTGACTGCCATCCAAAATATAAAGAAGGTGGCATACTCTCATTTGACGACGATTTTGAAAGCGGAGAAAAGCCATTTGGTATAAGTATACAGGGTTTCGGTTATTGCAATTCATTTAAAGCCGCAGATTATGAACTTATTTAACAACATACACAAAATGATTTACCAAATTTACCCGAATCATGAAACCAACCCCAATATACCAAGACCATACAGCCCGAAAACAGAAACCATTTCAAAGAGTATCTAAGTATGACGCGGAAATTATTCTTGAGAAGCTAATCAACAGCTATAAAGACCCTTGTCAAAATGCATTGGCTTATGTTGAGGATTACGCAGGTGGTTCTCAGGAATTTATAAACAGAAGTGTTGTTGAGCAATTAATCGAAAAGTTATGCAGATAGTTCCCATTTTTAAAGACCATACAGGCGGGTGGAGACCCGAAAACCCTATTAATTTAATCAGTGGTATTCCTATTTGTATTGCTCCAGATGATGAACGTATCGCTTTGGCTAAGCAACAGCGAAAATACGACGAGTTCGAGCAATCCATAACCTACCACGACTTTCCAAACGAGCCAATCACCAAACCCGGTGAAGTAGTTATGGCTTATTTGCAGTGGCAGTATAAAGCGTCTTTTGAAACTGAGTGGCGCAATTTAGAAGGAGAGCTATTTAGTGAAGCCATCAAAAAAGATAATTATCCAACCCGCCAAATCTGGATATTATCCCCCTCACCAGAAGCAAGCCGGGGTAATGATGTTAGGGGGAAGGAAAACCCCGAAAAAACTAAATATTCCATGAATGATCTTGATATTATTCACCACCATAGAAAAAATTTGGTTTTTATAAATCAAGATTCAGATCATATTTTAATGAATATTAGAGAATGGAATAAGATGATAGAATTACCTATTGGTAAAAAACAACAGCCCCAGTCAGACCACATTACCGATACTGGGGTGAGTGCTGAGCAAGTGTTAAGGCTATATCCAACTCATTCAAGCGAATACGGAAAGCATTATGAAAAGGATGAAGTTCTTGAAGCTATGGAACAATACGCCACCCTAAAAGCCCAATCAGTCCTACAGGACAAGGAACAACAAATAAACGATTTGATAAGTCTCAACGATCAGATGACAGAAACATATAGTAATCAATTAGCTGACAAGGATAAGGAGATAGCGGAGTTGAAAAGTGGATTAGCTAAAGCATTGGGATTATTGTGGAATATTCGTCACGAAACTGATTATATGCCTGATATGTATTATGAATGGATTGATAAAATAATTCATGAGACCGATGAACTAAACGCTTTTCCAGGCGATTCAGACAATCAATTTACACCTAAAAACAATATATCATGAAAATAGCAAATTTTAAAGAACTGAAAGATTATCTGAACACTCGTTCAGATGAAGAACTTGTAAACAATCCGTTAGGAGTACAAAGATGTGATGAATTTTATTATGATATTCCCGCTATTTGGGTTTTAGAAGAAGATTATTATCAAAGCGAAGAAGGTATAGAGCCGGTATCTGTTTTCGAGGGCGACCCAAATGACCCTGAAGATACGATAGATCAATTCGCAATCTATCCTAAAGGGTACATATTTTTTGACGCTGATGATTTAACCACCCCTTAAACCATTAATGATATGAGCGAGAAAATAGAACCATGTGATTGCGAAATTTGTAAAATGTCTGTAGCGGAAGCAATGCATTTATCGCTTTTAAACTTATTGTTTGACGAAATTACAGCAGAAGAATATGATAATATCACCACTTATTTTAAAAATTATGGAAGAAAACATTCAGATCAAAGCTACCAGCGGAGAACTAATCGATGCTCTGAAATCAGGTAAAGTGCTTCGCCGTGACCCTTATCAAAAATTTGAAGGTCAATGGGAGTATACGCATTGCGAAAATGGCGACTATTACTATATTAATGGATGGGGAAGCGCAATTGGTAATTACAAAGATCGTTTGCTACTCGTCATAACCAACCCTGAATTATTTGAAATCGTTGACAGTGAAGATTTAACCCCCTCTACTAATGAGTAACATAACCCTAACCAAAAAACAAAAATTCGTTCTGCAAGCCTTAAGGGATGGTGGAATGCTAATTTTAGAAGATATAACTAACGAATTGCATTTTGATGATGTTGATGGTAATTGTTATTTAATCCATCATCGTACAGTTGATAAGCTTCTAAATGCCGGACTGATCAGAATAGGGCATAGACCAGCACTTGATATTACAAGATTTATTGCAGTTTGAGTAACATAACACCGAATTTGAAACCAATAATCAAAAACATATGAAAAGAACATTTACCCATCAACCAGTAGTCCCTCCAGGATGGACAGGCGACAAAAATCAGTTTAATAACTGGCAGAAGGATCTGCAAAAGAAATTAGATAAAATAATGGGCACGAAGATCGCTCATAAATACGCAGTTTAAGTTTATAAAATATTTTACACATGGCACATGATATCACAGCTGACCGCAAACCGTTTGATTTTACTTCTCCTATAGCTCAGCTTCAATTTGGTAAACATAAAGGAGAAGTAATGTGGACTATTGGACTCTCTTCCCTGGAATGGATGGACCGATCCTTAACCTTAACTGATCGGGCCCGGCAAACTATTCACGACGCTAAAGAAATGTTCGTCAGATCAGGAGAGTATGCAGTAATGCGTAATATTAAAGGAGATAAATGGGAATGTAAACTACAAGGTATTTACTCCTCTAAATCTATAGCAGATGCTCATACTAATATTGGAGAAGGATACGAAGACTTTGTGTATCATATCAAAGAATAGTATCTATATATACATAAAGAACTGATTAAATAAATTACTTTAAAATAAATCACATGGAAGTTGAAGGTAAAGTTAGTCTCTCCATTAAAGAACTGGATGGCCTGCGCGAGACTATTAAAGAATTACAGGCTGCAAATCAGGAATTGGCATCTCATGAAAAAGAGGTTAAAATCGAATTAACCATTGAAGATCATAGCTATGCAGTTGCACAATTCCGCGATAACACCGATCGTTACGGACGAATTATTTCCAGAGAGGCTATCGGCTTAAAATACCCCACCGTTAAAAGGATTGATTATCGCAATTTGGATGATGTAAAGGCTGTATTAGTTGAAGAAGTCCGCGAACAAGTAAGGGATGAGATGAGCAGCAAAAGTTTGCTGAAAAAGAAAAGGCCCTACTTGATCAGATAAAAGAGCTCAAAGGGCAAGCAGTTGAAAAAACGAAAGATAAACAGCTGGCGCAAGCTACCGAGGATCTCGCAGCAATCAAACGAGAAAATGATATACAAAAAGCTACAATCGAAGTTCTGCAAAAATGCTTGGATGAGGAAAAGGCTTTGCCTTGGTATAAAAAATTATTCAAATAATCATGAGAGACGAGCACCAAGTTATATTTAATATCATTGTCGAAGGTAAAACTATCCATAGTGGCAGTAATCCATTTCATCCTTACATACCCCCAAAGGATAGTGTTATCCACTACCATCAAGCGTCCTACAAGGATGAATTTACCAAGGCAACTACATTAAACCTTGACGTCAATGAAATTCATTTCGAGATAAAAGACACCTATAATGGCTTATTTAAAAATCGAGTGATTTCAATTATTTGTTCAAAAAAATTATGGGAATAATTATGAAAAAAATCCTGATACTACACAGAAGTGACCTGTACAATCTCACCTCTGACTTACCAATAGAAAAGCTTTCTGTTGAAGCTTTCCGGATAACTGGCCAAGAGTTTGAAGAGGCCGAGTTTATAGCATTTGAAGAAGGTGGCTTGCTGAAGATTTTAAAGAACCTGCACGGCGCTTGTGTTACTATGCCATGGACCTCGTTCTTAATGGCTATTGACTTAATTACAAAGCAGGAAGCTGTTAAGGCTAGGTTTGCACCAGATATAGGAGAGCAGTATTTTACGCCGGATTTCCACTTTGCAATACCTCCAAAACCCGAACCAAAGTTTATTATTGGTGATGATCCCGCCAGCAAAGATCAAAGCAAACCTGTCGCCGTATTGTACGATCCGCTTCAACCTGTAAATCCAAAAGCGGCAGTAGCAATATACAGATCCTTAAATCAATCTGGAACCGAATTTCATGAAGAAGCTATGAAAACAGCCAAGTATTACGGTGGAAACATGCTGCCAGACTATGATGACCTGATCAACAGTGCCGTAGCAAGCGCAATCGAAAACAGTGACACGTATAACTTCGCCTTCCCCGAAAATCTTACAGAAGCTATCCTGTACTTCAATGAATATGTACCCGATGTGATTTTTGAAAAGCCGGAGTTCTGGTATGCGCCTGTATTTCCTACAATGCATCCGGATAAATACAAGACAATAGCCAAGGAATGCGGATTCTGGTGCGAAGATACTCCGCTTTATAAAAGCCTGAAGCATAACTTCAAATGCGATCATGAAGCCTGTATGATCAATATTATTATCAAGGCAGTCTACCGGTTCAAAAAGTTTAACTTATCCAAAAACTCATAATCATGCAAACAGAATTAGACATAACGCCAAACACCGTCATCCCCATCATAAGAGATGAGATCGCCAGTCGCGATGAGTACCGTAAAATTACCACCCGCGGGAGAGAAACCTACCAGTTTCCATACGATAATCTGGAGGTCCGTCCCGGCCATAATGCCCGAACAGCTGATAACCCTGGATTCTCAATCGAAAGCCTGCAAGAACTGGCACGGTCCATATTCCACGAAGGACTACAGGAACCTATTACTATCGATGTGATTAAACGCGGCGACAAGCTGATCGGTATTATTACGAAAGGAGAACGCCGCTGGAGATCAATCGGAATTATCCGGGTCTGGATCAAGGATGGCAAACTGTCTGAGCTCTTCTCCGGAGACGCTGAAAAAGCTATTCCTACTTTCGATATGGTGGAGTGCTTTATAAATACCTCTAAGATCACCCAGAAGGACCGGGATATGATGATGCTGCTGGAAAACATGGCCAGGGTTGATCTTACTCCATTAGAACAAGCTGAGGCAGTTGCACGACTAAAAGCTGCCGGTATGAGCCAGGCACAAATAGCTAAGAGCGTACCCGGAATGTCTACCATGATGGTTTCACTTAGGTTGGCTCTCGCCTCGGTATCCGAAGAAGAGAAAGACTTGATCAGAGAAGGTAAAATAAGTGCCACAGCCGCAGTAAAATTGTTGAAGGAAGAAGAAGACCCAACTAAGCGCGTTGAGATGATTAACGAGGCGGCAGAAAGCGAAAGTGGTAAGCTTAAAATCGCTGATATTGTGGATGAAGATACCGGCGAAATATTGACCGAAGAGGAAGCTAACAACTCTTTGCGCGATGGCGATCTGACAGGAGCTTCTACCTCAGAGCCTATCGATCCGAAAGATGACCCAAGCATGAAGGGTTCAAGTCCCAAGGCACCTCCAATTCCGCAGCGGGATCCGGCACAAAAAACAAAAGACGACGGCGAGGATACCGACGAGCGTATCACCTCCGGAAAGTCAACTACCTACGACCTGGTTATGCGTTGTATTGACCTGATGAAGGAGATTGACCTGGAGACCGAAGAAAAACAGAGTCCAAAATTAACCACCCTTATCTATAACATGGATAAGACGCTGGCTGATCTGAGGATTATATTAAAGCGGTAAATTAACTGATCATATATACCGGCGTCCTCCTACTTCTCAATTGGAGAGCGCCATTTTTAAACTAGGCAAATAATGGGTAACGAATTATTAATACCACAAGTTCCGGACGGATATCGGGAATTAGCTTCCGGACTTGTTATTCCAAAGACTGTCCGTAAATATCCTATAGGGTTCGACTTCTTTGCTGGAGCGGGAGGCTTTTCTTTGGGATTCATTCAAGCTGGTTTTGAAATGCTAGGAGCATCTGAATGGTCCACAGATGCAGCGCACACCTATTTGGCCAATCTTGGTGCGCATCCTGTTCAAATGTATTACAGCTCAGATGCTCACAGAGACCGCATGGCTCAATACTTCGATAAGTATTACAAGAACTGGCAGAAAGCAAATAAAGACAATCCCACCGCGACATTTCCAGTTAGCGGCCACGCCTGGCGCCAATCTGAATTGAATGCCGGTAATTATTATCCGGGAGTAAAGAACTTTTTCTTTGGTGATATATGCGAATATGACGGAAAAGAAATGTGCAGGCTTATGGGAATTGAAGTTGGTGAACTTGACGTGGTTATTGGTGGCCCTCCTTGTCAAGGATTCAGCACACTAAACTCCAAAACAAGAGAAAAGAAAGCCACAGATCCCCGCAATAACCTGGTATTCCAGTACGCACGCATGCTAGTAGAAATGTACCCGAAATCGTTTGTTATGGAAAATGTTCCTGAGATACTTGAAATGCGAACTTCTCAAGGCGTTCCTGTTATTGATCAGTTTCTGCGGATTATTGAAGATGGTAATTATATGAGCTATGAAGCTGGCATGAGAGCACTTAATATCCGGGAAAAGGATATCGGTAAAAAGCCAAAATACGTGGTTGTGCCTAAACGCAATGCAACACAAATAAAACAGGAGAACGAGGAAGAGAAAAATCCAGCGCCAAAAACATCGGAAGGAATCATTAAACAAATTGCGCGTGCTACTGGCCTCAAATACGCGGATTATAAAGACTTCCTTGAGCGAACTGTCGCCCGCTACCAGAAGCAAAATAATATTGAAACGCTTACACAGGCTGAGATTAAAAAATTAATCAGAAAAATACAGGAGCCATGAATATAGAATTTGATCTCTCAAAACTCCCTCACCTGGAAAGAGTTGAATTTAACGATGACGTGATCAGCCAATGGGAGCCAGGTGACCGACACCCGCACTCTACTTACGTGTCTACAATTGAATGGGCGACCGAAGTAATACGATATAGAAAGGAAACAATTCAAAAAAATATACCAATAGTCGAAGCCGGTGGCTGGCCCTCCTCATCTCAAGCAAAATACACTATTGAAAGCGCTGAGAAAGACTTATTATACTGGGAACACATAGCGCTCCCCTGTGCCATTGCTTTCGTTGAGAGACTTAAAAACGATCATGAGATCGAGCCACTTTCAGCTGATGAACGCAAACTTCTCAAAGGTCGCGAGTCTGGCATATTGATCAAAGGTCCAAATCTTTCACTGGGAGCGCTTTCTCTAAAACCAGGTGATCGGGTAATCGATAATTATCACGCGATTAAGTACGTATATCAGGAATTTCTCTGGCGGCGCACTCCTTACGGCTTTCCGAAAGATACACACGCCCTTGTACACGAAGGTACCGGCAAGTTAAAGCATATAACCGATCATGAAGCCTTTCAGAAACTCCCTGGCAAAGGAAAGGTAATTCCAACCAAAGAAGTCATTAGTGCCATAGCAGAAGATGCTGGCCTTGACATGTACGAGTATTACGACTACCTGCGTAATACCGTAGATCGCTACATGCGCCGTAATAAAGTCCTTGAAATGACAGAAGAACATATTAATGCAGTTGTTGACCTAATTAAAACAGTATCATGACAATAGAAACAAACCAACGAGGCTTTCAATTTGGTAAATTCATAGACCGAAACGGCGAAGAGTGTTCAATTCAATTATCTTCCTTAGCAACTGAAGAAGCTATCTGGCTGGGAATTGATAAACCAAAATTATGTGTATTTGAAAATGATTCACACGGTAAATACCTGATCACAGAAATGCCTAAAAACTTCGATGTATCTTCAAGGATGCATTTAACCAGAAATGACGTGATTGAACTGGTATCGGTACTAAATAATTTCTTAAAATACGGAACCCTGCAATTGCCATGAACCACGAATACATCCTAACCGAAGATAATCCCATGTTGGGAGTAAAAGGGCTACTTAAAGACTACGACGGATATAAGAATATTGCCTATATGAACCGTTGCCTGTTTCAAAAAATTAGCCCCGATCATGATTTTGTTTTTGAGGCAACCTGGCAGCATGAAGGATTTCCAAAAAGCTACTTTAAGTTTGAATCCGTAAAGGACTTTAACCATTTCCTTCATGCCTGCGCAAGAGACCATGATGCAGAACTGATCTATTTCTCTATTAATGCAGTCAACTCCCCTGCTTATTTTAACTGGGGTAAAGAATACTTCACTTTTACACGTTTACAATAACCTTATGGCAAAATTTATAGTTGATACCGAAAAGGACGGAAGCTACCGGTTTATCATTCGCCGGGACACCAACAAAACAGTTGCAACCTGTGATCAGGAATTTGCTAGCAAAGGAGAATGCTTATCTGCTATTGCACTGTTTAAAGAGTATGCCAAAGATGCTTTTTACTGGACTCATAAACGTAGTCCAGTGGCTAAGTATCACTATTCTGAATGGGAAAAGAACGGCGTTAAAATTACAACCAGGCGCTATCAAAATCCAGGAAGCATGCGAATAGCTCTGGACCTAATCAAAACTGAAGTATCCTACAAAACACCTGTCTTTCACACTACTATTAGAAGATAATACGATGTCAAAGCAAATTAAACCATCGAGAACAAAGACCGATATTACGCTAGAGTTCTATCACAAATCGGCAATTTATAAAAGTCCAATTACGGGCGCACAAGTTGAAATTGAAATAAAAAAGGTCGAAGAATATAAATACAATTCCAGCAGCACTAACGACTTTATTCTAGTAACTACTACACATGGAGTAACTTATAATTTGCAGGATCTAACATTTCATAGGCCATGTTAGAAGAATCAATATTCGATCTGCCAAAAGAACGACTGGAGCTTATTGATCATGATATCTATAAGTGGCAATGCTGTGCAGAAGGCTGTACTAATGGTACTCATGTATGGGATTTTGGAGAACGGCCTATGTATTACTTTCCTCGTAAGGTTAAAGCTAGTAAAAACGAGGGTAGCAACTGGTATCACTGCGACAGGTGGTATTGGACATGCGGAAAACATTTCAAATTGGAAAAACAAGGTATTGAATTCTCCAGAAAAGAATTCGAACTCATGGAGGCTAACCTGGTATTTGTAAAATCTATTACTGTAACTGATATAAAATTTAAGCTATGACAGAACTTGAACAAGCAGCGGCAACCCAAGACAAAATTCGTGAGTTAAATGATCGAATAAAAGCAGCAACTGACATGCGCGACTATGCCATTGCACATAAGGACGAGATTGATAAACAAATCTGGTCCCGCCAAATCAGAGAGCTACGCCAGCAACGCCATGATCTGCACGAAAGCTGCAGGTATGTAAAATTTGAAACTTTTATTCAATGCGCCAAAGCATTTCTTACAAAGGAACAATATGAGGCAATCTGGCGAAAAGTGGATGAAGTAATCGAAAACCCTAAATTAATGCAATCATGAAACGAACTATAAAAATCAGGATCGCTATAATAGCAACTGCTGTAATCTTCTTGGCTATGGGATATATTGTGGAGTTCCACGGCCCCATAAACTGGTGGTGGTTCGTCCCATATGGTATTACCATCGGAGCACTCATTTGTTATATCGGATATCAATTTTGGATGAAGTTAATTGAAAGCTGGCCATGAATTTTGAAATAACGCACATAAACTACGGCGAGAAAAAACCTTACCAGTGTATCAGGGAAGGCAGTGAAGAAGATTGGGGCGCCCGGATAGCAGAATTAGCTCGAAAGGGCGCAAAACTCGGCGATTGCGGCAAGATGTGTACAGATTGCGCATTTAAACATCCGCAAGAGGGCACACAAGATTATTATAATGCTATAGACGGGGCGGTTAAAGTCCTTTTAATGGGCGGTGTATTTAACTGTCATACTGAAGATCACCAAGACGCAGGAAGGCTTTGCGTTGGAATGTTATACGCTAAACAATTTACTGATAAAGAAGATGCCGAAACGTAAATCCCATAAATGGCAAAAGATCACCGGCGCACCAGGTACCTACAAATGCCAGCGCTGCGGTATGATTAAATATCGAACATCTACCGGTAAAAATATCTACTCCCGACAAGACGGCAGGCTGGATACTAGTGATACTAAACTTAATTGCTTTATACTTTCAAAAGAATAAGATGACCAACGACGACAGAAATAATATCCTTATTGATCTCAATCGAACTGGATTTTGGTCGAATGATAGAGGGATCAGAATGTACAGCTATATTGATAAAACGCATCCAGATTACGCAAAAGGGATCAGACGTATGCCAATATCAGTTGATAACCTGAACTACAGCGCCCTGGCAAATTTGATACATGAATGGTTTGATGAATATTTTGAAAGGATTCATATAATGCCACCGGAAGCCGACCCTAGATGCATTCTCTTTACTGGGGTAAAAAAAATAAGAAATACCCCATACGGGTTTTCAGAAAGAATTGAATATGACGAGGCAAATAATATGTTCAAAGACGGAGTCATCGATAATCTCCGGTCATGGCTTCAACGACATTTTGACTATTTGTACAATCACCCCGAACAATCATGAAAGAACATCTCTATAATCCCGGCTCCTTTACAAAGAAGGATTTCCTCGACCTGGTCAAGAAGATGAATAATCAACCGACACAGAAGGAATTCGTTATCTACGGAAGCGCGGAAACTTTTCAGCAGATGGATGAAGCTGTGAAAGAAGCTGTATGGTTTATGAAGAATCCGCGCCTAGGTCCAGAACAAAAATGGCACCATGCACACGGCTTCTATAGAGTTGTGAGTGACTTCGGACCTCTTAAAGCTGGAGATACTATCCTTATGGTATCACATGTGCATTCTAGAGTAGTTAAAATAGCTACAGGAACCACAAAACAAGTCTTCTACAGCTACGAAGAAAACTTTAACGCTAATATGCGATTCACTCCGGCAGAATGGAAAGCTATCCGTCCTCTTGAAAAATGGGGACTGCTTGAAATCTTCCCGCATCTGAGTGAACGGATTAAAGCTCTGTACGGCGAGTATGCACTTAAACAATTTGACAAATGATTAAAGTTTCAACATTGGAAAATCCGGTTAAGGTATACCGATCTTATTGCAAATACTACTGGGAATCAAAAATGATAGTGATCCACACATACGATATCAATGGCGAACAGATATGCGATTTACAGGGACCATACAGCTTGGAGCTTCATAAAAAGGTACTTTCTAATTGTGATGTTTTTTCATTCATGGATGGCTTTCCTGTGATTTCTGAAGATACACCGGAAAGCTTTGTTCCCCATTTCCCATCGACCTATAAAGAATGGGTTGAGGCGTTCGGAGAGATTGAACCGGCTAAGATTAGCTATGCAAAATCAAAGCGCATTAACTTATAAAATATTTTACTCTTTAAACACTTAATAATTATGGCATGTAACTGCATTGAGAAAGTGACCGATAAAATGGCCGATCACTTCCAAAAACAAAACCCGGAATACAACGTATTCGACGCTGAGTTCCAAAAGAAAGGCTTAAGCTTAAAAACTGGCCAGTACGAATCCTATAACGAGATTAAGATCCGTTACAACTTCACCAAAAAGGATGGCAGCATCTCTTCTACCAAAACTGAGATCAGAGATGCTTATGGAGAATATTGTCAATTCTGTGGTAAAAAGCACAAAGAAGAAAGTGAGGTAGCCAATGACTAACGACACCAACAGCTTTGAAGAATGGAAAGCAGAACTTATCCGTATAACAGCCGACGAATTAAAGATCGACCCTGCTGAGGTAAAAATTAATGAAGAAGAAGCCCGGTTCTGGTATAATGATGGATGGCCTGCTTATGCTGTCTTTCGTGAGAATTGGGATTCAGATGGGGATTAATTCATCTATATATACATAAAGTTTGACGAAAATGATATCGCAAGAAGAAATAGAAAAAATAATCGAAGAATATTCCGTTGGAGACAGGCCATACAGCAAAGAGATTGAACTTGTCCTGTTTAATGGGACTGCCACTAATCCGTTGACCATGGAACAAATGCGCCTATTCGCTACCACCATTAAAATGCTTCGGGATAACGGCATCCAAATAAGTATACAACGTTCTTATCAAAGAGGGGAACATTATCAAGATCAAACCATTTATATCAAAAATCAATGAAAATTATATCACTACTACAACCTTGGGCAACACTGTTAGTTCAGGGACATAAGCGGGTCGAGACTCGCAGCTGGAATACAAAGTATCGAGGACCTATTTTTATACACGCATCCGGAACCCTTAATAAGAAAACAGAAGGAATGACTCCTTTCGAACGCGCTTCTTCCAATGATCATTTTATCAGATGCGTTACAAGGCCCTATATGATGGAGTTTGGTAAAATAATCGGTATGGTTAATATTGATGAATGCTTAAAAATTCATAGGACCTATGCACCGCCGCAAGAATATTTAGAAATGCTTACTCCACAAGAACTAGCTTTCGGTAATTATGAAGTTGATAGGTATATGTGGTTCTGCTCCGGCGCAGTTGAATTCAAACGGCCTATGCCTTTTAAAGGAGAAAGAGGAGTAAGAGATTTTAAAGGCGAAACTTTCTGCCATTACTGCGGCTCTGGCAACTTTCCCAATCCCCAAGGAGTCCATTTTATATCAGATACGGAAGAACGTTTTTGTCTTAATTTTTTCACTCCAAAACCATAATATAATGCCAGCAAAAGATTATAAACTTTGTGTTTCCGGATTAATGGGAACGCCATTTATTGCGAAGGTTAGCAAGACAAATAAAAACCTGATGCTTTCGGACCGTCGAGAAATTCCAAAACCAGAAATGTATGTGGCAGTGGAACAATTCTTCAAGGCCGATCTTGAAAAAGACAATAGCATTGTCCAAGTCACAGCAGGAGGAAAACTTATTTACGAAGTTCATTTCCCAGATAAAAAAGCCGATAAACGAAGGGCAGAAATGCATAAAGTGGCCACTACTGTTTTGGAACTGACTAAAGGCTATACTCCAGAACAAAGGGAATTTCTTAACGAAATGCATAACATGCTCAATACAATGGAGGAGTTAGCTGGATATGTACAAGCATTAACATCATGAAAGATTCAACCAAACGCAACCTACTGACTATACCAGCTGTGGTCATAGTGATTGCAGCTGCGTATTATACTACAGAGCTGATCTTAAGCATTGCCAGGTCCTCCGGAACAATTGTTATGTGGAAAGATTATATTACCATCTGCATGCTACCGCTGATCATATACAGTTTTATTATGTTGTTGATCTACGCCAGAATTCTTAATATATTAGGTTGGGATAAAGAGTACCAAAAATTAAAGCCATGACAAAAAGAGAATTAATTAACACACTGGAATCACTTTCTATTGATGATGATGCTCCAGTATTCGTATGGGACGCAGACCGGGATGCTTATACAAGCGACGGAGATAGCCCTTCAGAGTGTATGTATGACTTTGATGTAAGCGTTTTAAACGATTATATGACCGAGGATGAAAAAGAATATCACCGGGAGATAATAGGCACTGAACCTCGTCCTATTATTGTTATTTCCTTTGATAATCCCGATTACGAAGATGCACCAGAAGAAGTTAGTCATGGTTGAGAATATCGAATCCGGCTCATTTGTAGCCCGTAAGAAGCATAGGGATAGTTCCTGGGATTATATCTGCGAATGGTTTTCATACAATAGGCCCTTTGTAAAAGAAGGGCCTACTTTTGCTCAGTATCGAGCTCTCGTTTCTTTAAAACAGAATCGCGGTTTTATATTACCTGGTCAGCGTTACAACTGGCAAAGAAATAAAATGGACGGCAACCTGTTCACCTGGAAATCATTGCCAGAAATTGAGCAAATTTGTAAACAGTTTAATGTATACCCTTATGATGAATGGTAGAAGACCTTTTATTGTAGCCAGTCTAGATGACCATCACGAACGCATGTACAAAGCTTGGCTTGATCAAGACCAAGCTATTTTCATTAAACCACGCTTTTTCCAGTCAGCAATACATAGGCAAGTTGACGTTTTCGGAAATCCTTTAGGCCCTGAACCGGAAACATTGGAAAAACATCTTTATGGAGAATGGTTTGATAGCCTCAAACGTCCGCTAGCGCCTTATGAATATCCTGTGCTTAGTACTGCCATCTGGCCACAGGAAATAACAGAACAAGCATATGACGGCTCCGAGCATTCCTGGCAAGAATTTGACGAGATAGGCTTATGGGAATTACCGTGGAAAAACCTACAACGCGATTTAAGTGCATCTGTTTCGAAATTACTCCACACCGACACTTGGTTCAATGAAGATTTTATAAAGCTACAGGAGTGGCTAAAAACACGCGGAAAGCCTATTTATCTAACCGGCAGTGAATATCATAATCTCACCAATATTTATAAATATCGCCACGGACTTTTAATTAGATCACGGCGCTATGGTGAAACATTTTTTAACGCATCTTTTAAAACCTATTAACATGCATAAAATATCAACTGCCAAAGAAGCTCTTGAACTTTCTATTAAAAATGGCTACGATCTGGAAATGATCCGTCAGCAAATTGAACAGGACAGCTGGAACCAAGTTATGAACCAAGTAGAATCGGCAGCAAAGAAAGGCCAGGTTTGCGTTCACCTAACATTCAGAGACGACCATAAAAATGTATACATGCGGTTGATTGACGCTGGATTTGACCCAACTCAAATGAATTATATACAAGAAGGCGAAATGTACTACAAGGGAGTAATGTATTGGGGGCCTGAAAAATAAAAAAGCCCCGCCAAACCAATAAATGAGGGGCTAACGGCTCTATAGCCATTCCTATGCTTGCGCATTACGTTTTACTTTGACTATGCAGATTCAGCACCGGGAGTTACCTGGTTTGCTGCTGTATAGGGGCCTTGGTACGCGCCAGAAGCATTGTGCTGGTCCTGCGTAGTATAAACTTTCAAATTGACTGTCATAAGCTTAATATTTAATGGTTAATGAATGTGTTGTCCGAGATAAAATCCTCCTGCAGCACCGAGCACAACTAATATATATTTAAGCACCGGCGCTGGTTGCTTTTGCAATACCAACGATTTAAATCCACTTGTATTGGCAAAAGGGTTTTTGCTTAGAGCGAATCCGGTTAGTTCTGATTTTTTAAATAATCCATGACTTACGAATTCGCTCTTTAGTTCTATACTGTCATTAAAAACAGGGGTGATCGCATATTGTTTAGGCCCTACCGTTCCTTTTAAGCTATACCATTTGGTAGCTGTATCAATAGCATATGTCGGATAAGCTTTTATAGTATCTGGCTTCCCGGCTATCGCCCTGGCACGTACCGTGTCGAACCCGGTTATTTTCGTAGAACCCTTGATGGTTGTTCCTATAGTCCTGTCAAGCAATACGAGCGACTGAGTGTTACGATCTATCTTTGACTGTATGTTCGCACCCTGCGCGTTTAATTCGGCAACAGTAGCCTTTAAACTGCTTATATCAGCAAACACAGACGCAGGTACACTAGCAGTCTGTTGCCCCATTTTATTGCGAAGTGTATCAAATTTAGAAGACATCGCCTGCTTAAAGGCGCTAAGATCGTCTTTGTTTTCATCAAGCTTTTTCTTCATAATGAATATTGCGGCCAGTAACAGGACTATTACGACTGCAAATCCAAAAAATATTTTAGTGTTAATTGATATCATGCTACGCCGGGTTTTGGAGCTGGCTGCTGTTTCTGCTGAGCCGCAGCTGCGTCTTTTATATCCTGAGCTTTCTCCTGTATCTGATCAGCTGCTTTTGTAATATTTTGTGTTATTCCACCGCCCCTGATCAATGAAAGCGTATCGTTTACGTTCTGCCAGGTAATAAGCCCCACTAATAAGAAAACGGCTACCCAGCTAATGATCACCAATTCGATCAGCCTATCCATTACCTGAATCAGGCTTGTATTAGTTTCCGGCGCTGGCCGAAATATAACCACAAATGACATTACAATAATAGCCAGGTTGATGAGCACCCCCACCTGCAATATGATCATTGTGATCAACCGTCTGGATGAAATCTCCGAATCAGCGCCTCCTTTTAATGAATTTACAAATACCTGCCAGATTGTAATCATGATATAGGTCTTAAAGTTATAAAATATTTTATTCGTCGTCCAGTATGATCACATCGGTTAGCTCCAGGAAAGACGGATAATAAGCTACTTCTACTTTAGTGCCGTCCTGCATCGGTATTTCCTTTTTTCCGAACTTTTCAGGATCGGTTGGATAATCGGCAATAGATAAAGTATGGAGAGGCACATCGTACTTCTTTACGTTAAATTCCTTGGTTTCAGCAATCAGAGCTTTCATTAACTCCTCAGTCTCTGCTTTCAACTCCGGCGTAGAATTCGGATCATTTAAAAACCCATGCAATTTGCCGCGTCGTTCCTCTATGCGCTGCCCTTCTTCAGCAACTTCCTGCTGTTGAGCGGCCAGAACTTTGGAATTCTTGTGAAGCCTGCGCCCATTGATCAGCGGTGTAAAAACGAAGTCCTTTAAGATGTTGCAGTGATTTTCCATCTGCTGCATTTCCCGGAATGATAGCGGCACAATTTGTGTTCCTTCAAGAGCCGCTAAAGACGCGTCTCCATTTTGTGTATTTCTCCCCATTATATATTAAAAAATGTTTCTACTAAGCTAAAATATTCTTTTCAATTCCAAAAATAATTTTATAACCTATGTAAGCACGATCACCGGCTGTGAAAAATGTATCACCCCGGCTACCGGTATGATTGACAATACTCCTGAATTATAGGTGAAAATATAGTTCTGGGCAACCGCGCCATTGGCAGTAATAGGATATGTCCCCAGAGGCGACGTGTTCGTTGCAGTCGTAGACACAACCGGTACCGAAGTCAATATAGATGATGTATCACCATTCTGGAATCCGGAGTAAGTTACATCAAGCAACGGAATTGGTGCGCCTAATTGAATAGTATGGTTGTTGGGAGTCACTGCAACTACCGCTTGGTTAACAGTCATTGGTTGGGAAGCGGTTGTGCTGCCGTTATTAGCTGTAATATTTGCCGTACCTGCACCGATAATATGGACCAATCCGGCTACAATCGTAGCTACTAATGGATTGTCGCTTGTATAAGTTATCGCCGTTGTGCTGCTTGCGCCTGCTCCAAAATCAGCTGCTCCATAAGTTTTGGTTGGAATAGGGCCGAATATAATGCTATTGGCAGTCACGGTCATTGTTCCTGGTACATAAGCAAAGTTGTAATTTGGTGAAGCTGCTCCGCTAGCCGTAATAGGATAAGTGCCAACTGGTGAGCTTTGGACCGCCGTTGTTGATATCGTTGGCTGGGTCGTTAAATTAGCTGCTGTATCACCGTTAACAAATCCGGAGAAGTTTGCAGTCAGAACAGGATTGATCGTATTGAACTGCCTGGTGACGTTATTTGCGGTGATCACTAAACTTACCTTATTAACTGTCAGAACACCATTGACGTAGTTAATATTATAATTATTAGCTGCAGCCGCGGCAGGCACAATTGAATAAGTACCGGCATTGCTTCCTATGGTTGCCGGGGTTGTAATATTCGGCTGAGCTGTCAATGCTGAGCTGTTATCTCCATTGACAAAACCTGAGAAGCTAGCGCTAAAAACCGGATTGGCAGATCCATAATTACGTGATGCATTATTGGCAGTTATTGTGAGATTTGCCTTATTAATCGTTAACGTACCAGCAACGTAAGAAAAACTATAGTTTGCAGCGGTAGCACCACTGGCTGTAATAGGATATGAACCCACTCCGCTGCCTATTGTCGCTGAAGTTGAAACCGTTGGCTGAGTCGTTAAAACAGCTGACGTCTGGCCTAATACAAACCCAGTAATGGTAGCTGATAAAACTGGATTAGCTGCTCCATATGTTTTACTGGCATTTCCAGTGCTTACGGTTAAAGGTGCTTTGTTAACGGTTAATAATTGCTGAATAGATGTCACTCCATCGTTAGCAGTTATCGTAGAAGTCCCGGCACCAACTATATGAATATTCCCGCCTACTATTGTTGCTACTGCTGTGTTGCTGCTGGTATACGTAATTGCGTTAGGGCTAGTGGCTCCAGGCGCAAAATCGGCATTACCGTATGTTTTAGCCTGTATAGGATTGAAAATCAAACCGGTTGAGGCCAAGTCCCAGTCAAACTCGTTGAAAAGAGGATTAGGGAGCATTATTTCCGTAGCCAACGGGTCTACAGCGGTATCAGCGGTATTTGTATTCCATCCTGCCGGTGGCCCCTGAAACGCAAACTTATTGTAGGGATTAGGCGCATGTGCTGTGGCGTAATAGGTGATGTGATTATTTTGAAGAATACAGTTAGCAACCCCAGGAACGCTGTTATAAGTTAGGCCAACATAATTGAATGCGTTGCCGGTATTCTTACTATACATCCTATTGTTCTGAATGGTGATAAAGGTTGCGCCAGATGGCATTACACCTATACCGCCCTGCCCAGGATTTACCAGAATGTTATTTTCTACTAGCTGATATGAGCCGCCAACATCCCCCGTAGTAATGCCAATATAACCCGTTACTTGGTTATTGCTGCCGCCCCTGATCTGGTTATCGTGTATCCAAATGCGGCTGGCAGCAGTTCCGTTACATTGAAAAGTGCTGATTATATCACCCACCCCGTAGTTATTGTTATTGGCCCCGCTTGGATCCTTGGTATAAAATTTTGAATTGGCTATTTCAATACCAGAACCATTACAGTTATTCATCTGGATATGCGAACCACCTCCATGAGCCGTATCACCAGCGCCTCCCGCTCCGGCATTTCCTCCTGTTTTAAGCGTATCAAAAATATCAAAGAACCAACAATGCGAAACGACAAGGTTTACTACGCCGCCGGTTCCCATCTTAACAGCATTTATACCTCTTATGCCTGCACCAAAAGCCACATTATTTAGTGTGATATCATGATGACCTGTAGTAATATATAATATACCGTTAGGCGACTGAGAGTTTTTTAAGTAAAAGTTGCTGATCTGAATGTAGTCTGCATTCAATGTAATTACCGGAGTATTGCCCGCGCCTCCATCAAACCGTGGATTATGGCCGGTACCATACATATCAAACTTGATCGGGTTCCCCGCCGTTCCTGATCTCGCATACGTGAACGTACCGAAAATATCATTGCGATTGAAGAAGAGCGTGTCACCGCCGACTCCTACGGATGAAGCTTTAGAAAGTGGCCAAGGAGATGCTGCTGAAAGTCCAGTGTTACCGGTAAGTCCGGAGGCCGCGAAGTAATACGATGTTGGCATAGTTAAATCTAATTAGTGGTATAATTAATTAAGGTCTAAGCTATGTTTTATTATTTAATTATACAATCCTTAAAATCAATTATTTACTACATGTTATCTTCATATGTATCCAGCGCTAGGTAAGCGAAAAACATGACGTATCTATCAGCAAACCGACCGAATAAGATTACGTACTCAACATCGTGGTGAAATACGATATATTGCCAGAAAGCGGTTATAAAGGCAAATGTATTGGCAATCAATAACAAACGGCATATATTGAAATTTCTTGCCGTATGTATACTAATATCACCTGTATGGATCTTATGCCTGTATTTTATAAATGACTTAATAAGGACCGCTATGATCGCTACATCGATAATTAAGATACAAAGTGGAAAAGTCATATTCATCTGCGTGTAAATTTGTCATAAAAAGGAAGCTTGGATTCTCCCCTTAAAATCAGGCACGGAAACAATAATAATAGATCAAATAAAACGCCGAGCTGCCATACGGTTAGAAACATGTCTTTATTGATCCGTATTTTAATATCGAGTGGCTCCCGTATTTGCGGAACGAATAGAAGAATACCTAAAATAATAGTAAGCCCAGGCACAAAGTATTTTGCATAAAGCTGTATATTTTTCAGTCTTGGTGGTAAAGGCGCATCTTCCATTCATAATCAGTTATTTAGTCGTAACGTTATTTGATGGGTATATAAATTAATGTGCGTTTCCCATCAATTTCTACCCATCGTTGCGTATAAGATTCAAATCGCCCCCTGAATGATACAGGCTGAGGCTTAGCATCAACTTTATCGGTCAAGGTCTTGATATCTGTTTGGTCAATCTGATGAAGACTATCGATCTTCTTTTCAAGCTTAAAGTAATGCCATGTGCTGGAATAATTGCTATCCTTTATATCGGCCTTTAGGCCATAATAGATACCAGCCATAGCTAAGAGCATCGAAGCCGCCCATGCACCAAAATAGAGCGCCGTTTTCCAACGGACACCATTCATGTATTCGCTAATTTCTTGTGTCATTACCATATTTTAATAACCTGATTTTCAGAATCTCGTTTTCTTTTTTTAACTTTTTATTCTCTTCAAGCTGCAGCCGGTATAAATGAATATTAATAGCGACCATAATGATCAGCAATATTGAAAAGGCAAAGTCAAAATAGGCAACTGCGTCCACGATTTTTATCTGGTTCTAAGGTTAAGTAAATCATTCTGGTTCACTGTTTTTAAAGGTATAAAAAAGGACTGTAATTATAAAATATGATGCGACCTGTACATTTTTATTTTTAATCCAATCAGGCATAGCAAAGATAGTGAGAAGGCAGTAACCATAATAAAAGCCGGTTGAGCACATAAAATATTTTATAAATGTGCGCTCGCGAAATGTCAGCTTTATCTGAGAGGTTGATTGCCATAGCCAAAATAATCTGATAATAATTAAAGCAGGCACAGTATACATGAGTACTAACGCTAACCTATCCCATTTTTCACGATACAGCAAGATTGCGATAAACAAAGGATAAAAGTGAGTCAATACGAATATCTGTGCCTGCCTCCTCATTTAGGGATGTGTCGGATTTGGAGGTACGGGATCACCATCTGTTGTTAACCCAACCTTATTACTGTTGGCTTCGTGCGATTGAAGATAATCCGCTAATTTTCCCAAATCTTCTGGGCTTAATGAGACCAATGATTCTGCTAATTCTTGTAAGTTATCCATTTTATTGTGAGTTTAGTTTTTTAATTATTTCCAATTATAATCCAATTGGCATTATTACTTTGAACTGTTACATATTTATATTGAGAGGCTAATGAATATGTAGTACTTGCATCTATTGTTTGTGATGATGTGGTGTTAACTGTCACAGCATTTCCACTACTATCAATTTTTTTTATAGTATATATTTGCCCTAATTTTCCGACAGCGGTGGGTAATGTTATATTAAACGCTGCTGATGTAGCATCTCCGGTTACTGTATAATCACTTGCTGTTAATGTATAAGTAGTTGTCTTTGCGGCAAAGTTTGTTATTAAACCACCTGTTTTTAGAGTGGCTAATGTCCCACCAGACCCATTATTAACTTCCATTATGCCTGCCGCACTCCTTCTCAACCCAATATCAACACCATTAGATGTGGGATCGCTTGCAGAAAAACCTAATATGATACCGCTGTTTATGTTAAATACACCATTACTGAAAACGGCTGCATTAGTTCCCGCAGCTATCATATCCATGCTTCCTACAGTCCGTTGTCTGAAGCCGGAAGTAGTCCCCTGTGAAAATCCAACCAATCCGGTTCCAGATGGCGAAACTATCACGTTTTGGTTTGTGCCGCCTGCGCCTAATTCCTGTTTAACGTCCCAACTGGCGGCTGTAGTACCTGATGTTAGTATACAAGTAAAAGTCATTTCGGTATTAGACGGCACAGTAGAAACCGTATTCGCACCAGATGATTGTACGGTAACTAATCCTGTGCTATTATTAACTATTGTAAACGGTTGCCCTAATACTAGAGTCGATGTTACCGGCAATACAACCGTCTGTGTAGTTGAACCTGTAAAATATTGATTTTGAGTTGATGAAACGGTTAGCGTAGTTGTTCCTGCCGCCGTTGCTGTTGTAGTGTAGCCACTTAAAAAACTATTGGCTGATAAATTCTTATTAGCATCCCATGCTGCGAATGAAGATGCAGTAGGCGAAGTTGTAACGGAACTGACATTTGTACCACCGTTGGCAATTGGTAAGACGCCCGAAATATCGGCAGTTAAATTAACAGCGCTCCAACTTGGTGAGGTACCTGCTTTTAAAAAACCAGGTCCGGTTGCTAGTCTCGTTGCAGCTCCGGAAACGCCTCCATAAATTATATCTCCTTGCGACGTCATAGGATTAGTTAAATAGGAGCCAACAGGCTGTTTTCCATTTAGCTGAGTCTGTATTGAACTTGTCGGATCGTAATAAGACTTTGTGATGCCATTAATCTGTGATACTGAAGGATTAGGATAACTTCCAGATAAATCTCCCCCAGCTGAACCGCTTGGCGGAAGTGAAGACGGCCCCCCTGTTACCAACGAGTAAGGTATCGCACCTGCCACCAAAGTTCCTATGGTAGTAATATCAGACCCCACTAACTTACTTGCAGTAATAGAACCCGCCAGCATAGCATTCGTAACTTTCCCTGAACCTATGGATGTCGTAATTGCGGTCGCTCCGGATCCTGTAATATCGCCGGATAAAGTTATATTTTGATTGCCAGATATATAGCCAGCTGGATTTGTAGCATTATAAGGCGTATATCCTAAACTATTTTGCTTTCCATTAAGTGCCGCTTGAAGATCAGTTTGACTGGAGAGTGTGCCGGTTATCGCCCCCCAGACTGCTGCACCAGAACCTCCTCCTACTGAAGTAAAAAAGTTAGTTAATATATAGGACTGGAGAGCAGCAAACGACGAAAATATCGTATTGGTATCCCCATTAAATACCCTGGTGTACGGAAACTTATCAATCGGTTTTATTTGATAACTTAGATCAGTATATCTGGGCTCCAATGAAAAACTTACGCCATCTGGCTGCGCCACGAAATCATAAGTATTTACTCCATAACTTCTTAATATTTTAGATTGCTGATCAAAAATAGTGAAGTATGAGCCTATAGTACTTTTCTGAATGGTTAAATAATCCATTGTGACAACTTACTTTTTTTAATACGAGACAAAAATGCCCGATTATCGCTAGTACCAACTATCCGAATCTGAATCATAAACTAACATCTCTAGTTGGGCAGCGGTTGGGCTAGAAACTCCACCTACAATCGTTCCATTGCTATAGGTAACAGCCGTTATAGCTTGGGTAAACTTAATATAAACACAATCATTATTGATAGGAGCAGTTGGCATATTGAGTGTCAAAGCAGCTAACGGAGCAGCAGGATTTATTATATTATATTTATTACTTTGAACATCTATCGTATCTCCGGTCAAAGGTATAAAAATAATATGCAATTTTGGTGTTGATTCTATAAGCAAATTACCATATTGCACGTATTGATCATCGCTATTCTTTGCGAAAACTTTAGTCCCCCTTAACCCTATCGAATCAATATCATCTGTAACAACAACTCCGTTGCCGCCGCTATTATCAACTTGGATAGCCTGCGAATTAACAGTGTCAGATGCCGTTAAATAAGCCACAGTACCGTCGCTCTGAATTTGCGAAATTGCCCCTCCGGCCCTGGTTTGCTGTGCTATGAAAAGAGAAATGCCACTTGCAACATGCTGCATATAAGAGGTAAATCCCGCGCCATCGTCGGCGGTTAAAAGAAATAAGTGATCACTTTGGGTTATCGTTGTATCTTGATTGAGTGTATTAGGTCCGCCTAATATGACTGGATCTACATTAGTGCCGGTACCCGAAATGCCATTATCAGTTATAACTGCCCCACCCCCAGAGGCTCCGTTGGGATTACGAAAAAAATTGGTCAGGATATAAGTTCTCAATGAATCGAAATCGGCGAAAGGATCACCGGTATCACCGTTGATAATTGAACTGAAATGTGCATTGTCAATGATCTTAAACCTATCAACAGATTTACTACTTGCTGCTTCTAATGAAAATGATTCCCCGTCTTGAGACGGAACAAAATCATACCCATTTACCATATAAGGCCGCAAAATTCCATCAGTAGAATCCTGGACGGTAAAATAGGCTCCTGAATCGCTTCTTTGTATTGTTACCTGTGGCATATTAAAATATTTTTACGTTAATGTAAATGTTTTTACTACTCCTCCAACTATTGCTTTAAAATTAGTACCGTCAAACCATAGGGTGCCATTTGTAGCACCGGTATAAGCTGCTCCAGGTGTGATAATTAAGCTGCCATATGCTGACGTTGATGCGGCAAATAAAGACGGTCCTCCTAATACACTTAATGAATAGTTCTGCAGTCCTGTATATGTTGTAATACTGCCTACCGGAACTGTGGCTCCAGAACCTACCGGCGAGCCACCAACCAAAACAACTATTCCTAATACATCTCCTGCGGTATAGTTAATACCGCCATCGATCAATGTAGCACTTGTTACAGAGCCGCCGCTGCAAACTACCTGTAGTACGGCATTACGCCCGGTGCCCCCCGTCACATTCGATAAAAATGTTCCTGTCGGATAGCCGCTTCCGCCCACCAATGATCCAACTGTTAAGGTAGCAATCTTTGATTTTCCAAAGGTAGGATTAATTGCCAATCCAACGAGCACGTCCCCGTTAGCCGAAGGCCGTAAACCGGAGACCATATTATATCCTATCGCAGTTGTACTTACTGATTTTGAAAGTCCGTTATGTACTATCGATCCGTCTACACCTATAGTAAAAATGTCCCTGTACTGATTTTGCAACTCCAGAATAAATCCTGTAGATGAAAGATTACTTTGTTGAATTTTCAAGGCCGAGACCGCATCGCCAACATTTCGTCCGATAACCGTTCCGCTGGCCGAAAGACTAACAAATCCGTTTGCCAACCCCGAAAGGGAATAAATACCGGCGCCACGATAGTAACCGTCAAATGTTACGAAACCTACATTTGCCCCGTTATATTTAAAAGTCGTCACATTAGCATTTGTAGTCGTTTGATTAAAAGAAGCGCCTGTAGTGTTTGTCGTGATCGAATCTGCCACTATATCGCCGTACTCCCAGGGATTATTAATTGTTCCAGGATCATCTCCAAAATTCGGACCAGCTGGTTTAAACGTACCGGCAGCAAAATACGCGGCTTTAGCCAGTATAGCAGCATCCACATAATGCTTATTTGCTGCCTGGGCATCTGCCGTTGGATCTGCAGCAAGGTTTAGCACACCGGTCATTGTTCCGCCAGATTTCAATAAGTATCCGGATAGAGATGTGGAAGTCAAATAAGTGGCATCAGCATATGCCTTATTTATTTTGGATAAACCCGTAAAAGATCCGCTGACATCCGATACATAGTTATCGAGTCCGGCAGTTTGAACAGCGTAGGAAGTAAATGGTCCGATACCTATCGTAGCGCCTTGAATGATCGTAGGGATGCCGGAGTCTGTCCCTTTCCAGTTTGGCAATTGGGTGTTAGGGTTAGTACCATTATTTAGGATATTCCAGTATAAACTTGGGCTTACCTGTGGCAACGTAAAGAACTGCCTGCTTTTGCTTTTCAGAATTTCTATACTGTAATCCTGGAATGACACTGCGCCTGACAAAAGCTTATGTCGTCCCCTTACCTCGTAAGCACCGGAAGCATTCTTTGCTACATCTATATGAAGCTCATGACTCCTTCCTGACCTGCTTATATAATCATGTGATTTATAAAGGGGTAAAAGTTCATACCAGACACCTGCTGTAGCGATTTGCGAAGGCGTAAATTTATACTCTGCAAAATATCCCTGGTTTATTGTATTATTGTCAACGCCAATAGAAAACCCTACCCAGTCTTCCCCGAATATCGATTGTACTAAGCTAAATAAAGGAAAAGTTGAATTGTTGGTTGTGCTGAAACTTACCTCTAAATATAAGATTCCATCCCCAACTGGCGAGAATGTATTCGAAATATTTACCCAGTCCAGATAACTTGTGATATTATTAGCGTCAGATACAGCACTTGTAAATTGTATCGTCCTTAAGGCCCGATACGGTGTCTCTGTCGAATTCGTTATTGGGTTATTCGTTAGAAATAATAGACTACCATCACTAACAATATTTCCCGTTACGAGATTTTGACCTGATACCCATGGATGATACCATTGATTATTCCGGAAGTAACCAGCATCTATAATTGCCCTGTCATTTGCATCAAAATAACTGCTATAGTCATCTAAAAATAATAAGCCCTGCGTAAACTTCAGCGTGAATGAATTCATATCAATTGTCGTATTCATAGACAACTGACCACCTAAGCCATAATATGGGAAACTAGTAACACCAATTCCATTATTGAACTGCTCTCCCGTGATAAAATCAGCAAGTTGATTAAACGCCACCGCATCCTGCCCGGTCACTCCATTCGGAACTTGCGGAGAACTGGTAAAGGTTTTTATCCCATTGATGGTTTGATCTGAATGCGTATCAACATAATCTATAGGAGGGGGCGAACCAATCGTCACAGATGTAGGCGTGATCAACGCAGTACATATTAAAATAGTACTGCCTGGAATTGCCGGTATCACCGGAGAGCTGGACAGGTCTCCTGATAGAAGATACAATCGATTGAACGCATCCGCATAGACAACGTCATACCGACTTAAAGTAGGATCCTGAGCATCGAGCGCAAATGTAGTTACGGTAGATGTGCTGTATTGAAGTCTTTGTATTTGCCAAACGCCAGGTTGCACTGTCAGGTTATTTGAACCATCTACAGCTACACCGAGCCCTGAAATTATTCCGTCTGGAAGAAGGAGATTGGCGAGTTCTTCAAAACAACTTGCCTCGTCATCAAGGGAAATAGAATCAGGCAAGGATTTGGTCCTGATCTTCTGATAGGGATAGTCGATTTTATACTGCGCTATCGCGTCAGAAAGTTGCATTGGCTCTTCGGTTTAAACAAATTCAATATCGAACTCTTTAACGTGAATCTTGAAATGAGAACCACCGCCATCAGGACAGCAATTACCCGCTCCAAAGCATTCATTTAGAAAATCAGTTTCCCGCATGTTTAATGTGCCGTACTCGTGGCCATCAAACCCAATAAAAAAACCGTACATCATTTTGAAGCATCGGTCTACAGGATCCCAGGTTTGTTTTTTAAGTTCGCCTTTAACGCTTACCAAGGAACAATCAATAAGAAAATCACATTCCTTTTCCAGCAATTCGCCATCTTTATAAGCAGCAGGAAATAAAATGCTTCTCCCTTCCATTGTTCCCCGATAAAGTTAATTCAAAAGCCAATATTTTTGAAAGTGTTATCCTTTTATTGCAATTGTTTGCATTACAAAGTTATACCTAAAGCAGCAGCAGTTTGAGAACCTACTTCACCATCCGCTACAAGCTGGTGAGCAATCTGGAATGTTTTCACAATTGCTGAAGTAGCTGGCCCGTATTTACCATCGACTATGATATGGTAGCCTTTGTTTAATAGCGCCTGCTGGATCTTCACCACTTCATTACCACTCATTAAAGGCGACGTAACGTAAACTATATTCGGCTGCTCATGAGATTGAGTGATCTCATTTGTGGTATACTGTACGCCCGGCACTTTAATACCGATACTCCAACGCCTGCCAAGTGCTGTACTTTGGATAAGGCCGTATTTGGTCGAATTGGCTTCCATGGTGCCTCCTTTACCGTCAGAGAATACAATGTGCCCAATCAAACCATCTCCTCCAATACGCAGTAGATATGCGCCCGGTGTATGAATAGCTTCGTCAATACTAATTTTAATACCCAACTGCTCAGCATCCCGCGCAAAGAAACCGGTATAAGCATCTGCGCTATGTGGAGAGCCTTTGTCGTTCGCCCATCCATAAGGAATGCCGGTGACCTGGTAAAGTACATATGACGCGAATTCCGCACAGTCAAAATTTCCACGATAATTTTCATTATCTTTTGGAACCAATACGCCCAAAACATAACCTAATCCTTTATAGGTTAAGGCTTTTTCGAATAATTCTTCCCCTGTATGCATAATGTTTTTTATTGTAAAGCTAAAGGAAATATTATAAAAAAGAAATGCCCCGCAGATCAAACAGGGCATTCTTCAGTAAATCAAGTAAACCTAAAATAATAACAGCACGTTGTAGCGGGAATCGGAATCGAACCGACGTACGACAAGGTTATGAGCCTGTCAGGAAACCAACGTCCTCCCCGCGATTTATTATTCAAATATAAAAACTTTATTTCATTTTGTTGCCACTGATTTTCATTAAATTTTTATTAGCCCGTTTCGCTTTATTGCTGGCATTCCTTCCACTAGATGCCAACATAGCATATGCTTCATGTAAAGGAACTCCTTCTTTCTTAGCAATTCCTTCTCCTACTGATTTAAAACTCATGATTGATGCATTTGATTAGCATAAAATTCTGTAAAATATTTTACAAAACCAAGTCTTCCCTGAGGGATTTGAACCCTCACCCCGAAGGACGGGATTTTAAGTCCCGCGCGTCTGCCAGTTTCACCAAGGGAAGTAAGTGGGCTGTGAAGGATTCGAACCTTCAACATCCAGATTCTAAGTCTGGCGCGACTACCAATTGCACCAACAGCCCATTTGTCTTGTGGGAGGGATTTGAACCCCCGTGATCTCGCTTCCAGGGCGAGCTAGATAAACCGGACTCCTATACCACAAGAAATAAAAAACCCCTTGACTTTTTAGATCAAGGGGCGCGTTCAGTTAATAGTTAATATGATTAATCCATACTTCGCCCCTTAATGCCAGGTAACGGCAAGCCCAAGAGGTTTAATAGAGATATCTGTTTCATGACGCAAGTATAGTAAATTATTTTATTAAAATGCAAAAAGCCCTGTAAATAAATACAAGGCTTTACGGTCGTCGCGCCGGGTTCCCCTTACCCTTTGACTTGGTCTGCAATTAAGCTATGCTCGATAGCGGGTTTCTGGTTATCTCTTTATTCTTGATCGTCCGCTTCCTGGAAAGTAAGAATATACTTTACTCCAGGCTTAAGAAAATCAATTGCTCCTTTTGCGCTGATCATCATTTCTAATGATCCGCTTGGCGTCGCTTCTGAAAACTGATTATCCTCCGTGTTTCGCTTTGAAGAATAAAGAGCATTCATTTTAACTTTTTGATGGCCACCATAGCCATAGTTAGTTACCTCATCGCACCTGAATTTGGCACGCATACTTGGTTTTTGTTCGTCAGACATTGTTTGATTTTTTGAGCCTAAACCGGCATTGCTAAAATACCTATTTATTTCTTTTTCCAATAATAAATTTTGAGCTAACTGCTCGATCTGCCATTCTCCATAAAATATCGGGGCATCCCTCTCAATTGCTTCCTTTAACCATGTGTAATCTTCCATACACATATAATACCAAAGCGTGACAAACAAAAAAGTCATGTAAATTTACATGACTTTCAATGGCTTTATCCGTTCCAACGTGGACTTATCCTTTATGGGCCACGCAGTGATGATCACTTCCGGCTTTCATTCCCATCAGACTCTTCGAGTTTTCCCGTATTTATTCCTCAGCCTATGGTGCGTTCCGCGCACATACTGAATATTCACCGGTGTATACGTTTCGCCCTGAGTTTCGTTATTGTGGCACATACTCCACGCGTGTCCCCGGAACCCCGCCGCGTCTTTCAATGTACTCTACCGCCGTTGGCTTCAAATATAACTAAAAACTGAATATTCCAAAGTGATCCAGCGCCCACAAAAGAAATATTAAGAAGAAAAGAGCGAACACAATAGCCTGTAAACTTGGTGACCAAAATCCTACCGTGGCCAGAACAACCCTTAACACATAAAATAATACTGCCATAATCAATAAAAAAATGAGCAGTGAAATTAACAATCCGATTAATCCGTGCATGGCTTTAAGTTTTAAGTGAATAACCTTAATAACCAATTGATTAGGTTATTGTTTTAACGCCAATCGATGCTGTCTTCGTTACGTTGCATAGACGAATGACGGAGATCATGTTCAAGCGCTTTTTTATTCCCAGTCCACTTATAAAGTCCATTGGCTCCGACATAAATATCTTCATACGGATCAAACCCGTGATCGCAGATAATATTCCATTTCTCTTCATACCCACGTAGATTCATTTTACCATGCCAATAGTGAATACAAATCCCATCTATATACCCCACATTTTTTTTGATAAGCTTGGCCTTTTCCTGATATTTATGGAAGGCTTTAGTTAATCCTTCAGCTGGTTTTCGGGTATTATAATAGCTATCAACATCCCCCATTAGCGCATTGCAAAGGTGGCTATCCCCACTTCCCATGATGCAGAAGTCAATTAAACCGCCTAATTTGTCCAGAGCTTCGATAGTTGCAGACCAAGCCAATCCTGGGTGACCGAGTGCTATATTTTCACCATAAGTCCCTCTTCTTTCCTCTGGTTTAGGGAATATTTTGTTGCAGAAGTTAAAGAAAACGCCACCACCTATTCCTCCAAGATTGACATAATCAGGCCGAAGCCCCATAGTATAAGAGAAGAGTTGAACAACCTCGTAATGCTCTAGCGCTTCTAGAGTATCCTTTACCCAATGAACATTTGTAAACCGGACATCTGCATCTATCCAAGCTACTTTCTTAGCATCTGGAACTAAACGTAGAAGATGTTGGATACCTAGATTGATACATTTCTCTTTATGCCATAGGTCTTGATCGCTTCTGAGTTGCAAATCAAATGGGTTACTTGGATCCGTACATTCAAATGGACGGTCTGCGAATGCGACTTCTACTGTTATTAATACAACATCTTCCTCGCACGCAAGATATTTTTTAAATTCATGATACAGTTGGATACGGCGACGAAAATTACGCGGATTGAATATCGGCGTAACGACATAGAGTTTTTCTGACATAGTTAAATTAGAGGATAATAAAGATGGCAGTCCCAAAAACCGCCATCTTCGCATTTATTAATCATCAACCCAGAATCAATAGCTTACATAAGGCATACCGAAATGTCTAACTCTCTGCCCGGCCAAACTGGATGTTATCAGTAGGTTCTAAGCTACATGTTGCATCGTTTCATAACCGATATGTAAGTATTTTCATTATACTATTACCGGCCAATCCCAGTGGCCCACTTCCGGATCAGTTGATTCAGCCAGTTTAATTTTGTGTGGCACATTTTTGCGCAAAGTCCAGCGACCTTCTTCTTCCACGGCAGGGAATATGCGCAAATCCACTTTATGGTTACCATACGATTTAACCACAATTGCTGCCACTGAATCTACTTCACCATCCCTTGCCTGAACATCGCCAGGATGAGGATAGAATATTACGATACGACCAATGCTTGGTTTACGAAAACCGGCAGGTAAAATATTGTCGTTTGCTTCAGCTAATTTAGCGGCGCGTTTATTTTCTTCTTTTTTGGCAACAGCAGCCTGCTCCTTTGCAGCTTTGTCTTTAGCAGCCTGCTCGTCGTCCAATTTCTTTTGTGCGGCAGCGGCTTCGTCTTCCTCTTTCTTTTTAGCTTCCGCTTCGGCAGCGGCCTTAGCATCTGCTTCAGCTTTTTCGTCGGCAGCTTTCTTGGCCTCGTCAGCTTTTAACTGAGCTTCGGCATTGGCTTTGGCCTGGGCTTCTTGCTCTGCTTTTGCTTGATTGGCCGCTTTTTCTTCATCGGCTTTTTTCTTAGCCTCGGCATCATCCTGCGCCTTCTTTTCGTCGGCAGCTTTTTTATCAGCGGCTTTCTGCTCAGCAGCAGCCTTTTTTTCTGCAGCATCCTGGGCTTTTTTTGCCTCGGCATCCGCTTTTGCTTGTTCCTCTGGTGTCATGATTTTCAGTGATTAATATTGATTCAAATTTAAATTATTTTTACACATATAAAATATTTTATAAATTATTTTTCAAGCATTGGCAAACCTAACATCGGGTTACCTTCTATTGGGATTTGGTTGCTCTCAAAATGCTTAACATCTCCCTTATCATTGAGGCGGACAATCCATATAGAGTTGAGCATCAGCCCATAATCTATAATGAAAAATGCCCATCCTCGTCCAAGCGGAGTAATAACTTCTATCTGCGGATTCAACTGCGATATCATTTCTTTTTCTTTTGCAGTTCACCCTCTTTTACCAACGCGTCCAACCCATATTTTTCGATCAGTTTTGCCTTGGCAACGTTTGACGCGGTAGTCGAGGCGCGTTTGCTATCAACCCCTTTTGCCATCAACTCATTAGCGTAACTCTCTTTGATCTTTTCATAGTATTCCTGGTGATCAGTCCCAAGCTGGATAACTTTTGAACCTACCTTTAATGGACCTGGTTTACTGATATCCTCGTAGTTTGGTTCATGAAACTTACTGGCCAATGAGAATTCTACCTGCTTCCTGATTGACTCAATAGAACGATTCAGATCCGCATCATTCATTCCTGACATGGCTAACATATTAGATAAGAAGCTGGTAGCCATTACCGATTTCTGATACGGGGTTATATTTACCGGAACACCGTACTTGTCATTATTGTTTATAAATCCGCGATAAATATCTTTCATTAAGTCCCCGTTACCGTTCCATGCAGCACCAAGCATACCGTAGTTATTGGCATCCTGAACCTGTTGGGTCGGGCTGATATTTGGTTCATAGAAGAACTTACTGTTAGTCAGATCATTTATTCCCCGCTGGGCCAAATCCTGCGGCGCATTCCCCAGACCGCCAAAGAAGTAATTACCCAAGGTATTGGTGTACCATTTCTGAAAAGCATCATCCTTCATTTTTTCCAGCTTTTGATCAACCTTTCCCAAAGCCTCCTGTTTTTCTTTGTCGGTACCGAACAAACTGGCAAGCGCATACGTAATGCCTCGTGTTGCCAAGGAAGTTACGCCATAACCTATTACAAGCTTTAAACCTTGGAAGAATGCCTCTTCTGTTAGAGCTCCGACCAAAGACATAGCCGCTGTCTTAGCCTCTATTTTCCGGTAGTTCTCGTCGACGAAAGTATCCTTGCTCGCCAGGGTCCTGTAGTTTTCTACCATCGTCTGGAACTTGTGCAGGTTGAACGAACCAAATGGCAGTATAAAGGCTTTCACCAGACGATCACCAAACGCACCGCTGTTCAGGAACTTCGATCTGGCAGCTTTTGTATTTTCGTTTAGTTGCTTTGAAGTCATTGACTCCGCAAATTCTGCAGCTTCCCGGTTTGGATGAGCAGCTTCTTTGGCCCAATCAATATCCTCGAATTTTTTACCTTCGGTATCAATGATATGTTTGGCATAATAAGTCACCCATGCCCACTCGCCAGATTTAACGTCCCCCCATTTGATCGGCTTTGTGAAAAACTTTTCCTCATGGGCTCCATTCTCCTCCAGGTGTTTGAAGTACCTGTTAAAGAAACTCGTAGCCGATTTGATGTGCTGATCGACGATGTTATTTACGTCAGATATCCCTTCCAGATTAAGGGTATTTAATTGGGCCAGGTTCTCAGCACGCTCCCCGATAGCATGATCTTTCAGTAGCTTTTGAACGGACTCACTACTCATCTGCTGAATAGCCTTATACATCAGCGGCGCATCAAATCCTGTTGTGGCCAGCGTATTAAAGATGGTGGCTCCCCCTTGCTTTGCCAGCGCAGATAAACTTAATAGCTGCTTAAAAGTACCCGCCTTGGTAATGAAGTTGAGCCCCTCCTTAACAATCCGGAGTTCCTTTTCACCCATGGTATTGTTAAGGCCCATGCTGTTGAGCACGTAGTCACGTATGGTGTTTTTGTAAAGCGTGTGATTTTCATTACCCAACGCATCGCGGAGGTCGCGATTTTTAATGGCTGAGTCAAATATCTGCCGCGCTTTTAAAGTGTGAATGTCTTCGAGCTGGTTCTTGATATTCTGATTTTGAACATCAAAGAAATTCAGGTTGAGAACCTTTTGCTTTTCGCCAGACTTGGTAGCAAGCGGATCTCCTTTAACACGTTGCAAGGTACTTGTAGAACCCTCAGTCGTGTTTTGGTTGGTCGCAGTAAATCCCAGCTCATCAGGTCCTACCACATCGATCAAACCGGAGTTAAGGAAACGATAACCATCCCGCATATGATTGTTCCATCCCTCATAGTTTTGATTAAGCTGGCGCTCCACTACGTCGCGGTGCCTGTCTCTTAACTGCTCATCGGCATCCCGGTAAGTATCATATATCTTCTTCTCACCCTCGTTCAGGAATGGCAAATCTTTTATGTCAGCATATTTAAGACCGGACAACTCCTGTTTATTCATTATATCAATACCGGTAGCTTCCTTTATTTTTTGGGCAAAACCATTCCATACTTCCCTTTCGATAGCCGCCTCACCATTGTCTTTTTTCAGGCCCTCTTCGCTCTTTAACGCCATATCTTTATTGATCGAACTTATACGTTTAACGAGCTCTTTATTCTGCTGATCGGGCGAAGAGAATTCCCTGTTCTGATTAAAGTATGAATACAGAGATAGGCGCTGGATTGACTCCGGGCTATTGGCAATCTCAGGATGCTCTTTGAATATGGCATGGATCTTCTTACCTATCAGATTATCGTACTCTTGCTTTGCTTTGGCGAAACCGTTCCTGATCTCATCGAAGTGAGTCCCGGTATTGAGTTTATTCAGGAAAGTAAAGTCATTATTGGCTATCCTGGTCATGATCACCGATAGCGCAGCACCACGGCTTCTCAGTTCACCCAACTTTGTTTTAAACCGGCCCTCTTTAGCGCCGCGTCCTCGCTCTTCCAGGTAGTTTACCAGCTTCAAAGCTCCCTCATCACTATTGCCAATTGCCTTAGCTTCGAATATGCCTATGCCATTATGATTGTCATTCAGCAACACATTTTCCAGCACGTTATTGTATAGGCGAAGATTATCGGCAGTCTCTCCATCCAATGGTACGTTTTTTAGCGTCTCCAAACTTTCTTTTTGTTCAGGAGAAAGACCAGGATCTTCGGTATTAATAGCATCTTGCTTAGCTTTCGCAATGTCCTCCAGGTTGTCTCGCAATGATTCCCGGTCGGAAGAGGACCCAGTTTGGATATCCTCCAATATTTTATCAAAGTCCTCCGGCTGGCCGGTTACTTCGTTGGTTATCGGATCGATTGACTTCCTTAAACCTGCATCGTACTCATCCAACGCATCGCTGATCTCACCAAGCTTTTTTACCTTTTCATTATGAGTCAGCTCCGGATCACGAACAATTCTTTGAATACGTTTTTGAATATCGTAATCGTCTGGTAACGTGCTTCCTTTTTGCTCTGATACAGCCGCATATTGAGGGCTTTCCTCTATTGAATTACGGGTATCGACAATATCATTGCCGCGTTGCTTAATATCAAATTCGCGTTCTTTATTAATATAGTCGTTGATCTGGTTTTCGTCAGCCAATGGGATTGACTTGGCACGCTGAGAGTCGTTTATATCCTTTAGGAAAGTTTTAAGTTCCTTGGGGTTTTCTACCCGGTTAGGATTTAAACTGGTTAGCTCCCTGATCAATGATTTTATATTAGCAGGAACATAATCCTTATTGAGTAATCCTTTGGCCTCCTTGATCAGCTTCCGGTTCTCGCCTAAATCACGCATGTAATCTACGCTTGTAACTGCCTTAGACACAAAATCCCTGAATTTATCCAGCCCCTTTTCGGTGGTAATTTTGTTGACCTGGTTGGCGAAAGCAAGTACATCGCGGTCGTTGAACTTAACGCCACCTAACACGCCGCTCATATGAAGCGAAGTGAGTATCCCATTTACTTCATTACGGATATTCTGAAACTGCGATTTCAGCTTTTCGGTTTGCTCCTGGCGCAGGTTTTTCTCCGCATCTACCTTTTCCTGGTAACGGGTGCGCAATTCCGAAAGACGCTTTTGAGTTTCTCCCTTTTTATACGAATCATATTCCAGGAATGCCTGCTTGGTAGCTTCTTTATAATCCGCTAATTTATCAGCTGAAGCTTTCTTCTCAGCCTTTAATTTTTCCTGCCATTTGGCTTTCAGATCAGACAGGTTCTTTTTGGCAACATCCTTACGATATTTGTCATACTCTAAAAATGCCTGCTTCTTTTCTTCGCGTACGCTGCGAACGCCTTCCTGGAAAGCCCTGTTAAGCTCTGCAATTTTTTCACGTACCGGCTTAAACAAACGGTTCAGTTCGTTCCTGGTACGACCTTGTGGATTATTATATTGATCGCGCTTCCATTCACCAAGGCGACGGGCATATTCTGCCATTGTCTCACCCGGATTGCGGTCCGGTTTTTTCATCTGGAACTCGTTGGCGCCATTAACCTGGTCGCTTCTCAGTTTAGAAATCTCAGTATCCGAAAGCAGGTATTTTGAGTTGATGGTATTCAGGAATTCCTGCACGCCCATGTTTTTGATATTCTTAAACTTAGAAATATCAAAACCTGTCTTTTCAAGCAAGTAACGTTGGAACTTATTCCAGACGTCATTTATAAAAGATTTTATAACGCCACGTTTCCCGCTGTTTTTAATAACCTCATCTAAACGTCCGGCACCTTCACGACCAAGCATGGTTACAAATGCCTCATCATTCAGCCTTTTGCCTGATAGGAAATATCCATTTTCTTTTAATTCGGAATGAATATCTTTTGCTTCGCTGCCGTAGCGCTGCATAGCCTCGTAAAGTTTTGGCGCATGCTGTTCGGCCCACCTAGTTAGGATATGGCCGTATTCATGTATTTGCGTATCGCTGTTGATCTTTTCGGGATTGAAGTGCATCACACCATCCTCGCCAACAAATGCGTTAGGGAGATTGCTGGAATGCACTTCAATGCCATTTTTATTCATGGCATCTTCAAAGCTTTCTACGTTGTCGTGGAAGTTCGCCTCTATACCAGGTAATACCTTTTGCAGCAATCCCTTTGCCAGCAGCACTTTCTGCTCCGGTATGGTATCTCCGTTGCTTTTTTGGAACGGAAGATCATCCTCTAGTTCCTGGGCTGTCCTGTTATCGGCGTTTCCTTCGGCTCCTTGGGTGGTTTCGGCAGTTCCGGTTTTTTCGGTGTTACCGGCACCCTCGGCAGACGCGGCCTCGTTGTCAGTCCCCAGCCCAGAGCCTTCAGGCTCGTTTGCAGGTTGATCGTTGCTTCTGCCGCCTGGCTCTTGCCCATTCTGTCGTTCAGTGATAAATTCATGTACTCGCTTGATTTGGTCCTCGCTCAGCACTGCGCCATCGAAGACAGGGTGAAATATATTAAATACCTCTTCCGGATCTTTTACATACTCGTCAAATTGGCTACGCATCTTATCAGCCCACTCAGCGGTTGAAATATTATCGTCCTCGCCAAATGCGTCTTCAAGAATGTCATTAACCAGTTTTGTATTTTCCGGCCCATGCAGTTCTTCTGAAATTGTTTTCACACCTTCTTTGGTTGCCTCGCCAGCTATTCTTTCCACATTCGTTTTAAAAAGCTTTTTGCCGGTAAGATCATAATATCGATCAGCAATTTCCTTTAAAGCTGGATTGCCCTTAGGAGTAAAGAACGTACGTTCACCAGATGGATGATCAATCATGAAGTTGGCGATATCCTCTGCGTGCACCACCGGGTTGCCGCCAAAATATAGCCGGTTAATCTCATCAGCCTGTAAGTGCAAATCAACATTCTTACCTTCACCTTTAAAATAACTCATCCGGATATTAGGAGTTATATTATTGGCGTCGTTGATCTGGGCGAAGTCTTTTGCAGTAGTACGCGGTCCGTACTGGGCTATTGCCGATTGTGGATTGCCAGTATCATGCAGCTCATGCAGCTTATCCAGGTACATCTGGGCTACATGTTCAGGATGGTCCGTCGCATATAGGCGGTTATCCTTTTCAGCCCGATCAAAGCGCTCTGGCTCTACACCAAAGAAATCGTGCATCTCCTGGCGCGTGAAATCGTCACTGGTACCATCACTGAAAGTGGCACGATATTTACCGCCAAATAAACCCTGAATATCTATTAACCCATGGTCTTTTGATTGATAAGTAAATGGCTGACCTATAAGAACGGGCTTCTCTGTTTGCGCAGTGGCATCAGTTCCATTCCCATCTCCAATGGTATGAGCATCTTCCGTTGTGGATATACTTGCATTTCCCTCATTGTTGGATGGAGCTCCTTCATTTCCGGAAGTGCTGATATTATCCGCAATAAGTACCGGCGTACTCTTATTTTCTCCGCTAGCTCCAATTCTTTCCTCAGTGGCGGATGCTTCATTCCCTTTTTGAATAATTCCTTGCTCATTAGCTATATTATTTTGTACGATGTGTAACTTTTGCTCTTCCGGAAACCTGGCTATCTCTTCTTTTGAGTAACCCAATCTTTCAAGCTCCTGTTCATAGGGCTCAATTTCTATGCCAGCCGGTTTAGAAGTTTGCTCCGTGTGATCAAGAAGTTTTTCCTGTGCGTCAGTCCTTGCTTCCACCATGTCAATCAAAGCGTTCATTTCTTCCGGACTTCCTTCGGCTGCAATATTTGGGTTTGCCTCTGAAAGCACATCGATATGGTTCTGTGCATTCTGCTCACCATCTTTCAGGTTTGCAGTAATACGCTCATTAACATCTACAGATGGATTAACGGCTTTATGAGCAATATCAGCATTTTCAAGCAGTCTTGTTTTCAGCTCATCTGGCAAATCTGATTTACCGGCAGCATCAGTAAACCCAAGTATACCATCAGTCTGTATAGTTTGACCGACTGATTTTATGTCAGCTTGCTTTTGCAGTTCCAACTGCTGAAGATGGAGGGTATTTTTATCCTGCAGTGTTTGCGCATTCTGGGCTTCTACTCCTTTCCCAAGCGCCATTACCTGCAGCTCATCGGCAGTCTCAGGTCGGCCAAGGGCAGCATGAATTTCTTCAGGACTCGCTGTAGCAAAATTAGTTATGCTATTGGCCTGTGCCTGCTGCATAACTGAGTTTATATTCTCATTTAACCGGGCCTTTGTATCAGCCATATCCTGGCCTTTACCAACAGCTTCTATGACATGCTGTGCTTCAAAAGGCAAAGCTGTTGCCGCAGATACACCGGCATTTGTCCAGTCAACCGGACGGCCATTAGCAAGGTCCTCTGCTACAGATGATGCCGCGAAAGTGAATGGTGCGGCTACTACTGATTTTAAAGCTTGTTGCGTGACTACCCCATCTGCATTTACTACTCCTGACTTTACCGCCAAATCAAATAGCTTGCCCCCCAATTGATCAGCGGCGCTCATCTGACCCTCCAGCATAGTTCCGCTTTCTACACCTTCCTGGGCGCCTTGTAATGTTCCGAATAATGTTGGCAATACGGCGCCATTGCTTTTCTTATAAGCTTCGGTGCCCTGTTCAGCGGCTTTTGTTAAAGTCAGGTAACGTGTTAAAGGACCGGAAGCCTGCGTAAGTGCATTCTGGAATATTTGGGATTTAGTGAGATAACCACTCGCAGCATCTCCAATAGCATTGAACGCTTGGCCTTCTGCAGTTGCGCCACCGCTTGCGGCAGCACCTATTACAGCCGGTATAGTTTGAACAACGCCCCCGGCAAGTTTACCACCAAAAGTATCCGGAAGGGGATTTTCTTTCACTCCGCTGCGCAACCAATCTGAGGCCCAATTGAAAAGATAACCGGCATCGTATTTATTTACTTTTGACGAATCCAACCCCGGAGTTACAGCATCCAACAACTTATCTACCGGGCGAACGATTGCTGCTGCAAGATCCGTTACCGGCGCTAAAGCATAGTTGAATTGTGAAACAAGCGATTGTGGAGTATAACGCCCTCCTGCTGCTACATCTTCATCCTGGTCTGCTTGGGCTTGACGCTCATAATCTTTATAACCGCGGGGATGATCAACGGCTGAGAGACTTTCATCTTCCTGGTTAATTAAGCCTTGGGTTGACTGACGGCTGATCGGCACTCTGCCTGTTGCTATCGAAGCAAGATCCTGCGCTCCGTGTTCCAATAAAGAAGAACCATTTCCCGTATCTGATGATGACTGGGAAGGCGCGGCGATATTTGATGGCAGCGGAGTAGCATCCGAAAAAGGCGTCGGAACAACGTTCGCGGATGGGCTTTTTTTTTCAGGGGTAGTTTGATCTTCAACCAATAAATCTGAAGATGGCGGATGCCAAGTTTCAACTTGGGTATCACTTGAAGGAGGTGTCCAACGCTGCTTTCCCATTATTTTTTTGTATAGGTCTTACCATCAGGCGCTATGTATTGCGCACCTTTTGGAAGCGATTTATATTGTTCATCACTGGATACCTGAGGCAATGTTGATGCTTGACTACTTGGATTCACAAGCGCTTTCAACTTCTCAATATCAGGACTATCGGAACCAGTATTTTTTTGCAGCCATTCACGCGATGCTTGCGATACTTGCGGAGCATATTTCTCACCAAGGACATGATCAAGATCATCATAAAATTTTTCTCGTGGAATATACATTTGATGGATACGGCCATTTTGATTATTCTTAATTGTAATTAAAGCCGTTCCATTGTTAGCCACTCTATTCCCAATAACTGTTTCTTTAGGGACCATTTCTTCATATTGTCCTTCTGCTGTATTTTTATCTCCGACTATATGCTTAACCTTCGCATTATCCCCATAAATATTCTGAAGCACCTCATTAGGTATATTTCTACCATAGCTTGCGTTGTTTAATGCCTCTTGTGTCAATCTATCCATTACGGCTATTTTATCAGTAGGCGTTCTATTAGGATCATTATTAATCCGATTTAAATCAACTGGCTGAATGTTATCCGTCCCTGTTCCTGTAAAGAAATCATGATACAACTTATTCTTGTATTCTCCAACAGCATTCTTATCAAACTTGGCATCCTTACCTTTTAAACCGGCGATCTCCAATTGATTTTCACGATTGAGTTCATTTTGATGCGCTTGGAATGCCTCTTCCATTGAAAGATTCTTTCGGGTCTGAGCGCCCTGAGCGGCGATAGTGCCATATTGGTTTTCATCAAGTTTAGCCTTTTCCTGCTGATCAGGAGTCATCAAAGCAAGAGCTTGCGTATTGCTCCACTTCTGCGGATCATTGCCGTATTGTGCCTTGTCTTCGGGACTTAACTGGTTCCAGGCATTGAGCATTGCTGCACGCGCTGTACGCCCATAAGAATCGTCCGAACTTAATAAAGTATTATAAGCCTTTAAATAATCCGGGGCCGCAGCTTTTAAACCTTCTTGGGTGAATACATATTTACCATCAGTTGTCGCAGTAGCATATTTTTGCTTTACTGCATCATAGGCTTTTTTTGCAATGTCTGCCGGGTTGAAAACATAAGCCGGGTTTAAAGCGAACGGCCTCCGTTGGCCGAGCGGCGTGTTCCAATAGTCCTGTACTTTCTTCTGGTAATCTTCCGTATTAAAATCAGGATGTGCCTGGACGAACTTGTTATTCTCTTCCATAATACCGCGATCCATCTGGCTTTGCGATATTTGGCTTCTTAACGCAGCTTCCCTAGCCATCAAACTGGCAGCAAGTTCTTTATTTTTTAAAGGGTTCTGAATGACATCGTAGTTATCCGAAATATCTTTAGCCAGGTTAATATATTGATTTGACAAAGGGTCATAATCTCCGGGCGCCAGGTTTTTTAAATCGATGTTCCGAAAGTTATTCAGGTAATCCTGCATGCGTTGGTTGTGCACTTCAGCAAGATATTTATTTGCACCTGCCTGTAAATTAGCTGCATTTTGTAAATAAGCTAAAGCGGTATTATTTTCCGGAAGTATAGCGTCAGTGCCAAATCCGCCCTGGGCAAGATCGGCATCTCCTTTGATGTTTGCTATTTCGCTCAGTGATACCGCCATTACAGTGTAGGGCTTAAGTAGTCATACATTCCACTAAAATAAGGGCTATCCTTATACTTGCTAATGATATCACCCATAGCAACATTCCTTGTAGAATTAATTGCATCTTCTGGAATCTGATTTGATAGCGTTATCGGGCCAACGCCAGCAGATGAAGTAGTCAATTCCGGCATAGCACCTTGTTCTCTTCCAAGCGCCAGTGCATCTGCAGCACCACCCGCAGTACCTCCAGCTTTATCGGCAAAGTTTGTTCTCCCCGAAGTATAGCTGTTGATTGCTCCCACTACCGTATTCAGCCCATCGTTAACACCCTGCTGGCCTGCAGTTTTCTCACCGGCAATGGCCTTTGCTTCATCCTTAAATGGCTCGTATTTGTCAAGCGCCCATTTTTGAGTTTCCTGATCCGCAAGTGCGCGATTGGCCTCCATCAAGGTTTGCAGTTTTTGCGTACGCAACTGATCGCCTGTAGATGCTAATTGGTTTTGTCCGCGCAGGAAGGAATCATAAAGATTGCCAATAGCATTAGGGCCTTGACCGGTTTGGAGTGCTGCTCCAATACCGGTCGTCAACCCACGCTCTGCATTAGTATTGTAATAGTTTTTCTCAGCATCAGATAAGCCGGTTGAGGCCATACTGGATGCTAAGTTCTGGTTATCGTAATATTGTTGCTGGATAGGATAGGTCGGCCTGATATTTAACTTAGCACGGTTACGCGCATCAGAAATCTGGCTATTGCCTTTTAAGGTTTTATATATGCCCAGTCCGGCTGTCGCTGCGGCGGATGCTCCAAGGAACCATGTCATGCTATTTCCCTCACTTCTGATGAATCAATTAAAGGATTAACCCGTTTCAAAATAATATCCTCTTCCACCAGGGCGACGGCTTTTAAAATCTCTTCTTCCGAATCATCTTTTGGAAAATGATCTGTAGGATGAAATGTAAGCCAAACGCAATCTGTCACCGTCCTTAGTACTCTTCTTGTGTCCGGTTCCGTGATACCACGCTCCGGCGATGTAACCAGCTTCCAACCTGTATGCTTAGTGAACACCAATACAATCCCTAAAAGTGACACCCATTGATGTTGTGTGTTATGACATTTACTTATTACTTCTGTACCGGCAGGCATAAATAATTCCCGGCAATACAGCCCTTTGGTAAACGTATGCTTTGCCTTTAACTGGATCTGTGGCCGCGACAAAATAGTTGCTTCCACCATATCCAGAACCTCGTCAACGCTGTAGCGCTCCTCCTTTATTGGGGTATCTTCTGCAACTTCATTTTCGAGGGTTATAACGTCTTCCATTTTATTAATTAGAGGCTGCTAAAATTAACACATTTTTTCCGGAATAATCAAGTTTTGGCGTAGCAACTTGTTGGGCATCCTGAGTGGTTAATATATCAGGATCAATATTGTTCACACCCGTGCTATTAAAATGCCCGTAGGCAAATACCTGCTGCACCAAAGTATTGAAATCCGCCAGCAAATCTTTGGTCCTGCATTGCTTCCGAATATACCAGGCGTTAAGCACTCCAGTTACCGGAGTAATGGCAAACCAACCCATCAAAGCACCATCTGGCATTTCCAGCTTATAGAAATTTGTGTCAGTCGCAAATGAAGCTAAAGCATTCGAAACGGCAATATCCAAAGCCAAAGCAGCATTGTTATTCAGAGTTTTCAGAAATGTTAAATCCTCAGAATACATAGCCCTGATTAATGTTGCTTTATCTTTGGTTAGTACTTTGTGTAACTGCATTATTTTAAAGTAACAGAAGCCAATATTATTATTGGATTTAACCCTTCTATAGTTCTAAATTCTTCATTACCGGCAGTTTGAATAATTAGACGTTCTTTATTGTCAATTACTTCAACTGTTAGAATATCAATTACTTGCTTAGTCCCTAAAATCATTCCAGAAGCAGACTCCCAACATTTTGACAATTTTAAAAATTGGCCATTGGAATTAATATAGTCCAATAATAAAGAATACTGGCCTTTACGGTCAGGTTCTTCTTTTATATCGTTATCAGATACAAATATTCTGATTTCGATACCCGGCTTTGCTGTTACAAACATATTTTTTATTTTAGTCCGAATAAACGTTTAAACTTCCTTTCAGCATTCTGAGCATTCAAGGATGGCATATAAATACAATTTGGCTTGGTTTTAATTTCCTGCCTGCTTTTCTTTACGCCATTTCGCATGAGCACGATATCGGTTTTAACTACTTCAGCTGGCTGTATCAATCCCTCCTTGGCATCGATCTCAAAAAGATGGTGGTTAGGCTTAAGCTGATCTACCTCGTACACTAATTTATTATCCATGGGATTAACCATCTGGGACCGCAATTCTGTCACAGTCAGATTATCCTTTGAACTTATTGTTAAAACTTCCCCCATTTGTAAAATATTTTATAAATAATAACCTTCGTCGTAAAATACCCCCATCACTATATCATGCTCACTTTCGCCAGTTTCAGGTTCACCGTATACAACCATTGGCATATCACCAACAATTGCATCGCCCCAATTAGGACATTCTTCGGTTTCACAAATCTGCTGGCTCATTATATTCTGTCCAATGTGTTACTCCCCTGATGTGCTGACCTTCCATTGTCTGCCATATTTTCAAATCATGATTATAATGGCCAAAATAGCTTCTATATTTATCAAAGCAATTTCTATCTTCGATTAGCCCTATGAAAAAAATAGGCCGGAATTTAAATCTATCAGTCAAAAACGAATAAACCTGCATTATTCCCGGTTGCTCCCGTTCAGGCAATCCATCTTCAACTTTGGTCCAATCTATCATTTTCCGCTTGTGCTTATATGCTGCATTAAAATATGATCAATTTCGCTATAACTATTTAATTGGGTCACATCCCTCACTAACCTGATCCTGCAATACTCCCCGGCGATCTTACCACCGCGATCCACGATCATAGACGGTGAATCATTTTGATTTGACGGATAACTGCCCATATTTCTCAGCAAGGTTGAATAAAATTTATTCTGCCTTTTTCTCACCCAAAACGGCGCCACATAACTGTATAAGTTTGGATGGTTCGTCTTGATTTTATCTACGAAGAACTTGACTACCGGGCTTGTAATGATGATGCATTGGTAAGTCAGATCGCGCTCCTCTTTTGGATAAAATGACAGATCAATAACCTGGCTGTCAGAAACTCCATAAAACTCATTAAATGTATCTACATCCTTTGAATTATGCAAATATGGCACGCCATTTACAAAAGAAATAAATTCATTACCTGATATTGACTTCTGCAGCATGCCATAGAATTCCGGGACAAATGTTTCGAACCTGGCCCATTGTTTCTGCTCTATGCTGAATGTGAACGTTTCGTTGAGCTCAGTAAAAGTCTCCCGCTCCGTATTCACGAAATCGTTAACCTGAGTTGAGCTATTTTTTCGTTTACGGAAGCTGAATGATATCTCCTTGTATTTTGGATTGACACCAACCGTGAGCTCCATTAGATTACTTAAAATCGTCGCCGGATCTAGTGAGTTATTATAATTCCGCTGGTAGTTGAACTTGTCAGAGAAATAACTCTTTACACCCAGATCGGCGATATCAATAGCGGTGCGATAATCACATAGCGCGATGGCCTCCTTTTTTGAATCCGCCCAGACAACGTAGTTCTTATCTCCCTCTATAAACTGGATGGTGCCAGTATCGGCATATTCACATCCAAACATGCTTTCTTTTTTCTGCTGAGGATCGCCTATGATATTATCGGCACTGGCCACGATAAGCCCGGCAGAAGTACTCCTTACCAGCTGCAGATCATAGTCCGTCATGAACCAATCACTCTGGCAGATGAATACGATCAGTTTATTTTGCGCATGCCCGGCAACAATTCCCCCGCGTTCCTGTCCCTTGAACTGCTTCCGGTTACTTCCTCTCCATGTACCGAATCCGTTGATCTGCCCCTGGTTCACAAACTCGTCAGATTTTATAACATCGTCTGGATACCATTGCTGCATTGCCTGGTTGTTTTTCACCAGAACCCGGCCAAGACTGCTGCAGTTGGCGCCCCAGAAATCTGATACGGACGACGACATGAAAGGATGCAGAATAGCTTTGCCTGTACATTTCGAGATATTCAGGCTACGGTTTTGATAATAAGTATCGAAAGCATTCAGCACGAACTGCTTAGCCAGTATTTTACCTTCGCTGGTGAAATACATCCCCGGCACTTCAAAATATGCCTCTTCTTCTTCGCCGTTGCTTGGGGTTGAAAGCTGTATCCAGAACCCGCACTGCTTGCTCAGGGCCAGCAATCGTTTATCAAATGCAATAAAAATATCACTGCCGGTGATTGTAGCATTCACATTGTTGGTTGTGGTAATGCCTGTAGTTTCATCCGTAGTAGAAGTTGAAGTGCTTTCTTCCTGAACAGATTGATTAAAGTCAGAGCCTAATACCTGGAAGTCCAGATAACCGTTGTTTTTAGCAGGGTCAAAGAGATTACCGTTACCATCATCATAGATACGCACAAAATCTCCAGGCACCTGTTGATATTCTACCGTAGTAGAAAAGTTGTTTTGCTTATTATAATCCAGCAATGACTGTATGCTGATCTTTGCCCGGACCGCTCCGTTTCCGTCAGCAAGTATGTTCCCATCTTTATCCAGGAAAGAAATTGCATCCCCAACCCAGTGAAGATATTTTTTATTCGTCAGCTCTTTAGTAACTGAAAAACTTATGTAGGCAAGATCATTAGGTAATATCAAATCCTGTAGAAGGTTCACCACGATCTGCATAGGATTGAAGTTTCCTTTTTGCGGAAAACTTGGCGCATCGATATAACCGATAAAGTTTGCATACTGCACGCGTCCCGCACGGTCCCAACCTTGCACTGAAACGCCATACCGTCCGCCTTCCTTAATACTATTTACATTCTGATCAGCAAAGGTAAAAGAGAAATTAAAAGTCGCCGGATATATTCTTTCGACACAACTGTTACAACCAACAATATTGCTGTCATAAGGTTGTACATCCAGGCAAGACGCCGCACAGGTTTGCATTAAACAAGATCCTGAAACATTAGCATAAATCCTGCCTTGGTAAGCGGCATTTCCGTCATGCGCTATAATCTCAAAAGCGCCGTCAATGCCTGTATAGGCTGTGGCGCCCTGCGTTAAGGTAACGCCGACACCTGCTATAGGAGCGCCTGTCTTACAGTCAAGGACGGTACCACGAATCTTTATTTGCATGCACGGCCCCAGAGGGCCTCCTAAAAAATCGGCTACCGATATATTTTCCTGGTAGTAGCCATTATCCTGTTTGGCATTAAGGTGAATTGCGGTTTCAGCTAAGATATTAGGGCCATTACAATTCACTAATCCGATGAACTGCACTTCCCCTTTATAGGCAGTTCCCATGGCCATATATTCAAAATAATAGCCGTTGTGATCCGTTATCTTTCCGCTTCTTTCATATTGTGCTAAACCACCTAAACCAGCTTTTTTAATATATGTTGCCCGTTCATAAGGCTGCAACGAAGTATCATCTTCCTGTAAGTACCCTTCGATGAACCGCCATAGATTATTGAAAACACCGGCGTTCCCGGATTGCTGAAAGACATACGGAACAAAAAGATAAAACAAACTATTATTTGTTGTCCAGGCATCAAAATCCTCTGTGCAAACATCGACCTCTATTTCCTTTACAAAGTTGTTTACACCGGCCCAGTTTGAAAGGCCAAACATCGCGTTGATATTATTCTTATTGGCAAGACCTATTATGGAGGTCGATGTTTTCTGATATTGGGTATTCAGATCGACACCCTGACGTGCCATACGTGCGATATATTTTCCAGCTGGCACATCAAACTCAAACTTTTGAACTACAAATTTTCCCTGTGAATGAATGGTTTTTAATAGATCGGTCTGCTGATTATTCTGAGCATTAACCGAAAGTAGCTCCGTGAAATTTCCTTGTTTGTCAATGATACCTTGTTTGCCTTCCGCGTAATAAGGAGTGCCAGCCAAGTAACAAATAAAATTCTTGCTATCGCCCAGCGTCAGCCCAAGATAATCATTGAACTGCGTATTAAACGCAAAACCCTGTATTGACCCTCCGTTATTAAAATTGGTAGTTATACCGCCATATCTTAACGTTGTGTCGCTTCCATTTGTCCAGATGAACGCATTTGAGTCTATCTGGCCAAAAGGGCCCACGGTTGATAAAAAGGCATATAGCGTGATCTTGCGAGTCTTAACGACCGAATAACTTCCGACATCGGAAGGGGTATCCTGCACTGCCAAACTAAACTTGGCAAGCTCCGATTTCTCAAAATTATTATAGTTATAAAGATTATCCAAAAGCAGAATGGAATCCCCGGCAGCAGTTAACCCGATTGATACTAATGGCAAATCTGTCTGTATCCTATTGGCGTCATCCTGAACTGCAAGAGAAGTCTCTTTATCGCCACAATAAGTATACTCTATAGTATTATCAGTATGGTCATAATTCAACCCGGCCCATTGGCCATCCCTTAGCCAATATTGATCTGTATTACTACGCGGTCCGAACCGTTCTATAGTGTCATACAGATACCAGTCACCGCCGCATAATCTTTGGTAGAGAAGTACCCGCTCCACGAGTGCTGAGCCAACATTGATCTTGAGTTTCAGGCATCGTGGCAAACCACTTGCATTTAAATTACACGGATTGCTTTTTTGGATGAATGGTGAGCTGTATGGACCGAATACAGACGTACGATTGTCGGTATTCTGAAACTCAGCCGCAAATTGAATCGCTTTGTCGGTAATATTATTGGGTTTCCCTATGTCATCCGCAGTTGGATCGATAGCCGAAACTTCAATAGGAAACATGGGTGGCCTAATCGCCAGGTCAATATACTCCTGCCTGTCAAACTGTGGTGGCCGCAAAGTATAGTAAGGGTACTGGCTGGCATCGTAGCCATTCGTAGCCACGGCTGCTTCGGTATCTATAAAACGCTGCCAACCGAACCCGTCAGTAAATACGAGGAATATCGCTTTAGCTTTCTTTGTTTTAGTTACAGGATCGTTCTCATAATACACCCGAAGCGTAACACGATGCGGAGGAATACGATGTGCTGGATCATTGCTGAATGCCAATATGGGATCCACCATAACGATCTCCCATTTGAGTGTATCGCCATTGATCCGGTAAATACCGTGAAAGTTATTCGAGTTCCAGTTGAAGTAATATATCTGGTTGGTTTCCTTGGACTCATAGGCGCCCATGGTCATATTCTTACCGGCAGGCATTACACCTATGGAAGCTTTTTTATTAGACCGGATTGGCGTACCTAATCCGAAGTTACCCCCTTCACTACCATCAGCGTTGGCATTGAAAGTAACACGGTAGTTCTTTAAATAAAAAGCCTCATTCTCTGAGGTGTACTTTTCGCTTTTATCGGTAACGACATAAAGCGGTTTGCTCCTGGTAATGCGCTGCGCTTCTGCCATTATTAAAAATCATTGTTAAAATGTCCGTGTTCATAATACTGATCGTCCAGATGGGATTGACCGCGATACGCCACGAGTTTCCTACCATAATAGTATTCGTAGAAATCCTTCAACGTCATCCTGTTGATGTTTCTCCTAAAGACAACCACAGCCCTTGAATGCTCATTTTCCCATTTAGCAACTTCACGGTCACTTGCTTTTTTATCCCACAATACAAGTTCTTTCTTTAAGCCGGTCATAAAAGCCTTCAGGCCCAAACGCGGAATAAGAATATCTTTTGTTTTTATAGTCGCATAATAACGTAGCACGATCTTATCCCAAAGAAATTTTTCAGGCAGAATCAACCGGTTACCATCCTGCGAAATATTGTAGGTCGTTTTACGCTCTTTGTAATATTCAGGATGGGAACAACCACACTCATGAGTAAAGCTAATTCCGCAACAATTAGCCTCCAGCTGAGTTCTGTTATGTTCACATTCGACCAGACAACCGCACTCCTTAACTTCCAGTTTGCAGATAAACGACTGAGTGACTTCCATACGGGTATCCGTCCAGGTTCCATTATCGTATACTCTAACCGGTTCGCCTATTTCCTGGAAAAACGAGCCGTCCGGATTTACATATTTACGGGTATACTTGGTAAAGGTTTTCGGAGTATTGTTCGGAAGATCCATAGTCACCTGCTCAGTAATGGTCTCATAGTCTTTAATAGCTGAGCACAACGAATATTTGCATCCGCATTCGCAACCGCAATCATGATCCAGCGAAACATCTACCACGTCATCCTTTAACTTATCATTGAACACCAGTGGCTTGAAACTACCGTCCCTGTCAACATAGTCCAGCGTGGCAAAATCAAAAAAGTCATCTGGAAGCGGTAATACCGGAAGATGAGGATTCAATTTTATCACAACCCGTTTGGTATCTTTTATTACAGCAAGATTAAGGCTTTCATAAACCTCTTTAGCAACTTCAAAATATTGCAGGCGCTTTGTGGCCGAGAAGTCTCCTTCCCTGGACATGATAGATTTGACCGCATCCGCAACTTTGCTAAATCTTCCTGTATTAAAGTTTTCCATTACTGACCCTGTGATATTACTGCAGCCATCAGTTTACAAACTGTCTGGCAATCGTTACTTTGTATGGCCTGCGCTATTTGCGCTGCCACATCGGCGGGGATCGTCAACCCTCCCTGCTGTTGTGATTGATCCTGTGGTGCATCTGCATCCGGATCTTGTTGCTGCGCATAGGCGCTCTGTAAATCAAATCCTGCCATTGATTAAAAGTTTAATATACATTATGCTACCTGGGCAGCTGATATTTTGGAGTTTATTTGCTGTACGTTAGGGTTCTGATCATCGGTTTTATCAACGGGGAATCCCTCTACACGTAATACTATACCCAACACATCATTGATCATATCCCACGCGATATCCTCCGGTACATCAACATCGTCGTCGTCGGCCACATAAACCATTTCTACCTGTTCAACATCCGACCCGAACAAACGTATCTCATTGCTTGACATGATATAAATTAATTCGCCGGTATCGTCCAGAAATTCGTTGGTGCAAAACATAAACTCTGAGCCAGCTGGTGCCTTTGAAAAATTGATGCTGTAATCGATCTTCCCTCCATCGTTGATCGGCGTGATCCGGATCACACCATTACCATCAGGCAACTTAACGATCTTCGTTACATCGAAATCAATATCAACCGTTAATATACCCCGATCACTCTTAGCTGTTTTAAACTCTGCTGCACGAATCTGGTCACCTACAAACGCAGATACATTTCCCTGCTGTCTCTCCTGGATATACCTGGCACGAACAACCGAACCTTTAGCCGCACGGCACAGCACGATAAAGTCACGACGATCTATTTTATGACGTGATTTTACTACGCCATTATTATAGACATCATTGATAACATCAGCTATTACCAGCAACTTCATGTGCGCGATTTAAAGATTAAAAAGTTGACATAAGATAAGGAAATTATATCTGCTATCAATAATAAAAAGGTGTAAATGTTCCACTGGAAAAATATCGAAGCGACGATGCAAAATGTCAAACCGCCCCAAAAAGACGACATACAAATAATACATCCTATCAATGGCTTTCTTAAATATTTCGAGAATACATATTCATCCTCTTCCTTATAGAAAGCAATTCTTCTGTTCATCTGATCGTACTGCATTTTACCGCCGTAGAATTCTTTTATCCAGTTTTCTGCTGGCAATGTGCTACCATTGCCGACAACACGCCAACCTCTTACATGAAAGCCATCCTGCCAAAAATCATCCCAAATCACTACTAGTCCATTGTCCCTGGGGAAGGTAGTAGTATCCAGTACTTCTTTAGCAAAATACCTTCGGCGTTTTTCAGTCTTGTGAAGAAACTTATAAATCGGATAAAATATCATTTCACTATCGTCATCCGTTCCGTCTATTCTCTTGGTTGTTTTTCCTTTGGCGGAAATAAATATACCATTGATGAAAATTGCCTGAATGAATAGGAAAAGTATCCAGTCAAGTAAACAAACGAAAATATCTGCCGCAGTTCCCATATTATTTTGATTTTACAAGTGCCATATAGTCTACAGCAGGATTCTTGTGATTAGCAATCAGCTGTTTAAGCATATCCGAATCTTCAGGGCCAAACATAGGCACCTCTCCCGGCTTAGCAATATTACGTCCAAGTATTGCGTTGATCTTAGGATCTCCCTTCGCGCGTAATACGGCGATATCAGACCCAGCAAGGTTACCATTTGGATAGGTACGGTAATATTGCGGTTCAGCATCGTAGTCGACTGGGTTATGAGCCCATCCGCCAAGCCAATTAGCAAACTCCGGGAAGTTGCTCCACTTCATGCCATCCTTGTTGAACTTTTCCATGTCGTCCTTAGAAATACGAACTCCATATTTCCCTATAACGACGTTTGGATCGGCAGTCATTTTATAATTCATACTGTCGCCTGGGCCATCGTCTGCGGATGGCTTCTTTAACAATACTGATTTGTAATAGTCGTCTGTTGGCTGCATAAAACTACACTTTAAAATAAACCAATCTTCTTTAACTCCTGACCACCATCACGCAACTCCCCGTCCCTGGCAAATATAGAATATAAGGTGTACAATCCCTTATAAATATAAGCATGCGCATTGTCGCGCCATTCGCTTTCAACTGCTCCTTTCATATCCGGATCATAAGAGTAACTCTCATCCGGGTTCATCGAATAACCATAGCGGTATGTTTTCGGCATACGAATATAACGAAGCTCCACGAAAGGAATGTCAGGTGGCAAAACTTTTATGCTTGACCCTTCAAAATCGCATCCTATAGGATCGATCAGCGTTGGCATTTTAAAAGAATGAGTGGTGAGGTCATTGTATTCATCAACATCAACCACGTCAAGATCCTGACATACGACATGTTTCCTTGCAGCCATTTCCTTTAACTGATCGTCAGTTGGAACTTCGCCATCCTTAATATCTTCAGGCAAACAGAAACGGGTTTTCTTAGGATCGTTCTTATCTTCCAGGAAGATCCCTCCGCCGGTAAAATGACGATAGTCATCAGGAAGTTCGATTACACCAAACTGGACAGGCACAAGCTTCTTTGCCATGAACGGCTTGAGAAGATCGACAACGCTACGGTTTTCCGGATAAACCTTAACGCATTCATCCATTAGCCATGAACTCACCAGATTATAATGCGTGTCAAACACATGGATAGGGTAATGTTGATTCTGCTCTGCATTTGCTGTCGATAAAACAGCCTGCAAAGACCTATCCATGGAAAGAACCGGAATTTCGTTCATTTATAAAATATTTTACGGCGTATCGATTTCTATACTTAATACATCCGGAGCGCTTACACCGCCGGTAGGCACCGTCAATGTAATATCCGATAATCCTGATAACGGTTGACTATCTAAAACAGTAGTACTATTCTTAACCAGTTTCAAATGAGCCGTTGGCGGACCTAAAGTTCCACTTGGGGTCACCACTATACTGCCTGCAGATACGGCTGCAGTATAGTCAGCTTTACTGGTGGAAACAACGACACCGGTAAAGCTAGCAGGAATCCCTGTCGCAGAACCTCCGGTAATTTGCAAGGCTATACCATATCCGGCCCAAACGTAGAAGTTATTTACCGTTCCACTGGAAACAGGGACCGTAATAGTAGGCATCCAGTCGCTCACAAACCTTGGCGATGAAGTATTGTCACACACGGCACGCACCTGGAATGAATATGTTCCTGTCACCCCTGTTGGTATCGGAATATTAAAGTTACCGCCCGGCGCACCAAAATCATTAATAACCGTGGTCTGACCACCAGTTGGATCAGTCATCAATACTTCTACAATAGTTTGGGATCCCGAAAGTGCAACCTGGACGCCGAAGTTCGCGCCATTTAAGCCTATATTAACAGATAGCGGAACCACGCAACCATTTGGCGACGCGCCTGATACCCATGGAGAGTATACACCATTTGAACATAGCTTACGCACCTGAACCTCGTATTGAGCGTTAGTAAGCCCTCCGGAACCTATTGCTATTGGCAATGCACCTGCAGTTGTATTTACCTGGGTGAAGGTCAATCCTGAATTGGCTATCCTGTAACGTACCTGGATGACCGTTGAACCATCACCGGTATCGTTTGCATCAACAGTTAATGTGCCTGAAGCAAATACTCCTGAAACGTTCGTTACTGGTGCACAAACAGCCCCAGCGCATCCCTGAGATATACCACATAGCTGAGATGCCAAGTCTGAACTTGCTGTAATTTTTGTCAATATAATTGAAGCCAACTCATCATAACTAACCTTTGCACATGATCCCCCCTTGGTACCGAGTATGCCATCGGTCGAAACCAGCATTTTGTCTACCGTACCAAAAAGCGAATTGATATTCACGCAACTTAATCCGGCTGCATTTAACCTGGTAAATAATTGCTGCTGAGCCAGGATCATGTTTTTCAGCACGTCACTTAACTTTGCAGCCTGATCAATAGTGATTTTATTGACAGCCGAGTAATCACTGTTGAAGCTATACTGCTGCAATCCTGCCACACCGAACGCAATTTCAGTCGTGTCCAAAGCACAAACATAATCGAATAACAGCTGAAGTAAATCCACCAGGGATTTTGTATTCGTTGAAAATAAATAGGTCTTCGTTGAGGTATTTCCGGAAACGACCGTGCTTACCGTCAGGGTAGAAACTTTGAATGTATTAGCCAGAGACTGAATAGTAACGGTTCCAGCCGTGTCATCCTCATTGACTGTAAAGGTTCCTTTTGAAAGACTATTAAGCCAAGTAGATATACCAGAAGGGTTCAACAATGAAAGTCCATCAGGCGCGGCCACACTTGCTCCATCAATAAATATCGCAGTTATAGTCTGAACGCCGCTTTCATTGATCGGAACTGCCAATATATAATCGGCACTTGAAAGATCGATGATGCATTTTCCGTCAAAGCTATTGAGCGCATCCTGGAAAAGTGTCTTATCAACTATGGCATTGAATAAGGATTTAAGATTATCATCCTCATCAATAGCCACCAAAATATTTTCAGCCAGCACACCATAATTCAAGGAGATTGCATAGATGTTTTGACAACCCGACTGCGTTAAAATGACATTAAAGGCCAAGTCATCATTGTCATTAGTAACAGCTGTAGTTGCACCACTGATCGTGTAAGTGGTATTGCTTCCTTCCGTTACTACATCTACGTCAATTCCGCATCCAGCGGCTACTACAATAGTTTGAGTAGCATCTACCGTGCGCGGAGAAATTAATTGCGCTCCGCAATTACAGTCACATCCAAGAATGTCAGCTATTTTCAGTATTTCTTCCGAACTCGAAAGCCCTATTTTTTCTTTTGATAGGGCCAGATAAACATAAGGTGATATTATGTCTAATTGAGCTTTAGCCGATTTGCCACGTTCAGTATTGGGCCATTGCTGGTAAATGTCAGTGACTGCTTCTATACAACAAATCACGCTGGCCAGACCGGTATTGCAATTTACCGAAAAGTTAAGTTTAGTAATATATTGAAGCTCCAGGAAAATCCCATCCTGAAGATCGTAAGTTGCAGTAGTTGTATTTTTTACAATATAGTCTCCGGTATAAACAGAATCCGATCCGGAGATTAAGAAAGGTGTGACTGTAAATGCCTGTGAATCTAAGGTGCCCTGAGGGTAATAGAAATTTCCCGATTTAGATACAATTACCGGCGACTTGCCATTATAAGATAAATTTGTAGTTTCTGTTATTTTTATACTTGGTGAATCGCAGTTGATATCTGCAGTTAATTGTCCTGGAATGGTACCATTTTGAATCGCTGCCGCTTCACAAATATTTTTCTTTACTTCTACAGTAGTTAATGTTCCATCCTGGTCCTTTAAGGTAGCAGTGATCTGCCACCATCCGAACATAAAAAGATTGTTTGGAATGGATACTGTCTTCGTATGCCCGGCAAGTGTAATGTCCGGAGAGTTAAAATCAATATCCTTGATCGTAATGCCGCTTGGATCTACAACTTTAAAAAATATACCTTGTATGGTGCCGCTTGGTTTAAAACTAGTATAACCATCAATGACAAATAATATTTGCTTGCTGGCTAATTTAAACGTAGCTCCGAATCCGAAGTTTACAATATTATCCGAGTTTACTGGAACTGGGTTCATCTTTTCAGGATTATAGGAATTTAAAAAAAGGGACTGGAGAATGGTTACCCGCTCAGCCAGCCCCCTCTGGGTTGGGAAGAATACTACACCTGGTGAAGGGGTAGAATCTTTGGCAATTCAGCTGCTAATTCCCTCCGCAATTGCAGCCACCGGTTCCGGTGCCGTCTTTTCCGCCGTCTTTCAAAATCACATTTTTCATGATCGTCGTTATAAAATTAATAATATGGTTAAAAACTCTCTATTAATTATAGGTGATCGTTAAGATCGCCCCATACACAGAAGTAGTGGTTAAAGTAACCACACCTGATGCCTGCGTAAAGGTACCGCCTGGCGTTGTCCCCATGGCAGTATTTGCAGCTGTTACCACTCCGGCCAAAGTCGTCGCCTGGACGCTAGGATAGATGGTGCCATCGGCATTAACAGTCAACACATAGTTTGTCATGCCACCTGGCAACGCACCTACAGTATTCGAGTTGAATACGCGTGCGGTTTCGCCGGTCAGCAAGTCGGCAGTTGATGAATGCAGCACATCCGGACCTAGCGGAACAGGATCCTTATACGATGAGAACGTATAGGTAGCGCGGCCACTGGTATAACCGGTCCGTAACAACGTGCCCGGAATGATATACTTCATATAATCCAGGTTAAAATCCTGGAACGCTACGGCACCATTATCCTCTTCGCGGGTCATGGTATAGGTTGCGGCAACCGGCGGAATATAGGCCGGAATGCTGTCATAAGCAGAAGCAAGACTTGGCGTAGATCCGCAACATGCATTACATGCGTTGATCACTAAATCGACTGTCGCGACATTGAGCAACGTACCAAGTCCGTCAATTGACACCCAAACGCCTTGCAGCGCATTGATATCATTCGGATTGGTAAAGGTCACCTTATACTGCTCAATCCCGTCACTTTGCACCAGCCATGCCAAACGCGGAGTGCCCTGCATTAAGGCGCAGTTGAAGGATTGCAGAGTTGTACAGTTGCCCAGGAACTCTTCGTTCTGATAAAGGACACTGGCTTTAAAAATAACTCCCATTTCTTTATGGTTTTAATATTAATTAAGAACTTCCATTAATTTTCCGTTGATCTCCTGAGCCTTCACATAAGCCTCATATATCTCCGGCTCTAAGATGCCTTCCGACAGGAATTGAATCTTATCAGTGGCGCTTATGCCTTGATATAAGAACTCTTTTGCTTCGTCGATGATCAGTACTGCGTCTCCTTCTTGTGTAAAGTCTAACACCCGGTTGCTCTGCATCTGTTCAAGTATAAATTTAAAGCGGAGTTTGGTAATCTCGATCACCCGAAGGAAGTTGTCAAATTTCTTAACCTCTTCCAATAGCTGATTGAATATTATCTCATTCTGCGCCTGCGGATCTAACTCAAACAGGTTTGCCAATACCGCCAGTTTTGCTTCGCTGTTTTCAGCTTCCAGCACGATTTGTTCAGCCTGGTTGCGACGTTTCATATCGCTCACCTGAGAACGGTTAAGGTTTTCCGGATTGTACTCACAGAATAACTGCTCACGATTATTTGGATCGCGTGACACGTTATCCTTATTGTACGTGTGATGCCTGATCATTTCAATCAGCGGCCCGTCTGTTTCCCTGTTAAAGTCATTCAGACCGTTGCTGATGCTTATCTGGGCATCCTCATCCGTTACACGCAGCTTAAGCACGTTGTCCTGGTATTGTTTATCCAGGGACGAAGTACCGCGCATATAGCGTATCTCTACGGGCCTGCATTCGGCAAATTCTTTTTTGCCTAAGTCATGCTTCTCGCCCCATTTGTGAAAAACCAACTTGCCGGTGGGCACGCCATTCTTCAGTTCCTGCCAGGCCCATGCTCTTGAAAAGTTGGGGATTTGTATCTCCCCAACCTGCAAGATCATCTTCGAAGTCTGACCGTCAGGCAACCCCGTAGTTTTATTTAAAAAACCTTCCTCAATTTCTGATGGTACTGCGCCCATCACCATTATCGAAAAATATTTACTCATTTTCTTTTAGTTTAGCATTCTTTCCCTAGAATTTACACAAAAACGATTAGCAGGTAGCTTTCCTGATGGTACCCATTTTGCTTGCGCAATGGATCTCCATGCCATAAGATGTTTTTACAAACACGTTAAGGTCACGGCAACCACGTTGACGGGTATCATCCGGCCATATTTTATCCTGCCATGCAGATTCAGCACCTTTGATGTTAACGAAGGTTACCGGAGCAACATCATTACCATTGGTATCTTTAAATGTACATGCAGGCAGCATCAGTGCAAAGTTTTCCTGGTAAGCGCCATAACGACGGTTATCAAAGGTATCGATCAGTTTCGGGGTGAACATATACCCGTAAGCGCTGAAAGTACCGTAGTCATACCAGCTGATCGCACGTTTGCCTTCACCACCTAAGCCGAACAACTGGTAGTTCTTACCAATCTCAGTTGCTTTGATCAGTGCAGCCATAGCATCGTTCCAGTCGAACTTGAATCCGAAATCATGCAGCAACATATAATCAGTACAGCCATTAACTTTACGTAAAGCTTTGATCATGTTGAACAACATAGATTTTAAGGAAACACCGTCTCCCGGATCATAACGACGTGAGAACATGCCCTGACTATCTGCAGTTGGGATAAGGCCGTCAAAACCCTGGCGAAGCACGTCATCTCTGCGGCCCCACAATGAGTTGATGATCTTATTGTCTTTCAGGCGAACCAGAAGTTCTTTGGTAATCTCAGGCAATGACCACATCTGAATCTTTTCACCAGTAACCGGGTCGATACCTTTAAACAGTTTGAACTCTTTGTCGTATGCATATCCATCCAGCTCATCTTCAGAAATAGGAATCATATCTTCGAATTTCTGGATAAAGCCTTTACGTAATGCAGGAGGATTCTTTACGAAACCAGAACCGGTGATACAGTTACGGTCGCCTTTCTTATACATACGCAGGGTATCCATAACAAGCGTATAATAAGGGAACTGGCTAAGGTCAAGCGTTTCACCATTAATCGGTGTAAGGCCCACTGTATGGGAACCGGCAGTTGTCTTCGTGGTATTGGTAATGTTGACAACCTGGTTAATTTCCTTGATATAACCACGATATCCCTTTTTAGGAGGAGAGTATTTACCACCACGGGAATAATCAGATTTGTCAAGGTTTGCGGTAACTTCTGCGCCTGGTGCACCTTTGGATACACCACCAGTTAAGGTAATGGCCAAGGTAGTAGGTTCGCAATATTCAGTCCAGTAATAAGGATTAGTTAACACTTCACGTTTATCCTGGCTAATCATAGCCTGAATTTCCGCAAACATACCTTCTACACCTGAGTCCTTATAACACATGATTGTGCCATCGCGCAGGGAAGGCTGTAATGCGATCTGAGCAAGTGGATCATACCACACAAGCTGCGACTGACCTTGCATAACGGTATCGATATTGAAGGTACCGGCGTCGCACTGAAATCTTTTTACGAGCATCTCTTTTGAGTTTAATTGTTAATCAAATGGGTTAATTATGCAAATGCCTTTTTAAGCGGTTGCTGCTCTTCCGGTGTAAGCACGTTTGAATCTGTCACTACTGGCTTAGCCGCTTTTTGCTCCTCAAAGGGCGCCTTTGCACCAACAGAACCTTTTTTCAATCCTACGCCTTCCCGAACATCACCAACTACTTTGGTAATTGCATCGATATTCTGAAAATATATCTCCTTTTTGATCTCTCTTTCAAACTCAGCACGTTGCTCAGCGGTGCCTCCTTTTTCAAGGAAATCGTCGAAGTAATGGTTTTTAACGAACATGCGCTCTAAAGCATCCATGTCCACATTTTTCAAGACTACAGTGGCCTTATTTTCACCTTCACCAAATGTCAGTTCTTTCGGTACTGAATCGGCGATGGTTGACTTAACGAATTTTTTGAATTCGGGAATGGCCACCGTCTTGCGGTTCTCATCATCGAAAACCTCTTTAACATCATTATACTTATCTTCCAACGGCTGGATGATACTTTTTGCAGCAAGGTCCAGGTTCTTTTTGCCTATATCCTGAAGAGCTTTATTATCGGATTCGATATGATAAAGCTCATTGAACGCATCGCGGGTCTCGTCTTCGGTTGCCGGATTAGCTTTACCATCGCCATCGACGCGGCTCTTATTAGCTTCCTGGAATTCTTTTTTGAACTGGTTATATACCAGATCCTTCGGTTCCATTTTTTTCAGGGCATCCAACGTGGATAGCTCTTCATTGGTGAAGACCTTGTTTTCTACAGCGTACTTATTAAGCGACGCAGTATAAAGCTCCTGCTTTTGCTTTTTCTGTTCCTCAGTTTCAACAACCGGGTTCAGTTTTTCGGCAAGCTCGGCTTCCGACTTAACACCATACTTTTTAAAGAGCTCCTGCAATGCAGAATCCTTGATCTGCTTTTCTTTAGCCTCAGCTTCCGCTTTTGCTTCTGCCTCCGCAGCGGCAGCTCTTTCTTCCGGGGTTCTTGTGTCGCGTGCAGCTTCCTGCAATGCTTTGATCTCTTCCGGAGTTTTATCTTTATTTTCGTCAGCTATCTTAGCATCCTGTTCCGCCAGCTTTTCTTCGTCAGTTAAGGCAGCGACACGTTCTTCCTCAGCTTTGGCTTTAGCCGCAATTTCTTCTTCGGTTTCAGTAGCAGTTGCCGCGGCGCCTTCTTCAGCAGCAGGCGCAGGTGTACGGCCATCACCAATGGCACCCACCTCATTTTTTGGATCGACTACGGCCTTCCCACCACCGTCTTCTATTAAAGCTTCATTTATCATGTTTCCCAGAATAAAATATTTTACAGATTATGCTAACAAATATATTTGGAATTTGGAATCATGGAGATTGTGCTTATATTTATTGCAATCAATTACATTACATATGGCCTCTAAAAGAGATGAAAAGTTTCCAATAATTGAGATACTTCACGGCGTACCTATAAGGAAATCAAATACGATATGCCTGCGGTTTAGCGAAGACGCATACCGCGATCTCGTAATTCAATCTCATAATACTTCATTGAGCGTTAGTAAAATCGTAATTTTACGGAATGGACCTTGCCAGGAATGCGGCTGCGACAACGTAACAGTTGCAGTGCTGAAAAAAAGAAATGGCTATCGAATTCAAGACAATGGGAATAACCTCGTAAAAAATGGCAAAGGACAACACGATACTGGAGAGAGCCAGGATATTAAGGCACAAGCTTGACGGAGACTGGAAAGTCGACTTTGAAGAGATGGGTATCTGGGAAGATGTAGAACCGCTCTATGCCCATGTCGAATCCAAAAAAAATGCAAACATTATATTTATCTATATAGTATTCGCCTACCATTCTAAGTCAGAATACATCAATCCCCACAAGGACCGGTTGGAAGTTAAACGATCTATCATGCGCAGGTTCGCCGGTAAAGAATCGCTTGACAAAGAACTTTTCCTGGACGCTGTTCTTGGCGGCGATGCAGTAATTGACAACCTGATCGAATTTATTATTAACGATCAGCGCGACTGGCGATGGAACACGATTATCTCCAACATGGAGTTTGCATCCAAGGTTACCGCCAAATCCCGTACCGAAGATTTCAAAGAGTCTGCCGACCTGTTGGACCTGGCTGATAAGCGCCGGGAAAAAGCAGACAAACTACTCGAAGAAATTCGCCGGGACTTTGTTGAACTGGATGGCAGCCTGGATCAGGAAGGCAAACAGAAAATAACCGAACGTACGCAAGATTTTATGTCCTGGGAGATGTTCGTTAAAAAGAAAAAGCTGGATGACGCAGCCAAAGAAGCCGAAGATCGTGAAAAAGCTGCCAGCAAAACAAAACGCAAAAAAGAAGAATATGACGATTCGCCTATTTAAGCTGCACTATCCTGTTCCGTTGCCGCCAACTTTTTATCAAGATGGTGCTGAACTACTTTTTCCTCTATCTTTTGCTGACCACGCATTTGTGTGGTGGCCGTAGTTGTTTGACTCTTGATGCCTTCCAATAGCTGAGCAATCTTATAGTCCCATTGCTTCATCATTTCATGTGTTACATAATTACCTTGGCTGGTAGCATTTATCTGAGCAATCTTCAAATCATTCTCCATCTTAGCCTGAGCTGCCTGAGCCTGCTGTTGGGCCTGCTGCTGAGCAATCTGTTGAGCCTGCGCCTGCTTCAATTTAAGCGCCAATATACCATAAGCCTGCTTAGCATTTTCGATGATAGAAAGATAAAGCACAACATCCGGGGTAAGCACGCCAGCTGCAGCCATAGAATCCGCCACCTGCATAATCTGCTTTTTGAATTCGTCGGTAAGCTGGTTTTCCAAATGCAGGTGCATGCGGTGCATAGGGATATCTTTGAGTGATTCCAGCGCCATAGCATTTGCCTGTCCAACGATATCCATTAAGTTTTGGAATCGCGGACTATTCTCACCTTCGTCAATAACTTCCTTAATATAGTACATCAACCAGTCGGCCACGTTTTCCACGGTCGATATATAAGCCTCTTCCAGGAAATAACGTGAATTGCTCCCGGCTGCAAGGCTGGCGGTAATACCACCGAGATTGGTTCTTGCCTGGGGCGCCTGACCTTCTGCAATCGGATTGATACCCAACGATTGGGTCATCATTTGGTATAGGCTGGTGATCAAACCAAGTCGCTTAGCGGCAGTATCTAACGAGTTAAGGTCAGTCTTAACAAATGGTTTGATATCAATTGCTTTGCCCTCCTTATCAACAACAGATGCCAAACCGCTGCCTGTCTGGTGAAGCATTTTAATATACTCCATGGTTTTCTGCTGTTTGTTCATTCCTTGATCTGGAATATCAACCCACTCCATCATGGCCTCAATAACTTCCTTTGCCCAGATAACACCATCCGGACGGGAGTTGGCAATGTCATTTTGGAACTGGTGCCACAAATGGATAATATCATCCATGTAGGTATGCATAATCTTGGAGAAAGACATGCGTTTGATCTTATAGCCTCTTAACGAAGCCTTGGCATATTTAAAGTCTTCGCCTTCACGCTGCTGATCCTGCAACAATCCAAAATCATAAATGAAAAGAGACTGCTCCTGGAATCCGGTTGTACCACTGGCTGAAGCCGTATCTGTAAGGGTTAATGGCTGATAGTAGAATTTATACCAAACGTTGTAATGCTGCTCGATGCGTTTAGCCTGTTTTAAACGACGCCCCGTTTGAGTAGGTGTATAATTATAATCATCCGGAGACATTTTTTTATACATCTTGTTCCCGTTGTCGGTATATTCGGAGTACACATCCATATTTTGCGTCTGGCACTCCATATAGCCGATACGGCACTTAGCGGCATTACGCTGGAATATTTTCAGATCGCTGTAGTTTGTTGAGATGTTGTGGTACTGCCGGTTCTTGATGAAGAATTGTTTCTTCTGCTCATCGGTCAGCTTAGCCCCGAAACGTCTTACCCATTCCCCAAAGGAAATATCTTTTTCCATATACCAAAAGGTAATGTCCGACATATCCGGAAGTACAAAGGGGGAAACGTAAACATAAGAAGGGTCAAGGTAATCTATAACAGGATAGCCGGTCGTGTAACTCGTGGTGCATTGAACCGTGTGGCAATTGAAGTTCTTAATGTCTGGGATAATCTGGGCCGCGATGATTTTCCATTTGTTGATCACCTGCATGAACTCCTTGATACTGATCTCTACCCCGATCTCAGCGCCATCCTTGTAGATATAAGTGTTATATAGCGCCAGCTGCTCATCGTTCCAGATATTAGCCTTTAAACTATCAACCACATCTACTGCGGGTTGCGTGCGTCTTTTCTTAGGTGAAGTTTTTGCATCTGCCATTTGCTTAATAAACCGGTACGGACTTTCATCCGGGCGCAACTGGCGAATACCGAAATGCTTATTCATGCCGTTAACGAAATTGCGCATCTGCGGCATGCCTAATATCTGGGCATTATCCTTTTCCTGCTTAAGCATCGAAAACTCATCCGAAGCTTTACACACAATATTCACCGGTAGCTTTTTTAGCTCGGCCTCCTGGATCGTTTCCAGGTGAGCATATATCGGACAGGTATCCCACTTACTTTTAAAATACTCCGCACGACCGCCTTTCTTATTGCCTCTCTCGTCAGGTAGTACAGGGTCAATAAATTCTTTATAGGCTTCGACGTCAATGATGCCCTGCTCCAAATCCCGGTAGAACTTCGCCTCTCTCGCTTCGACCAATGGCTTGCCGATCAGCTTATTAAAGTAAAGCATCTGAGCTGCCCAAAACTCGTTCTTGTCTTTTACGGGGATGAAATTCAGGGAGTCATAATAGACATACCTGGTTTCTTTGTCAGCAAGTTTGTCTGATGAAGTGTCTGCCACGGCGAGTATTTTTGCTTAAAATTAAAAATAATTTATGAATACAGAATTTTTTCTATATTTACCCTCGCCAATAGGACAGATTGTGTTCTTATCAGTTACATGTGAATGAGTCCGCTTTTACCCAGGCGGACTTTTTTAATTTAAGTGAATGATCGGGCTCTCCGACTTTTGCGCCTCAAACCTAACCGTACTCAATATATCTTTCTCAATACAAACGCTGATCACCTTGTCGTATACCTCACGTTCATATAAAGAATCAAATGGCACAAGGACCGTATCGCCTTGCTTTATCCGGCTATTCTCATGCGCGAAAAGACACCGCCTCATCACCGCATCACCTTCGTAAACAGGAACCAATATACCGTTCTCATTCTCCTCGAACGTTCCATCGACAACTGCATATTCCAGGATGACAAAAGGATCTAATGGGATCACTTCACCATCATCTTTTACAATGCCAAAGATAACGGTTATTTCATCCAAATCTCCTTTACGCCAGATATACGTATCACGTGGCCGCTCGTTGGTAGCAGACAATAAATAATCGTCTTCATGATAAACGTTCTTGGCAATCACATCTACCAACTTTCTTTCACCATCGTTAAATAAAATCCGCGCCGTTCCTGTATCGACAGTATAATCTACCATCACAACATCGCCGGGTTTAACGCTATCAATCTCATCTCCCACTGCGACAATCTTAGCCAGATGCACGCCTTGCGAAAAATGCTCATCCTTATCCCTGCTTTTTTCAAATGTCAAAGTGAGCCTGATCTTTTCGCCTTTAGGACCAGGTATTTCCTTATAAAATATTTTATCGTGGTCAGTCTGCAATATCTCTACTATTGCATGCGTAGGTAAGCACTCCAGTTCCATTACTTTTTCATTATGGCATCCATCAAATTCTCTTTCACTGAGTAAGCTTCACCGGTTTTTAATGGAGGCAAGTTATGAAACGCATAAATTTCCCTCTCTCTCAGCATTGTATACACAAATGACCCTATTGCCAAGTCCATTCCAGACCCTTCGCCGAAAAAAACTCTCATTCCCGGCTTGGCTTTTACGCAATCTGGACCGACAATTTTAATAGTTCCCATATTGGGCTTTTTTCTAGCCGTCTCAGGTATGGCTAAGCCACCTTTTGTTTCATTGACTACCGGATCTCGCTCAATAAATATTATATCGGCGTTCGGATCAATAAATACATTACTTTTTTCTTCTTTTACCATGATTATATATGTTAATATTCTTCCTCAATTTCGACTTTTCCCCTTGTCTTTAAACCAAACAAGGTATTGAAAGCTGAACGTTTGCTTACATCCAGGTCGCCCTCCTCCAGGTTATTAGAATAGTATATCTGATCCATAGCATGTTCCATCATAATGTTGGCCATAAATGTATCAAATTTTCGTGTATTTGTAGGATCAAACTTTTTAGCATCTTCGAGTAACGGCAGTAAACCGATTGTCTCCAGCCAGTCCATTTCCTCTTTGGTCTTTGGCCGCTTGATATATGATTGGAATCGCTGCACACCATGCTTGATCACGTTCTTTTGATTGTCTGTCCAAAGGCCGTAAGTGCCCTTCTTTAAATCCTTCAGCAGGAAGTCAAGCGCCTTCATTTCTTTGAACCACTTGTAAACTCCAGGCACCTGGGCCTCATGCATGATAGGGAATCCCCAAAACTTAGCCGCCTTGTAAGCTTCATACGATGGCAGATCAGGATCATCATCACGGTTCAACCACATACCGGCATACCGGTTAGCGCAGTTATTACCGAAATAATCAAACTTGTATTTAGCTATGATGGCCGCTTTAGATATCGAATCAGATGTGGTTTGCACCTCAGCGAATTGTACCGGGTCATATCCGATTGCCCCTTCCGGAGATTTGGTTATTTTCTTAAAGCCATCGTAGTCCTCTCTCCACCGGTTTGAACGATCTTCACCGGTAAGCATTCTTTTCTTTGGCTTGATCGAAATTGTCCAGTAGCCTTTGCCGGTATCTTCGAAGTGAACCCTACCGTCAGTATCTTCAATTAACTCAGCTTTTTCAATGAATGGTTTATCAGATGATTTCTTAAGCACAAAACTCTTAACCTTCTTGATCACATTTTCAATACGGATAGAGTCGAAGGTACTGGTTCCCTCGGCAGTTGCCATTGCCTCGTCTTCGGTAAGCGGCTCACGACGTACCTGGTTAACCCAGCCATTAGAACCCTCTTCATAGTTATTCCGCTCGTTACGAATTACCGCTTCGGCTTTATCTTCATTAATGAACCCGTACTTATCTTTAAAGTCATCGCCGAATTTAGAGTAGATGGCCGATACGAAATAAGGGTAAAGCCCAGTCTTAGTAAAACCGTTTTCGTCACGGGCCTCCGGATTGGAACTGCGGTAGATTTCAATTCCTTCCTCAATAGCTTTTTTCTGGCTCTTAGAGTCACCCAATGTTGACAGTAATGATATTAACCCCTTGATACTACCACCGACTTCCAAACACTTTAAATGCGTTTCAAGGAACTCTTTTGGCGAACATGATATCCACTTCCAAATCTCGTCACCTACGATATAGTCCATCTCGTACGCGTCAAAAGCTGAAGCCGTTGTGCCACTTGGGAAAAGCTGACCGTTTAACTCTACTGCATCATAGAATGAGTAGTCATCGTCGTCGTCAATGCCTTTAGAGGTGAGCTGCAGGATCTGCTGAGGTTTTTTATTATTTGGCTTGTAGAATACTGGCCGCATCCAGGGTGGACGCTTAACAAAGGAATCTACAATCGGGTTGAAGAGGGACTTCTTTGTTTTCTTTTCTTCGATGGAGACAAGGCCGACGAACCTGTCAAAGTCTTCCACGAACCGGTAAGTGCCTTCGGTTTGTTCCTCCATTGACATACCGTAACGACGGCACTTAGAGAATACGCGCCCCTTGCACTTTGGGTCCTTCCAGGTAAGCTCCCTAAATAAAAAATCCTTCCGCTGGTTATCCAGGTAGAAGGCTTTCTTATTCTTAAATGTCATATTCACCAAGTGGTCCCAGTGAATGCCGTTGATGTATGTAGGCTCTCCATTGTTAAAGAACCATGCTCCTTCGGCCCACTTCTGGCGCTGATCTTCTACATAATGAATACGCTGCTGCATACTCATTCGTTTTAGATCAGGGAAAACCGGAGAGCGCCAGTACTGCTCTTTCTTTGGCTTATCAAAATAAAGTATATCTTCCTCCCTATTTGGTTGGGGAGGAAGGACATACTTATAAACGCCCCCATGAAGATCTACAATATCTGCCATCTATTAAACCAGATGACTAATGTAGTAAAATATTTTACAAATTATGCATGCGTACTTTGCTCTTCCTTTAGATAAGGGATCATGGCTTTGCAAATTGATGAAAAGACATGATCCTTGATCGTCTGCGAAGCCGCCAGCTCGGCATATGGTACCAAACAATGATGCTCTTTTTTTTCTGCATTTTTCTCTGGCCCATAAACCCAACCATCCGCTATTTTATCGTTACACCATGCTTGGTGCTGCATCTCAGGGGTCACATCCGGATGTTCGATAACATAATTAACGCCACGTATGGCTGATTCCTTTTGCCAAACCTCGGCTTCATCCCAGTGCTTTTGACTAAAATCTCCATTTGCCTCGCAAATAACTTTATTCGCTTCGTGGCAGGCTGCTGCAATTGTTGCTACGTTCATATGATTGTTTTAAATTAAATTTTATTTAATCGCTCAAGTACATCAGCAGGAGTATGTCCGTCCCATTCCGGTGCGCGTTCTAACTCAGGAATGAACCTACATTCCTCCCATCTTGAGAGTGGAATATGGTAAGTAACCTGACTCCCTTTATTTGTACCAAGACCCAATACAAACCACCGGCCTCCATATGCAAGTTCACCATCTGAATGCCTTAAGCTTTTCCAAACTTTATGAGTATTTAGTTCAGTAAATAAAAGCTGTGTCTTAGCAGCTGTTACTACCCGGCAAAGTGTAATGAATAAGCTTATTCTGTGATCATAAAGTTCCCCGAAGGTATGGTAACCATCTGAGATAAGATTGGTATCTACATTTTCATGTTTTATTGCGGCATTTATTAGTTCTTCCATGGAGTCATATCCTTGGTAATTCAGACTGATATTATTGTCAGTTTTTGCGTTTGAAGCTTCCATTAGCTTGACGATTTAGTTGCCATTGCATTATTGCCCTTAAGTTTAACTACCGATTTCCAAGCTTCTCTTTGGGTTGACGGTAGGTCAGTCCATGGATCAAACTTAGTTCCCGGCGCAGAAGATTCAGTAATAGAGGCCACATAACTTTCATAAGCTATCTGGGCATATTCTGAATCGTTTTTATCTGAGCGATCCTGCCGTTGTTTCAGATAATTCAGATACTCACCTAACCACATACGGGCCTCACAAAGATTAATACGGGACTCATTAACATACATTCCCATATCAGTAGAGGTATTGTTGAATGAGAAGTTAAGGCCCAGTTTGGTGATCACATTTTCAATTTCCTGGCGCACACGTTTAGCTAATATAACTGTATCAGTCATATCGATGTCGTCATACAAATCACCGAAGATCGCCGCTTCATCAGCTCGGTCGTCAATTTTATTGTTGGATACATCATTATCTTGTTTATACGGGCTTTCGTCACCCATTGCACCTAAGGCTTTACCGAGCCACATTTTCCCTAATACAAGGCTTTTATTGGCTTCTACTACATTTGGTTGCCAGTCTTCTAAATACTTCTGAGTTACCTGGATAAGGGCATCTATGTCAACCCTTATTTCTTTGATCTTTTCTATCATTCGTTTGGATAATTTGATATTGTTGATGAATTTCCTGAAAGGCCTGGATGCTCATTTGATTGCCATTCTGGAACCTGAATTACCTCCCAGTCTGTAGCCATCATATCCTGCTGAGTCGGACGCCATCCGTTGAAAACATTAAGCTTCGAATCAATTTTGCAGATATAACTTTCAAAGTTGATAGGATTTTCACTATAAACCTGATCGACCGTAGCTTCTCCTTTATTGCTGATTTTTTCTGTTAACCACGAACGTAATGAACCAGGCAATGACTTATCGGTAGATAATGCATAAGCCAACGTCATAGTATGAGCTGGTCTGATAAAAATTAATTGATCCCTCCAAGCAGCACGAGCCAAAAGCTTACCTGCTTTTAATGCCAACATAGCAAAGTCAAATCCCATCCCCTGAATAGCTATCTCCCAGTCATCACGTGAACCAAATTTTTTAAAATCAGGAGTAGTAAGAATATCACCTGTTCTGGTAAGCAGGCTCATCTCTCCATTATTCATAAACCAATATCCTGTCCATTCCGGAAGACGGACCTTCCATCCGGAATGCATTGCCTTCATTGCCTCGTTAAAGGTTAGCCCGGTTGTTTTGTCGGGAAGGCTAGCTGATTGATTTGTACCCATATCGTATTGTTTTGAAAGTTTATATGTTGCCAGAATTTGAGTTGGACCACCGATTGCTGCAATAAAATCTAATCCAGTTATCATTTTAAAAGTGCCTTTATATGAAATTCTTTAAAAACCGGGTATTCTATTGCTATAGTAAAATATTCGCCAGTTGTTTTCATATTTAACTTAGTCCATATCTTTTCAGAATCACCAGGTTTAAGACATGGATAATAGCTTTGTATCTCTTCAATATCAATCATAGCCGAATCCAAGTGCCCTTTGTTGTTATCAGGAAGCCCTAATTCACGCAGTGTGCTGTCTTCCTTATCCTCAAAAACAACCTCAAATTCATAAAACTTAGACATCGTATAATAATTTATTAAGCACTTTAATCAATAGATCAATACCCTTTGAGGTAATGCTGTATTTTAACTCCCTAGTGGTGCCGCGTTTGTTTAAAAGACCGGCCCGATACATTTCGGCTAACGCCCTGCTCAGCTCGCTCCGAGTTTTACAATAGGCATACTTAAACTTTCTATCGTAAAAATCTTTACAGAGACGTTCCTTTTTGTAAAAGAATAACAACCCGTATAGCTTCGGAACATTTAACCTATAAAGGTCCAATACCCTCCGTTTAACACTTTCATATTGCAACATGTAATCGACAACCTCACTCAATATTTGCATCTTCTCATCAAACTTTTTCTCCCGTGAACCCTTTCTCTTGGGATGGTTGAGTTTAAACAAGTTGTAGATATCAGAGGTTTCAATATGGTTCAGATAAATCAATGCATCCATCACTTGCCTATCACCCTGAACAAATATTCCTTTACTGATAACTTTATCGAGTAGCACCGAATTATTCAAATGTCCAGCGGCAGCTTTTACCGTATCGCTAAATACTTTAGGCGTAATCCCCTCTTCATTGTTCTGAACCACTATCAAAACATTATCACCAAATCCAACCGATAGTATATGCATCTTTTCAGTTAAGGATAGGTAATTGATTGCGTCTGATCTATGCCTGGTTATTTTCCGTTGAACAGACATTTCGAGATTAGCAATCTGATACTCTGTTATATTTTCAAGCTTTAATTGCAGGTAATGATCGAAATTTGGACAATAAATATCTGCTTTATGGAATGTTTTGATACCGTTCATTTGTAACTTTTTCGCTCAAATATCCCACTTTTTTAAGTAAATTGTACGCATCTACTGGCGATTCTACAACGGCTTTTGCACGATAATCATTTCCTAAAAAAACACGCATATCTTTTTGACCATTGCTATCAGCATCCTTATCAATTAATATGAGCCAGCTATGGCATTTATAACTAGAGGTAACGGTTGCATATTCAATTTCCTGTGGATCAGTCGGAATCTCCAATACAAAACCCCACCTAGTAATATCACTTGCGATTACCATAGATAATCTAATTCAATTTTTAAAACGGTCGCCCTGACATACGCATCGCTTAATAATCTACTAATATCGTTGAATTTATCCTCATCAATATTACAACCAACTATTGCATACTGTAATTTTTGCAGATCATCATAGATATCGGAAGCGAGTTCTTGTTTTTTACTCAATTTGGAAAAATGCCGAAATTTAAACCACCAGCTAACATCATGGGGTTCACCGAAGTTATTTCTCACAACTCCTTTGCCATAATATTCGTACAGGCGACCTTTTGTAAACGACTCATGCCAAATAAGTTCGCCGTCCTTGATGGCCTCCTTATTTTTTATGCTTTTTACGCACAGGTACTTCATCTTTATTAGGTTGATGTTCAATAATTTCTACTTTAAACTCTTCGTCAGGCACGGTCATTTCAATAAGATACTGCACGTTATGCTTTTCTAGTTCTTTCATTACAGCGTCTTTTTCTGACCCCAAGGACTGCGCTTCCGGCACAACGATGAAGTTATCACCTTTTGGATTTAAAGCCATCTGGATAGCACTGGTGAGCTGTAGTCGTTCGCCAGTGCTCAGGTTATCTTCCGAAAACTCTTTCCCCTTATAAAGCACTGCAGGCTTTTCGTCAAGCTCTCCGATACTTAGTTCAGGAATAGGAATCCGTTTCTGCAACATCTGGTCATTAGCGGCTTTTGCAAACTTGATCTTTTCGTCAAGTTCATTCCATTTGGCATCCAGTTTTTCCCATTCATCAAAGGCATCCAGACCGGCGTTGAACTTTTCCTTTTCAGTACGGAACTTCACCATCTCCTCTACCTTCTCATTATACAGGTCGTTAGCTTTTTTAGCTATTTCAGAATTATGCTTTTCAGCCGTTTCAATATCGGAAGTAAGTTTCTTAAATTTTTGGCCAGGTAAAAGTTGATTAGCCAAAACTCTTCGCGATTCATCAAGCAATGCTTTTTTATTGCTGAGCGCTTGCAACTGACGCTGCAATTCAGCAATCTGAATGTCGATTTCGGCCTCTTCCTTGCGATGCTGTTCTATGTGTCCAATAATCTCCGTTTCCTTAACAAGACGGGCACGCAATTCTGAAACATCTTTTGTTTCCTTGACCACATACTCGTCCTTCGCTTTCTGGCAATCGGCAAGCGTAAACTCCTGGCTATAGTACTTGTTTTGTTCCTCGAATGTTTCAATATCATAAGAAGATGCTTCTACAATTTCCCATTTAGCATCCCGGCTCGTACCTACCTGACCACGTTCCCGCATCCAGGCATTGATCTTGGTTACATTGCTTTCGATCTCAGCGCCTCCGATAGCTTTTACAAAGTAGGCGTAACGGGTGACAGCAGTCTTGTTCTTATAAAAATATTCGATATAGTCAAAGTAGCCATTCTTAAAGGCGCCTCCGAAAACATCATCCACCATTTTCTCCATGGAGCTACGATTGCCTACAGGGGGATAAACCCACATGCGCTCCAGTTCAACTTCGCCGGTATCTTCATTACGCTTGAATTTACGCTGGATGGTATAAACCTTTCCTTCGGCATTTTTATGAGTAGTTTTCGTCCAGCCTTCGTTCTCTCCATCAGATAGCGGATTAGAAGGATAGTCGCCCTGGTTTGTATGAGCAAGTATCAGCTTCATGATATTAGATTTACCCTTCTTAATATCACCCATAAGGATCGCTGATTTGCCATCAAGAACGATCTTACGGTTTTTATGCTGTTTGTAGTTGTAGCATTCAATAGTTAGTACTGCCATTAGTAGTTAGGATTAGTGTTGATTTCGTATTCGGTTCTTAGATACATAGTGAATTCATGAGCAAGATCGGTAATTGCTACCGAATCAATCTCCAACCGGTTCGAATAAACCTGGGCGGCAAACTGCAATCCCAAAGCTTCCGGCGTTCCTGCCATGTTGATGTGTTTACTAGCCGGGGGGATAGATCCGCTTGGCTGTGCAGGCCGCGAGGCAACGAAGGGTTTTACTGAATTAATTCCAATCGTATGTACATTACGCGAGAACGATTTCACATTAAAGTCAATGATATCTCCTACAGAAAATTCAGTAAGATGTTCAGATGTTGAACAGTATTGACAAGGATATTCGATATCATCTACCATGATCGTACAACCATGACAGTATCTCATCCCTCCCTGTTCAGATTTAGTGTCCTTGAAGCTATCTATACCCTCATTAACTTCAAGTACGCGGCCAATAGCGTTTAGTCCTTTTATCAGTGTTGCCATTATTATTTTTTAAATTTGTTACCCTCGAATAAGTCCGGATTAAAGTCCTCCATAGTGAGTTCATCTCCGAACTTTTGAATAAGCTTATCCATTACGACACCAGTACCAACGCACTTTACCCCATGACTTATGGCAATCGTATCAAATGTATTGCATATTTTATTGAACTTAATTTTAGTCAGTCGCGAGATGGACTGAGTAATAGTAATTTTATCGTCTTTCTTTGGTGCTCCCATAAATACAATTTTAACAAAAGTATAAAAAAATTATTATTGAAATAAAATAATAAATAATTATTTCAAATAGTTATTGAAGGTAAATAATCTTTAATCACTTCTATCTTTTCTACAGTTATAGGCTTGCCGTCTTTATAATACCTGCTAAGTAACTTTAATGAGTTGCGAACATCCCGTCCAGACATCGGGAATTTGTTGGCGATCTGGGTAATGTTTTCAAGCGGGATATTTAACCCGTAAGAAGGTGTATGCGTCTCCCAAATCTTAATCAGATCATCAATCTCTGGATTTTTATATTCGATGGAAACTGTTACCCTGCTCATGATTGCCTCGTCGATGATATCAGCCCTGTTGGTGGTCAGGAAGAGAATGCCGTTATAATATTCTAACAGGCGAAGGAAAGTGCCGACAATACAGTTCTGAGTAATATCTTGGCCGCGTTTATAAATGTACGTATCGGCTTCGTCAATCATTAAAATACAATTCCATCGTTCAGCCCGGCGAAGTACTGCACTGAGATTTTTTTCGATATCATTCACACTAATGCCTAACTGGGAAGACTGTATTTGATAGAGAGGCTTTTCCACATACTCAGAATAAATCTCGCCGGTTAAAGTTTTACCATTTCCAGGAGGGCCAAAACCTAATATTGTTAACCCGCCTGATTTACCTTCGATAATGTCCTTTCCCTCCATTTCCAATTCACCGTCGATCATTGAATTAACCAACGCTTTTACAGCAGGCTTAACTATCAATTTCTCAAGCAGATTTTTATTGTATTTATACTCTTCAAGTACGCTGACATGCGCTGTACAATATGAATGTTTACTGATATTATATAGGTTGATATAAAAATGGTATGGCAGATATGACATCCCAAAATTAGTGCTTACCGTAATAGGCATCCCTTTTTCACCGGCCTTGACAATGAATTCATCCACTACTAATTTTTGCAGGCGCTTATCTTCAATAAAACTGGTAACGCCGCTCCAATATCCAGAACTGGTAAATCCAAGACTCCGACAGATGTACTGCTTGCCGATACATTCCAGTTGAACTTTTTTCCATAATTCATAATGAGATATGTAGGTTGACTGCAAAGCCTCAGAATGATAATAGACCGCCTGGTTAAGTAATATTTTCCTTACACTGAGATATTTTCGTTTAACATCGGACTTTTTTGCCTTTGCTTTAGTTTCCACCACCTGCTCATCATCGGCATTTAACTCTTCATCCGACGAGTCGAAATAACTGTCTTCGGATAAATCCTCTTCAATTGCAGCGGTTTTCTCATACATATGCCATTCATAAAAATTGAACGTTGTGCTTTTGTTACTACAGTCCTTGCCTGATTCAATAAAACCCCTAACTAAGTTCAAAGCAATATGCCGAGGGTTGTATTTTTGGGCCGGAACAATTGACGTGCTGTTAATCGCCCATGGCAACATTACTCCATCTTCTCCCATTGTCCAGAACCAACGGACTTTTACTGATTTGATATAAGCATCAAGTGCCTTCTTAAAAATATCTATGTTTTTACATTCAACAATATCCGGATTATCAATTGCCTCCAGGAACCGGTCTATTTTTTCAATGATAGATGCGGATACTTTTCCAGATAACTTTATGCGCAGTTTTTGAATTTCTTGTTTGGTACGATTTTCTATGTCGATCTTGATGGTTTCCAGATCGTCTATTCGTTCGGCTGGCTTACTTAGTTTGGTTGTTGTTTTCCAATCTGCCACAGAAAACAAATTCTTATTTGTCTGGTAAAGCTCTTTAGCAATGCTGAGTTTAAGTGTTATGATCATTTATAAATTATTTATCTGGGAGTTAATTTTGGTTGCATTATTTATTTTGAGTTCAATTAATTTAAAATCAGGAGAATTCTTTGGAGTATTTACCAATAATATTCTCAAACATGCTATATATTTTGGCAATGGTAGATCGGCTTTTTCTTGATTACAACTATAGCAACATGGCAGCGTTGGTTTCCCTTTACCGCCTTGACTTTTGGGAATAATATGTTCCCGCGTTCTATCCGTACCACTGGGTGCGCCAACTCTTTGCGTTAACCAAACCTCACAATAACAGCATTGCCCTAACTTCTTGTTTAATGGCTTTATTTCTGCTTTCGGAGATTGTTGGATTGGTCTGCCTATGCCTAAGAATTCTGCTTTGTGATGTTGCTGCAGTTCTTCTAAATTCTGCGCAACTTTATAGTACCATTTCTCACCATCTACCAAATAACAAAACCATTCATCATTATCAATCGGTTCTTGCTTTGTGAAAAGTTTTGCTTGCCTTTCTTTATTTTTCTGCTTTTTGGTTTTTACAAATCCAGCAAAAACATCTAAACCTTTATTATTTAAGGTCTTCGGGAAGATTGTATCTGCTAAATCATCGCTTGAATATCCAATCAATTTGATATTGGCCATCTGTAAAATATTTTACGATTTAGAAAGTCTACTTACTGATAGGTTTAACTTTTTTGCTTCGAGAGGATTCAACTCCGCCCAGAGATGGTGTTCAGGACAAAGAACGCGCATTAACTTTTTATCTATTAAATTATTGCCGATTCTGCCCCCTGCATGATGTAGCGTTTTAACTTCGCTTTCACATCCTGGGAACTGGCAACAATCAATTTCTTTGAATACCTCAGCCTTATTTTTCTCATACTCGCGCAACTTTTTAGCCCGTTTCTTAGTGACTTTAGCAATAGGCTTTGTACTTCTTGCTAGTGGCTTCGTTGCTCGTGGTAACGGCGTTTTACGTGTTAATGTTGAGTTCCAGATTTTACCCATATTAGTATGTTCTATCAAATTTCATAAAGCTTGGCTGAACTTTTGGAAAAGCCAACACTCTTAATTTCTCTCTCTGATACTTTGTAAGATTAGCTGTACTTACGGTTTTACGATCTACCTGCTCATCATCATAAATAACTGCCGGTGGAATAATAAATACTTCAGGAAGCGGTTGTTTAAATTTCTTGATGATGTAGGCTCGTTTATTATCGCATACAGGAGGTTTTAGTCCCATCATTTCGCAGAACCAACAACCTGGATCTTTACACTCATAGGTATAAGATCCTTCACCTTGTAGTTCAGCTTTCATGTCTTACAGGTAAATATCCAATGTATAATCCTCAGCATGGGTAGAATTGTTTTTGCTATGAATAAATGGGATCATAGCCTCGCGTAAAAGTCTTCGATCTTCTTCGATATACTGTATTGTAAGTGAGTTTCTAATTGGCTCTGGGAGCTCATCATGCAACTCAGTATAAACAATTTTACGCCCTTGTTTAGATGTGGTAATCATGCCATGGAGTTCAGGGCTTACTTCGTTAAGCATTTCTAAAGTTGTCATATATTATCTGTTTTAGGTTTAATAATAATAGGTTCGTTCATTATTTATTACAGTAACTTGGTCCGGCTTAAGCGTTAAGAATTCATCAACATGCATAACAATTGTTCTAACACCTTCCATGCCGCTGATCTCATCACTGAAAGAAATTCTGCCGATATATTGCCTTGCATCTCCATAGAATGTCATTACACAATCCTTAGGCTTGTAAATAATACGTTTAGGCACGAAGAATCCCAAATCGTCGCGGCCACCAAAAGGACTATCATAAAACCCTTTGACTGGTTTATAACCTTCTCTGGGTGTAATGCCATTCTTCTTACGGAATGCTCCGAATGTTAAAAAGTGTAAAGCGTTATCAAATCTCATTTTCCATCTTCTTGATATTTACCACATGTAGGCCAATTAGCCCGGTGATCAGTTCCTGGACCGTTAGTATCTCCGCGAAGTGCGCATTTAAAATAAACGCCTCCGTAATGCTTTCTTATAAAATGAACACATTTTTTACATCTTGTTCCTTCTGGTCCTTTTCCAAAGGCAGCAATACAAGGATTAATGTTAAAGCCTCCTGACTTATTTTTAAGAGGAACTTCAGGTTGGACTACATTGCCAAATAGATCGGTGTTTATCATAAATCGCATGTTAAAACATTTTTGGTTGACTTATAAATTCAGGCTTTAGCAGAGGAATATATTTTGCGCAGCCCTCTCCATTTATCCAAACCGTCCAAGCTACTTCCATCGTTGGCGCAGGCGTTTTGTCGCCTACCACTCTTAAATGTTCGTAAAAATCTGGGCGCCACGTCAAAGGAAGAATATAGGACGGTTTACAGCTATTAAATAAGTTCACTCTTGATTTTGCATGCCAGTACTGCGACTTAAGTAACATGCAAACGATCTTGGCATGTTTGAGTGCCTGAGATATAAATTCTGATGAAAGATCAAATGGTGGGTTAGTAATTATAGCGTCAAACTTCCGTGCAATAGGTGTAGTAAGAAAATTGCAGTTGCTATCGCCATAGCCATAATCGAAAATATCAGATGAATATACTTCAAAACCATACGACTTTATCACATTACTTATCGACCCAGAGCCACAGGCTGGCTCCCATATTTTTAACGACTTATAGAACTCACCAGGATGATACTCCAATAAAAATAGCATTAATGCATGCGTGCAATTTGCTGGAGTAGGATAAAAATCCAATTCACGTCGCTTTGTTTTACCAGAACCACCTGTCAATTGAAGATCAGTTTGCGCTACTTTAGTCATAGGTTATCGCCTTGTTGTATAGTTAACTTCATTTATGCATAAATCTAAAAGGTGAATTCGCTTTTGTAGCGGCCATTGCCATCTCTTTTAACTTTTTGTACATGTCGGATTCTGGATTATCGCGCAATGCTTGTTTGGCCAAGTCAGGTCCAAAGTCAAATTTTTTGACAATATCACTTTCTACATTTATTTTAAATAAATCTGGTAAAGGATCTGGCTGATGGCGGTATTTAATGGCGTCGCTATAATATTCCTTAGGCCATTGACCAGTAAAGTAATTTTTCGTAAAAATCATACCGTTGAAAGGGCTTACCTGTGGCTGGAAGTCTTCATTATCTCTTTGTTGATCTATTATGCTATTGCTCATCTCACTAATAATTATTTGATTTAACTGGCATGAGCAAAGAAGACCCATTAATTACAACGCAGCGATCTTGATTATACATACCGAAAGTCAACTCGTCGGCTTTGATGCCATTAATAAGATTCAACAACATTCTACCATTAAGCGGCACTGTAATAGTGTCGCCTGTGTGTTTACAGCTTAATTGCCGCTTATATGCATTGTTAGTCATCACGTCTTCCGAACTTACCGTAAGCCTCGAATTAACCTCAAGCGTTACGCTATAAAGGGTCTTAGGTGCACATAATAGAGCCCTGGTGACTGCTGATTTAAAATCAGTCTTATTAACGGTCATGCCAATTGATAATTCCTTAGGGATAACAGCCATTAAATCAGGGAAACGATTGTCGTCAACTCGCTGAATTATTATTATATCGTCATTTTCTAACACCACTTTTTGATCAGAAAGAAGCACTACCCAGTCCGATTTTGGAAATAAACCGACTAATTTCACAGCCTTTTTACCCAATAAAATAGGTTTAGAACAACCGAATTCACTTTTCTCATAGATCGCTGAATGTGCATCCGTCCCCATAATATATCCATCTTTAATGGCCACGCACATCATCGCCGGGCGTAACTCGTCTTTGCTAATTACAGTAGATGCACGCATAATATGCGCTACATCTGACGCCGGTAACTTGCCGACTGAGATAGCATCCGGATATTCAACTTTTGGAAAATCACCTACATTTTCACTGTAGAAAGTAAAACTCTCGTCTTCATTTGAGATCGTAATTCTTTGTTCCTTCTTTTCAAACTTTGCATTGTCTACATAACCGCAAGCTTTAATGAAATCTTTGCCCTCCAAAACAAAGTCCAACGGTATATCGATGTCTTTAACAATTACCGAAGTATTAAGATCGGTAATAATTAATCGGTTGCCAATTACCAGAACACATTCCAGAATAGGTAAAACAGATGATTTTGGAGCCAATGCAGAGAACGCTTTTTTGATCGTGTTGATTTTTTTCATATTGTTTATTTTTACATGATTTACTGATTACAATCCCTCCAATCCTTCTGGTCCTACAACTGCTGCAGACCTTTCTATAAAGTATAACTGATCAGGAGAAGAGATATCGCTGAAATAATTAATTATTGTATCGATGATACCGGTAGCGCTCCCAGAAGTAAATTTATGTTCGTTACCATTGGAATCCGGCATCCAGGCCGTGATCATACCATTCTCACTTTTAGAAAAATGAACGGGTATAGCAAAGAATGGATTGTGCGTCACGGAACTTGAAGGATGGAGGCAGCTCCCGATCTGGATACCAAAGAAACTACGCGTTTTAACGATCTGGGCGATCTCAAAATCATTCAGCTCGTACTTAGCGGTATATTGTTTTACACCTTTTTCTTCGGTCTCCATTTCATGAAGATGAAGAGTTTTATACTGTGGTTGAGATTTGGCATATGTGCCGGTCATCTCAGGAAATTTAACTGATTCCATTTGTAAAATATTTTATAAGTCGATTTTTCGGTTTACGATTTCTTCTAACATTCCCAACCGATCATGAAGGTGGATCTTGAAAAGCGGAATACTCTCACAGGCTCGGCCAAGTTTTGTACTGAGTAATTCTTTCGTACGGTAAAATGATATAATGATACCAACTTGCACATCAAAAGGTACCGATTCAAAATAATCCCAAGTAATAGCCCCATGATGTTTATAATAATCTTCGATATATATCGATAGCAGCCTGGTAGCAGAAGGAAATTGAACTCTTAGTTCATCCCAAGTATTTTCATTATTTAAATTCTCCATATTAAAAAGGCTGATCGTCCCAATCCTCTTCAGATGGGCGGATTATAAAATTTGAATGATTGTTAAACTCTTTAGGCTTTTCCTGTTCCAGATATTGTGATTCGTCAAGGTCTTTAAATTTCATCAATGCACCATTAAATTTTAATTTGACTTCACCACAGACACCGTTCCTATGTTTAGCTATAATAACCTCACCAATTCCGGCTGTAGGTGTGCCGTTCTCATCTTCTGTTAAGCCGTAATATTCAGCCCTGTAAAGAAATAAAACCAAATCTGCATCCTGCTCCAAGGAACCAGACTCGCGGAGGTGCGATAGATTTGGCTTTTTGCTTCCTGCTTGAGATTCAACGGCCCGGCTCAATTGAGATAATGCTATAACAGGGATTTGAAGCTCTTTTGCAAGACCTTTTAATCCACTTGATATCGACGCTACCTCCTGTTCTCTCAATGCGTTTTTACCTAGGGATCCCTTCATTAACTGCAGGTAATCGACCATTACCCACTGGATGTTATGCTTCATTTTAGCCCGTTTTGCCTTGGCTCTAAGCTCCAAAATAGGTATAGCAGCAGTGTCATCTATAAACATTTTTTTATTGATCTGCAACCGCTCTGTGGCAGTTCCTAAACGCTCAGTTTCGTAATCGTCAAGGTTCCTTTTTATTATTTTATCTAGTAAAATACCGGTTTCCGCAGCAATCAGACGTTGTGTAAGCTGCTCTTTTGACATCTCAAGGCTAAAAATAAGCCCAGGTTTATCATAATCTAACGAAGCATTTCGGGCACAATTCAACATAAAAGCTGTTTTACCCATGGATGGCCTTGCTGCAATCAATATTAAGTCGGGCTGACGGAATCCATTAGTTATCTCGTCCAGCTTGGTAAAGCCTGTTCCAACCCCTAGGAGTCCCGAAATTGGTTTTTCATAGAGATTAGTTACTTCGGCAGTGACCATATCGGCAACGTCAACCATATCTGCTCCGTGCAAGTTGGATAATAGCGCAGAAGTTTCGCTGGTATTTTTATCAATTACTTCAAATACATCGCTTGTATCCTCATACGCTGCATTAATTGTCTCCGTAGAGATTCTTATCATTTCGCGCTGAAGATACTTCTGATAGACAATAGCGGCGTGGTACTCAATATTTTCAGATGATGTAACCGGATTAGTCAGTTCCGTAATATAGTATGCCCCACCTATCATTTCGAGTTCACCGGACGACCGAAGCTCAGCAGTAACCGTTCTTATGTCAATCGGCCTTGACTTTGAATACAACCTAAGTATGGCAGCATATATTTTGCAATGGCTATCCTTGTAAAAAATTTCAGGTTTTATTTTATCTACTACAGATACGATGGCATGTTTATCAATCATAAGAGCGCCAAGAACTACCTCCTCCATTTCGATAGCCTGTGGCGGAAGTTTGCCAAGTCCGCTGTATGCAGTAGGTTGTCTCTGGCTAATTCTATTTGTATTTTGGTTTTCCACAATCATCATTAAAAGTTTTTAGCAGAAGAACTATGATCTATTTTTAGACCGCTTCCGCCTGCCATTGGCGTATGGCCATTTACCTTTCCATTCGGCTTAACTTCCCGAACATAATCAACATATTGTCTTAATTTATGGTAGATTGACCCATTGATTCCTACACCTGTTTGAGTCATTTTTTTAATTGCCTCTTTAAGTTCAGCACGTGTGGGAACTATGCCAGATATAGGCTCGGTAGATATTTTAACAAAATCTGGATAGGTCAATTGCAAGCTGGAAATTCGAAGTGGCTTGTAGTCTTTATCAATAAATTCATTGAACTTTTTAAATCTATCAAACCAACTCTTATCAACCTGGGCTTTAAAAGCTTCATTTTGCTTATCGTAGTCCAATAAGCAAAATCTGATGATCTCTTCGTGAGGAGTTGGTTTGTATCCAGGCAAAAATTCAGGAGACTTTTCGTCAGGCTTGGCCGGTTGTTCTGGCGCTTTTGGTTTTGCCGGAACGACTGGTTTTTCAGATTGATTTCTGCTTTCCTTTTGAGCCTTTCGTTTAGAATGCTGCAAATATTTTCCGCTTAAGTCAATAATACTCAACCTATCTGCTCCGGACATCTCTTCTTTATTTATTAATATGTATTCATCGATCATTATAATTTCATCTCGCCGATATGTGACCTCAGACCAAATTTCCTGAATACTCTCACTGGTAAGTATCTCATATTTATCATACATGCCACGGTGAAAAATCTCTTCAGAAAAACATGTTTCTAATATTTCTTCCAGCTGTAGCTTGCTGAATTTCTCGTCATCACAGAATAACTTTCGTTCACGTAGGCCAAACTTTCGGAAATAATCATTACCATATATTTTAATAAGTAGTATAATCAAACAGGCAAATCCCTCATTACCGCTATCAGCACGTAATATCTTAACCTTGTCATTGTTAAGTATATTAGTCTTTAGCGGAAAATAGATAAGTCCTTTGGATAACCTGTGACTTGACCTCATAGATTGGCAGGCGTAAGCGTAAATAAGTAAATATTAGCCATGAAAATTTTCAGATCATCGGTTTCAATCTCGATATCTCTACCGTCGATTGAAACTTGAAACTTCCCATCGGCACTAACAGAAAAATTGATCTGACTACCATTCGCGCCTATAGTTCTGGGTAACGCAAGCGGATTAGACATTAGTTTTTTGATAGGGAGATACTGGACCAATGCCTCTCTTACTGGCCTGGTATATTCAGGATCTATATCCAATAAATCAGTTTTAAGGGTTTCAGGTATCCTTAAAGTCAACCTGTATTTTAAAGAATCTTTGTCTTTGGGCATATTTTGGTGATATGTGTCTGACAAATTTATACAACAAAAAGACAATTGCAAATTTTTTTTAACAATAATTTAATGAATTTAAAATATGCCTTTTAAACGCTAAAAACGAAGTATTTTTCCATAACGTATACATTCATATTTATAACGCATACTTATCAAAAGCAGCTACGATAACTACGTTTTTTTCTGGCACTATTTTTCCAAAAACTAGCCTGTTTTTCCAAAAACTCACTCATTTTTCCAAAAATTCGTGTTTTATAATGTATACGTAATACCTTATGAATGTATACATATTATTTCATAACGTATACATTATAGCCATAACGTATACATTCATACGGTCAACGTATACGTGGTGAAACAAAGTAAAGTAAAGTAAAGTAAAGTAAAGAAAGAGAATATAAAGAGAAAGCACCCACTTTTTTCGGTTGGCGTTAACAGGAGTTAAATGCTGCTTTTTTTAGTTGTTTCGCGCCGCCGGGTCTCTTTTAAATCCCCCTTCCCTTCCATCAGGGAAGATACAGCGGAAAGCCCGCCCCCTTCGCTCAGCCCAAAAGAGCGAAAGGG